CCCCCGCGACACTCCGCCGTGATGCGGTCGCGGATGAGCTTCTCGAACTCCTCGTCCCTCTCCTGCGGGGTCTTGGCGGCCCGCGCGGCGTGAGACGACACCCCCAGGCCGAGCATCATCGCGATGCGTGTCAGCCAGTTCAGCTTCGGCAGCTCCTCTTCGATCTTCACTTCCACGTCAGCGTCTCCTTCCGCAGCAACCGCTGCCTGCCAGGTGCTTCCTGGTGTCGTACTTCTCGACGCTCACCACCGTGCCGCCCTGGCGCTTCGCGCGTGAAGCGGCGGACTTCTGGGCCTCGTCGAGTGAGGTCGCCGGGACGATGATCCCGGACGTGTTCCCGAGCGGGAACTTGATCATGGCGTAGAACCACGGCTTGCGTTGCGTGGTCACGACTCCTCGGGGTTCACCTTGGTCGTGTCGGCCTTCGCAGCACGGACGCCAGCTTCGATTCGACGGAGTCGCAGAGAGCGATCGAGTTCCTTCGATCGCTCGAACCCCACCGGGACCAGCCGGAGGAGCTTCACGCTCTCGGGGACGAGGATGTACTTCATCTCGTCGCTGGCCATCGCGGCCACCTCCAGGAAGCCCTGCATGAAGGCGGCGCGCGAAGCAGGTGGCATCCCCTCGGGGACCTTCACGATGACGACATCGTCGATGCGACCGAGCACGTACTGAGCGTGCTCGTCTCCGATGGCGTGCTCGCTCTTGGTCTTCTCGTCGAAGTAGGCGTCGAGCTTGTACCAGCGCGGCGGGTCGGCTCGCCTGTCCTTGCGGTTCATGCTTCGGCCCCGCCGGAGTTGATGGGAGGGGTCGGTTCCGGCTTCCACGCGATCGACCCACCGTACTTGCGGCGGTTCCTGAGCACCGACTGCACGACGCTGGCGATGGCCTCGGTCACTCCGCCCTCGCCGCTCTGCGAGAAGAGCGCGTCGTCGCCGCAGTCCCAGGAGTTCTCTCCCTTCCCCGGGAAGGGGATCTGCTCGTGGTCCTCCATCTTGAGGTCGTAGCCGAGCGACTCGTGGAAGAGCACTCGGGGCCCACGCCGGAACGGCCACCGAGGCCGCGCCCAGGTGCGACGTTCGAGGGTCACGGTCCCGCGGTAGTTGCGCTCCGGCATCGGGACGAGCACCGCCTGCGCCGCTTCGACGATCTCCTTCTTGAAGCTCGACCGACCGAAGATCGCGTCGATGAAGTTGAAGTTGCCCTTGCGCCAGCGCGGGTCGCCGCTTCGGCTCATCATCGAAGGCATCCAGAGCGACCACCAGAGCGCCCAGTCGTGGACCGAGACACGGATCTCGCGGTCGCAGAGGTAGACTCCGTCCGGCAGATTCTTGACCGTCTCGTAGTCCACGCCCAGCGCCTTGAAGATCCCGTTCGGGAGACCCTCGACGTTCAGGTAGAACGCGACCGGCGGAAGAGAAAAGCTCGCCGAGACCTCCCTGTCGGAGTCGTCCACCGACAGATTCGCGTGACACGAGTTGGAGCGGAAGCTCCACTCGATGCAGATCACCGGGCGCCGCCGCTTGCCACCCGTCAGGTGCAGCCACGCGCGCCCGTGCATGAGCTTCGAGCCCGACGCCGTGTCGCCGTCGCCGGGGCGCGTGTCGAGGTTCTGGGAATGCCAGAAGCACGGGATGATCGCATCGTCGTCGGCCTTGCCGAAGAGCGGGCGGCCCAGGAATCGCTCCATCATGAGAACATCCTCACGATCGCGCCGACGACGAGGGTCGCGCCGATGCCGGCGAAGAAGGCGACACCGGTCTTGATCCGGTACTCCAGCCGCATGATGCGGCCGGTTTCGGCCAGGTAGGCCATGACCACGCGCGCACGTTCCTCGCCGAACACCTCCTTGAGGTGCTCGATGACCAGGTTGCCCCTCGATCCCATCATTGCCTCGCGGAACTTCACGAGGTTCATCTTCTTCTGCATCTCTTTCCTCCTGCTACTTGGCGACGATCTTGGGAACGACGCCCAAGACCGAAACGGTCTGCACGATACGCTCTCCGGTGACGGGCAGTTCCCTGTAGAAATGCCAGGTCATGTCCATCTCGCCCGCGCGACCGGTGATCTTGCCGGTGGGCATCGGCTCTTCGGGCATCGGGTGGACCTCGTAGCCCTTGACCAGGAACGAGGTCCGGTCGCCAGCGTCCGTGACGTGGATGAAGAAGCCGTTCCCGTCCCCGTCGTCATCGACGATCGTGAGCGTGCCGGTGGGCTGCGTGCGACCCTTGCCGCACACCCGGAACATCCGGTGAATCTTCATCGGCGCCTCAGCGCATCGACGATGTCTTCCATGGCGTTGGCCTGGCGCTCCTCGGCGGCAGCGATGCGCCGGAGGAGGACCAGTTCTTCACGCGGGGTCGAGTCCTGGGCGTGGGCGCTTACGACGATGTCGATGAGGCTCAGCGCGAACAAGGCCCAAAGCACCCATGGCAAGACGCGCAACAGCTCACTTTTCGGCGGGCAGAGCATCATGGCCTGACGTTACACCATCGAAATCGTTTGTCAAAGCCCATTTAGGCGCGAAAGTGGATTCTCTACCGCAGCGAATGACCATGGTAGTAGACCTCGGTGAGGTTGGGCTCCAGTCGGCCTCCGCGGATGTCGAGGATGACCAGCCGGAACTCCCACTCCGTCGCGTCCAGTTCGGACCAGAGACGGGCGTAGGCCCGCAGCTTCACTCGATCTACGCGATGCGTGTCCTCGACCTCGTAGGCCACGACGAGACCGGGAGAGACCTCGAACGCGTCGGGCACGAGACGCACCCAGGCCAGATCCACCTGGCCCTCCAGCGCCTCCGCCACCATCCGCTTGAAGCCCCTGGTGAGGGCGCCGCGCTCGACGAGGCTACCGACGACGAGCTGGTGCGCCGAGGTCGAGGGCGAGCTGGGGTTGCTCGATCGGGAAGTGCTCATGCGGAACACCGTCGAGACGATAGACGAAGCCGGGCTTCTTGGCTCGCCTGGTCTTCGTGATCATGTCGTGCGTCCCGGGGCTCTCCCCGTCCCAGAGGGCGACCAGGGCATTGCCGATCTTCGCCAGCTCACCGTTCCTGATCGGGCCGGCTGCTCCGCGCGGAAGACCGCGAGCCAAGGTTCCTTCCCAGTCGGCGGGGTAGCCCTGCTCGGGGAGCTTGTTCCTCCTCGCCCACTCCCGGGCGAGGCGGTCCACGGAGGTCATCTCCGCGCCGTGGATGATCTTGGTGGGCTTGAACCCGGAGAGACGGATGGCCTCGTCGAGCTTCGGCATGTACTCGTCGCGGTGGTAGCCGCGCGAACCGGCGATGATGAGGATCATCCGGGCTCCTTCGGGGTCTGCGTGGCCTCCCATCCCTTGCGGCACGTGACCGAGCGGCAGCCCTTGGTGTTGCCCCTCTTGAGGGCGTGGTTGAGCGCGATGGCCTCGCTCCCGCAGATGCAGCGGACGACGGAACGAGACCGACCGATGTTGTCTCGTGCGGCAGCTCTGACGACCTGCCACCGACCCCATCGACTGTTGCGATCGATCTCTTCGTCGCTCATCCGACGCTCCTTCCCTTGCCGTGTAGATGCGGGCGCGCCGCATTCGCGATCGTCTTCAACTCGATGATCGACAGGAGGTCGATGCCCATTCGGTCGGCGAGCCGGAACGTCTCCAGGAGCGCCAGCTCACAGCAGATCATCGCGTCCTTCCGGCCGATCTCCGGGTCGTTCTTCCTCCAGCACTCGATGGCCTCGGAGACCTTCCGGAGGATCGGCCAGACGGCCACCTCGATGGGCTGCCACACCCCGACGCGCTCGGGTGGGCGTCGTCCCTCGATGCGCCCCGGGGACCAGCTCGTGCCAGAGATGCCGTAGAGGCAGGCCAGGAGCCGGATGGCCACGTCGGCCAGTTCCAGTTCCACCGGGTCCTTGCCGATGCCCTTGGCCGCCTGGACGGCTTCGTCCAACTCCGTGACGACGAAGGCGAGCTTCTGGACGAAGTTCTCGTCCCAGTTGGCCTTGTCGAACCCCTTTTCGGAGGCGATTCGGCTCACGCGCTCGGCCACCTCGAAGAGGTTCATCCCTTGGCCTCGCCGATGCCCAGGTCGATGCGCTTGGACTGGAGCGCCGCCTCGAACGCCATGCGCCCATCCTCCAGACCGCGCAGCCACTCGGGGCTCATGTCGCCCGGGTCCTCTCGACCGCTTGCGCCGGCCACCCATCCCTCGCGGTACTCCACGAAGAGCTGCTCGGGAGGCATCTGGAAGACGACGCGAGCGTCGCCGGTCATCTCTTCGCCGACCGTGCGCACTTTCGGGTCGGCCCAGAGCGCCTCCTGGAACTCGCGCGAGGCGGAGACGAGCGACTGGTAGTCGCACTTGGTGAGCGAGGCGATCTGTTGGAGGTGGTCGGTCCCCATCGGGATCATCCCGCGCTCGACGTGACCGAGCTGGACGTGTGTGATCCCCAGGATGTTGGAGACCTCGGCCAGGCCCAGCTTCGCGCCCACGCGCGCGCGCCTGATCAGCGTGCCGAGCCGAAGCCTCGGTTCGATCTGTTCGATGGGCGCTTCTGGCTCCGCCGAGAACGCCCTACCGATTGTCTTGATCTCATCCGCCATCGCCCACTGCCTCCTGCTTCTGTTTCGCCTTTGCCGCTTGCTCCTCGTCGAGGAGCCGACAGAGCTTTTTGAGCGCCTCGTGTGCGTAGATCAAGCGTGCCGAGGGTACCTTGCCCCACTCCATGACACCAGCCTCGTACGCCTTGGAGGTGAGGGCGCAGTCTGCGACGACCTGCTCGATGTTGTCGTCTCCTTCGAGCACCCTGTTGATCAGGTCGAAGAGCCACTCGTCGATCTGGTCCCGGTAGGGCTCCAGATCGATCTCGGCCATGCCATCGAAAGCGCCCTTTTTGTCGAGGACATTGATCTCGACGTGGTCGAGCGCATGGTCGAGCCAGACGCCTTCATCCAAGACTTCCAGTACGCCCGCGGAGTTCGGGAGGTTCATCCCGATGCATGCCTTCTGGAGGACGTAGTACCCGAGGTCGTTCGTGCCGCCCATCCAGTAGAGCACCTGCTCGGGGCGCTCGTGCCTGCCGTAGTGGGCGAAGTGGACGCTGGAGATGTCGCCGTGGACGTACAGTTCTCCACCAGCCAGAACGATTGCCTCGAACCAGAGGTGAGAGTTCCAGCCCCCCTTCTCGTCGGTGTACGGCTGAAAGCAGAGCCAGCTCCGCGAGTCGCGCGACCGGATGATGTGCTTCTCGAACCCCTTACGGGCCTGCTCCTGGTACTTCGCCAGGTAGTCCTTCGAGGTTTGCCGCTTCGTCTGGCTCACGGTCAGCCCTGCTCGAAGAGGTTCGGCCAGCGCTTGCGGGCGATGTCGCGCCACTTGAGAGCGAACCGCTGGAACTCCTTGTCGGCCGCCTCCGAGCACCGCTCCTTGAAGAGTTTGCTCAGGGCGAGCGGGTTCGTCGTCCACTGCATCGAGGTGCATGCCTGCATCGGGAGCAGGCCCGCCGCGCACTCGTAGATGCGCTTGCGGTCGATGGCCTTCGGCTTCTCGCCGTGGCGACGCTCCCACGCACTCTCCTCTTCTTCGATGAATGTGAGGTAGTTGCCGTACGCCTGCTTCATCGCGACCCCGAAGCTGGTGAACGCTTCGCCGGCCGACGTGGACTCTCTTGTGCGCTCGATGATGTACGGCGGCACCGCGAAATGCCCCGGGTGGAACGTGTAGCGCGTGCTCTCCTGGGAGGGGCTACCCTCCTCCGAGCGATCGGCGCCGACGTAGTGCCGGATCAGTTCGTGCGACACGCGTCGCGAGATTCCCGCGATGAAGAAGGTCATCTTCGCGTGGTACGCGACGCTCGCGTGAGGAAGGATCTTCGGATCATCGGGGAAGAGCATTCGGCCGATGTATTCGGCGTTGTCCTTCCTCCCCGCTTTGAGGCCGTACGAGTGGTAGCACTCACGTCCCCCCAGTTCGACGAGCAGCTCGTTGTCGGTGAGCTTGCGCTGCTCACCATCGGGCGTGCCTCCCTTCGGGTGATGCCAGCCGAGGCCACCGTGGGGGAAGAGCGCCATCGCTCGCTCGTGAGCGGCGTCCGGCAAGTTCTCCGGGACGCACTCCGGACGGTAGTCCTCGACCCAGTCGAGGAGCTGATTCATCCCATCCACGTCGAGCTTCATCTCGCCGAGCACGATCACGGTCGGCTCGGTCACCAGTCGAATGTCGGTCATCGGGTCGGATCCTTCCGTACTTTCTTCCACTTGAGAACGTCTACAGAGATGAATGACTTGCAGGACGGGCACACGACGTAGTTCCCGTCGCGCTGATCCGGCTTCACGTCTTTCGGCTCGAACTCCACGGTCGCGCCGCAGGAGTCCTTCCAGATCGCGATCTCTCGCATGGGCGGTGGCGACTTGATCACGCGCGCCATCACTCGCTCCACTGGAGGGCGATGAGATGGGCGTTCAGTTCGACCAGGGCGCGCTTGCTGTCGTGGTGTCGGATGTGTCCGACGGTCAGGGCGAGGTGAACCGGAAGCTCCCAGGCCGAGGCCACCTCTTCGGCGGTCATGCTGAACTCGGGTCCGTCGCGGTCGGGGTGATCAGAGTCACGCGCCAGATACCAGCGGGCCTTGTCGAGGTCTTGCTTCTCGGTCCCCTTGTGCGGGGCGCGCAGGATGTACTTGAGCGCGTTCCCCATGCAGAAGCCCAGCGACCAGTCCTCGATGACCTTGATCGTCTCGTACTTCGCGGTGCCGTCGGCTTCCTTCGGGCCGCCCATGTTGTAGTGGGCGGGGTGGTTGACCTGGTCGGCCATCGCTCAGTGATCCGCTCGGCAGTCCGCACACTGCGCCTGGTTGCGCACCTGGCCGTTGCTCATCGTGCGGAGCCCGAACTTCGAGGCCGCCTTCGTCTTGCCGCACTTGGTGCAGCGGAACTTCGCGCCCGTGAGCACGACCTTGCCGTGCTCGACCTTGTCTCTCTTCGTCTGCTGACCCATCTGCTTCTCCTTCTCCGGCGCGGCCGGACTACTCGAACGCGATCTGGACCTTGGGCTTCCTGAGCCCGGACCAGATCTCCACCTGCTCGGGACGGATGCCGTCCTGGAGGAGCTGGCCGACCACGGTCTTCACCTCGCCCTGGGTCGTCCGGATGATGTTCTCCGGGGGAGCGGACGCGCCTCGGTAGTCGGCCCTGGTGCTGTCCGCGAGGACCAGGACCAGCACCGGATCGGACGGGCTCGTCGCCTTGGCGGCGAAGCCATCGGCCGGCTTGGCCGGGTTTGAGGTCACCTGGCCCACGGACGGCGTCGGGGAGATCGACTCGGCCATCGCCACCACGTCCGCGCCGTAGGCGCCCTCGACGCTGGGCAGCGCCTTCTTCTCTCGCTGGAGCGCTTCGATGTCGTCCCCTTCGACGACGGCCACGATCTGGCGTGTCCCGCCACCGATGGATCTGACCACGGCGTAGAGCATCTCCTCGTTGAACTGCTCCGAGAGGTCGATCAACCAGCCAGCTCCGTGCTGGTCGCTGAACGACTTGGTGCTGGTGGTTCCCCAGCCACGAGCTACCCCGCGGCTGATTTTCGTCCTTACCTCCCCCGGCTGCACCGACAGACCCGTCCTGCGCAGGTGCTCCACCAGCCCGAGCACCGCTGGCTCCAGAACGACGACCTCCGGATTCTCCATTCGACCTCTCCTGTACTCAGTACACCCCATGTTGCATGGGGTGCCTGATTCGACCTCGCACCCTACGCCATCACCTGCGTTTGTCAACAGAAACGTCGGCCCATCTGGCGTCAGTGGGGTCGGAAGCGAAAGTCTCGAACAATCCACGTGATTCGGCTAATCTTGGGGTGACCCGGCGCGGTTCGGGCTGCGGGAACTGCGCATGGACCAAAAAGCCAACAAATCCGACTCGGAAGAGATCGAGAAGCTCCGTGCGGACCTGGAGCGGGAGCGCGCCACCAACCGGGCCGTCGAGGCCAGGGTCACCAGGTACGTCCGCGAACTGGAGCGCTCGAACGCCGAGTTGGAGCAGTTCGCCTACGCCGCCAGCCACGATCTCCAGGAGCCCCTGCGGATGGTGGTCCAGTTCGCCACCCTCCTGGAGCGCGACCTGCGGGCCCAGTTCCCCGAGGCCGTCACGGGCGATCTGGAGGTCTGCCTCAAGCACATGGGCAACGGCGCCGAGAGGGCCAAGAGGCTCATCGACGGGCTCCTCTCCTACTCAAGGGTGGGGCGCCAAGCGGAGTTCGTCAGCGTGTCCCTGGATGGGGCGCTGGATGAAGCCATCGCGCTCCTCAACGGCGCCGTGACCGAGGCGGGCGCGGTCATCACCAGGGACCCGCTACCGGTCGTCTGGGGCGACATGGGGATGGTGTCCAGGGTCTTCTTGAACCTCATCACGAACGCCATCCGTTTCGCGAAGGATGGCGAGCCAGCTCGCATCCATGTCACATGCGAGGACCTGGGTGACGAACTGGAAGTGTCGGTGAGCGACTCGGGCATCGGCATCGACCCGCGTCACGCCGAGCGCATCTTCACCATCTTCGCTCGTCTCAATCCCGAGAAGAACGGGACGGGCATCGGACTCGCGGTCTGCAAGAAGATCGTCGAAAAGCATGGGGGTCGGATCTGGGTGGAGTCGGTTCCAGGCCAGGGAGCGACCTTCAAGTTCACGCTCCTCAAGCAGGAGCCCGGCAACCCTGGCGTATGACCATCACCACCCCGCCAAAGAAGAACAAAGCCGATGTCCTCCTGGTCGAGGACAACGCGGCCGACGTGTACGTGACGCGGCTCGCCTTCGCGAAGGGCCGCGTTGCGGTGTCGCTTCACGTCGCAACGGACGGCGACGACGCCATGCACTTCCTTCGCAAGCAGGGGAAGTGGCTCGGTGCACCGCGTCCGGATCTCGTGATCCTCGACCTCAACATGCCGCGTCGCAACGGGAGAGAGGTCCTCGCCGAGATGCGAGCTGACCCGTTGCTGCGCCGGATCCCGGTGGTGGTCTTGACCAGCTCGTCAGCAGACGCGGACATCTTCGACGTGTATGATCTCGGTGCGAACGCTTGCTTCACCAAACCAAGCGACTTCGATTCCCTCACCCAGATCGTCCTGACGTTGGAAGATTTGTGGTTCGTGCTCGGTCAGCTTCCGTCGAGGTGATGCCGTGACCACCTACTCCATCCTCCTGGTCGAGGACAACGCAGGCGACGCCGACTACATCCAGCGCGCGCTCCGACGGAGCGAGGACGGTGTTCGGTTCGAGGTCTCGGTCGTTGGATGGCTGAACACGGCGCTCACCACCGTTGGGGCTAGGTCCTTCGATGCGGTCCTGCTCGACCTGTCCCTTCCGGACTCCCAGGGCCTCGACACCGTCGTCCAGTTCCTCGCCTCCGCTCCCCAGCTCCCGGTGATCGTCATGACCGGTCACGACGACATGGTCACCGGGATCAACGCCGTCCGGTACGGTGCCCAGGACTACCTCATCAAGGGGGACACGGGGGACCGTTCCCTGGAGCGCTCGATCATCTACGCCATCGAGCGCAAGCGGGCCGACATGGTCGGCAAGAAGCTGCTCCGAGCGAGCATCGGAACGCTCTCCAGCGCGGGCGGTGGAGCGACAGCGCTCGTCCACGAGCACCTGGCACACGTTGCCGACTTCCTCCACGACCTGCGCGCGTACATCGCGCGCAACGCGCCCGCGCACGCGGACAGCATCGAAGCCATCGCCTCCAACCACCAGATCGACGTGGTGCTCAGGGAGATCAGGGCCATCGTCCAGATGGACGTGCAGTCCACGAGGCCGGGGACGGCGCGCCCCAAGAAGATCTCGGAGGAGGCGTTGCAGGCGGTGTCGTCCTTGTCCTCCGCCTCCGGAAGGCCGGTAGCTCCGTCCTCTGCGCGCGGAGCCCTGCTCTCGGTGATCGAGTCGTCCGGCGAGATCGGAGAAAGGTACGCCGTTCCGGGCGTGAAAAATGGTTCCGACGATGAGTGACTTGGATGGCATTCGGCGAGACGTAGCCAAGCTGGCCTCTGACCTGTCGCGTGGCGTGAGCGCGACATCGGTCCTGATCGAGCAGATCCAGAAGCAGCTCAACGAGGTCGCTCGTCGGCTCGACGAGAAGGTCCGCGACGACCACCAGGGCGCGTTGAAGCTGGCTGCCGACCTGGCGGAGATCAAGACCAAGCTCGACGGGCTGCGGACCGACGCCGACCACCTCTCCGGAACGCCCGAGCGCATCGCCAAGCTGGAGGCCGGTCACGAGCACGTCAGGGCCGACATCACCGGCAAGCACGACATGGCGAAGGACCTGGCGAAGGTCACGGTCGAATCGCACGAGAAGAAGGAAGACCGCCTTCTGGAGGAGAAGAGGATCAAGGCCGAGCAGCACAAGGCCAAGCTCCAGTTCTGGGGGGCCGTGGCGGTCGTCTCGTTGCCCGGCATCATCGCGCTCCTCTGGCACCTCTTCGGTCTTCCAGGATCCCCGCCTACGACTCCCTCGGCGCCCCGACCGCCGACGCACTCTGCGGCTGAGCCTCACTGACGGCCGGCAAGCGGATGGCAGGGATGTACGGCTTCGACTCGTCGCCGACGACCGTCGGATCGATCCACCGGGTGAGGATGGCGATCCACTCGTCCGGAGCCTTCGGCGGCTGCCCACGCTCCATGAGCTGGCGGTAGGCGTTCGAGGTCGGTTCGTCGATCGTCCAGACCTGGTACTCCGCCTCCTGGAGCTTCTGCGCGTCCTTCGTGGAGAGCGGCAGCTTCCCGCGCCGGATGTAGCAGCGCTCGTGGCCGCGTCGGTCGTGCCGGTACGCCAGCTCGCGAGAGATCTGCGCGAGAGCCTCACGCGAGCGCGCGCCCGAGTCCTCGATGAGCTTCTTCTCCATCCGGACCGTGTAGTAGGGCTTCGGGATGAGGCCCTGGACCTTGAGCCTCTTGCTCTTCTTGCCCCAGTCGTGGCGCTGGTTGTTGGTCAGCCGAGTCTCGATGACGAGCTGGCGGTGGTCGTTGACCACGGCCACCAGGTGCGTCGAGATCCAGGGCGCCATGTTCAGCACCGGGTGATGCCAGATCCCGTCCATGCACACGATGTTCGGCATGATGTAGTTGTCCTCCGGCTCGACGGCCTGGATGACCTCGACCACCCACCCGCCGGTCGGTCCGGTCCACACCACGTACCCGAGGATCGCCGCGGCGATGACCTCGCGGGCATCCATGCCGACGGCTCTCGCCTTCCACTGGTACTCAGCGAGAGAGACGCCGTGTCCGAGGCCGAAGTAGCAGGCGTCGAACGGGAGCGGATCGGGGAACGGAACCCGGGAGCCAGCCTCGTCGATCCGATCCGTGTACTGGTCGCTGTCCTCCTTCGAGGGCAGCTTGCCCTTGCCCAGGTCGGCCCAGTTCTGCTTCGCGATCTTCGTGGTCGTGTAGTGGTCGGCCGCCTCCCAGATGGTCGTGAAGTCGCTCGGCGAGAAGTCGAAGATGCGCGCGTTGCGCATGGTGGCCCAGAGCTGCCGAGCGAACTCCTTGCCACGGTCGATCGGTGCCCCGTCGAGAGTCCGGAGCGCACCGCTCTCGTCGCGGGCAGCCTGGAGCAACGACTCCATGATCCGGAGGTACCCGGCGAGAGTCTCGTCGCCTGGCTTGTGCCGTCCCCTGCTTCCGATCGAGGCCGCGACGGCCGGCGTGCGCTTGGCCGCTGCATCGACCCGCGCGGCCACCCGTTCGGCGGCCCGCTCACGGAGCCACCGGTACCGAGCTGGATCGGTCACCATCGCCCCGGTGAAGGCGAGCGCCAGGCGCTTGTGGAGGTGCTCGTTCAACCCCTGCACCGCGCGTGTGGTGGCGCTCTCGAAGGCGGCGTTGAGCGATGCCTGGACGCCGAGCTTGGTCAGCGCATCGACGTACCAGTCGGCCGCCTCGTCGATGGCGCGCTGCTCGGTCGCGGTGATGCCGAGGGCCTGTTCCACGGGGGTTCTCACAGCTTCTCCTTCGCGGCCTGAGCGAGCTGGCCTTCGTAGTACCGGCGCTGCTTCTGGAGCTTCTTGAGGGCCGTCTCGGCGCGCTTGCGCTTCGACTCCCACTTGACGATCCGGGCCTCGATGGAGGTCAACTTCGTGACCCGTCTCTCCTCGATGGAGACCGACTTCTTCGTCGGCAGCGGTTCTTCCTTCACGACTTCGCCGTATCGGGCGAGGAGGTGGGCGTGCATTTCACCGGCGGCGGCCGTGCCTCTATCCGACCAGCGGTTGACGGCGTTGGGCATGGCGGCGTGGTGGACGCCGAACAGGTGGTAGACCTCGTGCCGGATCAGCCAGATGAGCTGAGCGAGACTCACCTCATTGCGCGCGATCCGGATGCGGCACCAGCCCCCGCCCAGCGACGCTCGCCCCGAGCATCCGCCCCGGCGCGTGTAGACGTACTCGACGTGGCAGTGCTCCCGGATGAACTCGGCCCGGCGCTTCGTAACGACCGGTAGGTCCTTCGAGAAGACGCGCTCCACATCGGAGACGACCGACAGGAAGATCGAGCGCAGCATGACGCCCGAGTACCGGGTGGCGTTGGTGACCTTCATGACTTCGAGTCCTCTCGTGCGACCGCCTGCTCCCATAGGGTTTCGACGCCCTTGGCCCATCCCGCCGCGTATGCACGCAGCACTGCCGTTCGGTCTGCCGCGTTCATCTCGTACGTGCGGACACCCAGACCCACGAACAAGTCTCGTGCGCCTGAGCGCTTGCCGCGGACCCTCGCATTGTTGAAGCCCTCCGCTGACGCCAGAACGAGCAGCGATTGCAGTCGCTCCATCGTTAGGCCGATCTTGGTTCGTTCCTTCATGACTTCGATTCCTCCCGCGCGTCCTTGCAGTCCAGGTGCGTGCAGGCGTGCGCGCACGGGAAACGATCGTTGCAGCCCTCGCAGCGGGAAGACTTGCCCCCTCGCCCGAGAAGCCACCGAGTCTTGGACCTGCACTTGTGGCAGGTCATGACCTCCACGGGCGGCAGGCTCACCACGTCTCCTTGCCGCAGTCCCAACGACCGGATTCCTCGTCGGCGTAGACGGCGAGACGCTCCGCCTCGCGGGCGAGCATCTCTGCCTCGCGAGCATCCATCCAGGCGTCCATGGCGGCCAGTTCGGCTTCCTCCTGGGCCGCGCGCGCAGCGCAGACGCAGCACGCGGGAATGGGGGCGGGAGCGGTAGGGGCGTGGACGTGGGCGAGAGCAGACATCGTCAGTTCCTTTCTCTACAAGTCCATCATAGCGTGTACGAAGCGTTTGTCAAGCCGCCTCCAGGACCATGAACGCCTCGATCGGCGGCTCGGGGATGAGGACCATGAATGCCTCGACCGGGGGCTCGGGGATGAGGACCGCGTCGTGGGTCATGTCCCAGACCGGAGGGGGCGAGGTCACGACGACCGAGAGGGTTGCCAGCTCCGACTCGACTCGCGCGTCGCGCTCGGCGCGAAGGCGGGAGATGAGGGCGTCGTGGGCCGCCTTGCTGGCCGCGCGCACCGCACGCGCCTTGGTCACGAGGCGAGTCGTCTCGGCCTCCGCCGCCGCGTGGGCAGCCGCCTTGGCCGCCAGCTTCTTGGCCGCTCGACGCTCCGCCGCGCGCTCCTTGCGCGCCTGGTAGACGGGGTCGGTGCCTGGGTACCAGCGGACGCTCACGCCGGGGCAGAGGACCTTGGCCCAGCCACCCTTCTTCGAGGTGGCCATGGGGCCGTAGCCGGCCGGAGGAGTCGCCCAGCCCACGATCACACGAAGCTCGCCACCACCCAAACGCTCGACCTTGACCGCTGCACCCATGACGCACTCTCCTTCTGCACTGAGTTCTTATCATGTAACTAGCGTTGGTCAATGTGAGAACATCTCTCTAGAATGGCCAAAGATAGATTCTTGACAGACTCATTTTAGACTGTAAGATGGGTGCATGGGCAAGACGACGAACAAGGGAACCTGCGGAGCCTGCTTCCGCTCGATGACGCTCGGCGCGGACGGCAAGGTCGTTCGCCACGGCTGGCGCGAGGCTGGCGGCACTCGCCGGGTCGGCAGCTACGGCCACGTCTTCCACTCCGGCGCCTGCTTCGGGGTCGGCTGGCTGCCCTACGAAGTCAGCTCGGACTGCACGACGGCCTTCGTCGAGCAGGTGCTCTTCCCGATGGGCGTGAACGCCCAGGGCTACCTGACCCACCTGGCCACCCGCCCGGCGCTCGTCTACGAGGGCGCGACCTGGGCCGCGAACTTCACCGAGGTGCGCAACGCGCCCGGGTGTCGTGGTCACCGGGGCGGCTCGGACTACTGGGACGGCTACTACCGCTGGTCGCTCAAGCTCCGCGACGGCGACCCGGCCGTGACCCTCAAGAATCACCCCGAGAACTGGGGCGGGGACAAGGTCCCGAGCTACGACACCTACCTCGCGAGCAAGGTCAGCGACGGCCAGCGCACCTGGGAGGGGATCGCCAAGGACGCGCTCTACTGCCTCTCGATGGTGTCGAACTGGAAGCCGGTCGCGGTGAAGACGGTCGAGAAGAAGCTCCCCCTGCTCCACACGGGCCACACGAACTCCCTCTGGCTCGCTCGCTGCCGGATGACCTTCGGCCGGGGGCCCAGCCTCCGGGTCACGCAGGTGGCCGCCGACGTGACCTGCCCGAAGTGCCTGGCCATCATGGCGAGGGAAGCGGAACGGGCCGCAAAGAAGTCGGCCTAGACTCTTGACAGACGCAACCTATCGGCTATGATGGGAGAGAAGGAGACGGCGACATGAGAAGCACGGAGATCGAACTGGAGGTCGAGGTCGAGGTGGACGGAGCCATCGTCATGGCCACGGCTACGGTCGAGGTCAGCGGCGAGTACATGCCCGGGACCTGGGGTCCCAACGGCGGCGACCCGCCCGAGTACCCGGAGGCCGAGGTGGTCTCCCTCTCCTACAAGACCGAGGCGGGCGAGGAGCGCACGCTCTCTCTCGACCTGCTCACCGACAACCAGAACGAAGACCTCACCAACCGCGCCATCGAGCAGCGCGACGACGGCCCCGACCCCGACTCCGACTGGGATTCCCGCTGCGACCGCGACGACTACGCCTACTGAGAAGCCAACGACCATGACCACCACCGCCCACTCCTGCTCCTGCGGCACCTCGACCCCTCACGTCATCGCGCGTCGCATGACGGCCGACGGGATCGGCGTCGCGTTGCACCACGACGGGGCGGTCACCGGTCGATTCGGCTCCGGCCTCGCCGGGGTCCCGGTGGTGCGCCCCCGCACGAGCGAGGCTCGTGACCTGGCGCTCCGCGCGGGCTGGCTCTTTGCGGACGAGGTGTGCCTCTACGACTACTCCGAGCTGGGCGCGCTCTACGCGGCCTGCCGCTGGGCAGCCGCCCACGATGGGCTCCCTGGCACCGTCCGAGACCGGATGGCCAGGCCCGCACGCCTCACCCCGGTGTGGACGGTCGAGAGTGCCGACCGCGATGGTCGTCCGACCAGCCGCTACTGGCGCCTCCCGCGTCTCCTCTCGCCCGGCACCGTGGTCTGGGACCACGTCAGCGTCGGCGCCTCGGGCGGTCGCTACGAGATCCACCGGACCGTGCGCGGTTCGCACGGAGAGACGTGCGTGCCCACGGGCATCCGCTTTCACACGCTCGACGAGGTGTCGAGCTTCATCCTGTCGGAGAAGTCATGACGAAGAAGACCTGGTTCGAGCTGGAGAGCCACACCGGAGAGGTGCTCTGTCGCCTCAATCCCGACCTCTCCGTTCACCCCATTCGCGCCAACAGGCGTCGGCACTTTGCTAAGCGGTCCTACGGCTACTCCGTTGTGGAGTTCAAGACCGAGAAGTCGGCAAAGCTCTGCGCCGCGAAGCTCTTCGCGTCAGGTCGTGCCGACTTGCCGAAGTTCATCGTCGTCGTCCGGTTCGAGCCCACCGTCAACCGCACCACCCCGTTCATGTTCCGAAACCCCAAGGCTCCGCCCGCCAAGAAGCGCGCAGCCTGAGCAGAAGCAGATCAAGGAGAAGCAGACCCATGTCCAAGTTCACCCTTCCGATCAAGTCCACCTACGTCAGCTCGTGGGGCCTCTGGGAGTGCCTCCGAGAGATGGTCCAGAACGCCAAGGACGAGGAGGACCAGAACGGTCACGCGATGGCCGTCGAGTGGAAGCCGACCGCCGCGATGCCGGGGCCTGCCGTGGGCCAGGTCTGGCGAAACGGCTCGGTCACGATCGAGATCCTCGAAGTCACCGACACGCACGTGATCTCCGCGTACTCGCGCACCTCGCTTCGCCAGTGGGAGAGCTGGGTGAACGGTGATGCGGTCGGTCAGCCGAAGCTCGACGGCTTCGACCGCCCGGGTCTCCTCACCCTCCGGAACGAGGGCGCAGACATGGACCGCAAGGCCCTCCTGATCGGTCACTCCGGCAAGGCCGGCAGCGACCTGCGCGGCAAGCACGGCGAGGGCCTGAACCTCGCTCTCCTCGCGGGCGTGCGCCTCGGGCGCAAGATCCTCATCGAGACGAAGACCGAGCGCTGGACGCCGACCATCGGCTACGCCGAGGAGTTCGGTGCGAACTGCCTCTCCATCGCCACGCGCGCACGCAAGTCGGCGGGCCCTGGCGTCGCGGTCACCATCGAGGTCACCGAAGGCGAGTGGGCCAAGTACCGCGACCGCTTCATCTTCCTCTCGAACATCCCGGACAACCGTGTCGTCCGGATCCCGGACCAGGGCTCCATCCTCCTGGAGGAGAGTCGCAAGGGCTGCGTCTACGTCCGCGGCATCTACGTGGACACGCTCCCGAAGCTCGAAGCCGGGTACGACCTGACGCAGATGACCCTCGACCGCGACCGCCGGATGATCGACGTGTGGGACCTCCAGTGGCGCCTCGGGCAGATGTACCAGGACGCGATGGCGCGTCGCCCCGAGCTGCTCGGCGGACGGGTCTACAAGATGCTCCGCGACGGGTCCGAGGACACCAAGGGCTTCCACTACCACGCGACCAAGGAAGCGGCGGCAGCCCTGGCGATCGAGTTCCGCACCGAGCACGGGGACGACGCTGTCCCGGTCGCGTCGATCGCCGAGGCTCGCGAGCTGGAGCACCTGGGTCGCCGCGGTGTCGTCGTCCAGGACGCCCTGCGCGACTCCCTCAAGAAGGAGATGGGCGACATCTCCGAGATCAAGACCAAGCTCAAGAACGAGGTCGTCCGCTCGGTTCCATGGGCCGACCTGGCCTTCGAGCACAAGGCCATCTTCACCCAGTACACCACGCTCATCGACTCGCTCGGCGCGATCCCGACGCCGGTCGCCCAGCGCATCGACATCGTCGAGTTCCGAGACCCTCGCATCGAGGGGCTCTGGCAGGGAGACAACGGCCGGATCAGCATCGCGCTCCGGATGCTCGACGACCCGCGCGGCCTCCTCAAGGTCCTGGTTCACGAGGTGGCTCACGCGGTGTCCGAGGCGGGCGATGGTCACCACGGTCACACCGAGTCCATCGAGGACCTCTGGGCGAAGCTCTACTTCCGCCGCACCGCTTCGTGAGTAGACAGACTCACGACACACTGTAAGATGGCGCCATGACGATCTCGAAAGACGAGCGAGCCACCACCAGCATCCTTCGGGAGAACAGCTTCCCGGTGGCCGCAGTCGAGGGTGAGTACAAGGGCGAGCGCCGGGTCTTCCTCTGCCTCATGGGCAGGGACAAGGAGGGCAAGCTCGCCATCGAGGCTCCCCTCGCGATGCTCCTGTCCGAGGACGACTTCAAGGACATCAAGAACCACGAGGGCACCGGGCTGGCCCAGCCCTCCAGGATCATCCTGGCCAAGGGCTAGCGCACCAAGGGGGGAACATGATCACGAACGCCGAGCTGAGATCGCTGGTCCTATCCGAGGACACGGTGGTGTCGTCTCTCGCAGCCGAAGTGATCCAGGCCCGCAAGGACCTGCTCCATGACCGTCGCCGGTGCGCTGAGTTGGCCGGAGCCGTCAGTCACGAGGCCGGGGCCGCCGTGCGGGAGTACGCGCAGGACTGCGAGTGCTCCTACATCACGGGTGAGACGCTTTCGCGTGATCCGGCGAATCAGCTACCATCGGGCTCGTGGCAGATCCCGAGGTCAAGTGGATCCAGTTCCGGTCGTATTCGGGACCGGTGATCAACGCAGGGGCGCCCGTCGGACCACCGAGGTCCGGTCACGCCCAGCGAGCCTACTGGTTGACGACGAAGGTCGAAACCGGCGGAGTTCTCGGCAAGGTGATGGCCTACGACGGCACCTGCATGACGGCGGGGCCGGACCAGCACATCGCCGTCTACCCGAAAGAGTTGTCCGAGGAGGACTGGCGCGCTGAGGACGACCAGGGCTCGCTTTGGAGTCTTCTCGCACGTCTGCTCCGCGTCCGTGGATCCGACTCCCAGCTCGCCGCCCATTTCGACGCGCTGCTCTCCGAGCTGGCGTCCGACGGGTTCCGCGTGGGAACGGATGGGCGCCTCGTCTACGCCGCCGACCGGCAGGTCACCGTGGGTGAAGTGGTCGTTCGCGTCAGGGCCGGAGAGCTTGCGCACGGCAACGTCATCCGAGACACGTACACCGGCCCGTCCGACGGGAAGGTTCCTTCGTCCGGTCCGTACTGGGAGAAGGCAAAGCGCTGGGCGCTCCTCTGGCATCGGATCACGGTCCACCCGGCGGCACGCCAGGTCCAGCTCGACTACGGCATCGACCACCTGGTGAAACGGACCCGGACACGGAAGATCGCCGATCTGGGCACCGTGGACGCCGTGCTCTACGGTCCCCAGAACGTCATGTCGGCCAACGGGCTCGACCCGGCGCTCGACCTGGCCGCGTGCGTGTTCCACTCCCACTCGGTGAACGGTCCGAGTCCGGCGGTTCGAGCCCTCGCCGAGGCGGCTCGTGCGCACCCGCGCACGAAGGACCCGGTCGCGTTCGCGCGGGACCTGCTCATCAGGCTCGGGAACAACGACTACGGACGCTGGGACGACGACGTGAAGAGCGGGCGTTGGCAGCGCACGCGCACCCACGCGATGAACTCCGGTCTCTGGCCTGAGCGACTGTTTCTCGGCGAGTCCGCGGTGATGCCGCTCGACCTTCCTGACGAAGAGGAGTGATCGATGGAGGCTATCGCAACGCCGCTGTCACTGGTCGAGTACGAGGCGCACCGAAGTGCTCGCGTCACCCGGCTCAAGACCGAGGCGGCAAGACCAGAGGCGGTGGTACGCGAGATCGCGAAGATCGTCAGGTGGCTCGGGACAGAGCAGCCGATGGAAGCCATCGGTCCCATCCACGGGATCTACAGCGACGGAGCGTTCGCTCTTCACGCCGGGGCCTACGTCCTCCGCACCGTCGTCCACACGGCAACGGGGAAGCCGGCCATCCAGCTCGTGAAGATCGAGGACCCCATCGACGGGCGGGACTCGGAACTGTTCCTCCGGATCGTCGATCGGGTACTCCAAGGCCAGGTGCTCACCTCGTGGGAGGCGCCCGACTGCTTCTCGGTCGCGCTCAAGGTCAGGGTCCACCCGACGCTCGTCCGGACCGTGACCCACAACTACCGGACCATGGCCTGCTCGGGTGCCCGCGAGAGGAACTCGAAGAGCGGCTGTCCGATCTCCTGCGGTGACTGCCCGTACCGCTTCGACCGCCAGGCCAAGTTCATCGTCCCGCCCGGCTGGCACATCTGACACCACGGGTAGTGGTGGTCGGTCCGGGGCTACACAAGAGCGCGACGTATCCCCGTTTTTTGGGTCTTGCGCGCTTTTGCGGCCCTGAGTAGACCGATCGTCCGCCTCAGCTTCGGATACACCAGCCCCGCCACGCCGAGGGGGAAACTCGGCGCGGAGGTTCGGGCGTTGGTGCGCCCAAGCTGGAGGTCACGAAAGCCAGGGTACGTGACGCTGACCGATGTATCTCAAGCCGATCCTTCATGCAACGTATCGTCACGCAGTGTCATCATGTCGATGGCCGCGAAGAAGCCTCGGAGGAGAACCCCCCCGAAGGATCCCGCGTTCGTCCGTGAGCGACGCCTACTAGATGAAGGAGGAAGAAACTCCTCAACCATACGCAGTCCATGGGGAAGTGCGGACGGCGTCGAGGGGAGGGAGACGTACTACTCCGGGGGCTACAGCGACAACCTGCTCCAGTGGAAGGGGCTGGTGGGACGCTTCTGGTCCGAGATGCTCAAGGACATCGAAGAGCCCTCTCTACGGACCGCTCTCTCCAAGCGACTGGAGTCTTTCCTCACCTGCGGGAAGGCCGTCTCTGTCCGGAGGTGCGGCGGGTGCCAGACCGACAGGGAGGGCAGCGGCACCTTCCGTGGAACGAGGACCTGCAAGACCAGAGCGTGCCCTGTCTGCTCGAAGCTCCGGTCAGAGCGCTACTCCGAGTGGGTCGAGTCCGCCTGGTCCCTCATGGAGGCGCGGCCGGGGTACGCGTGGCGGTGGCTGACCCTCACGACGAAGTACGACCCCTACTCCAAGGAGGACGCCTCCTGGCAAAGCCTGCGAGGGCGCGCGCGGGCATGCGCGAAGGCGGCCGAGAAGGTCTGGACCAAGCTCCTCAAGGGCAAGGGCGGTGAACTCAGTACAGGCGCGATCCGGACGATCGAGGTCGCGCGCCGGGGAATGGTCCACGTCAACCTGGTCTACTTCGGCCCGGCGCTCGACATCGACGAGGTCGAGGCGCTGATCTCGAAGGTCTCCCCCCACATGGGCCACGCCCACTTCCAGAAGGTGAACCGCAAGCCTGCGCCGCCTGAACTCAGTTCCGACGGTCGGAAGAAGAAGCGGCCGAAGGGCGACGAGGAGTTCGAGCTGGACGAGTCGGACGAGCGCGGCTCGCTCGAAGGGCTCAAGCGGGTGGCGAAGTACATCTCCAAGGGCCTCGACCACGAGACCAGCTCCATGAAGATGCGAGACGAGGACTGGGTGACGGGAGCCCAGCCGGTGGTGACGGTGGATCCGGAGCTGGCGGTGGCGTGGGAGTTCGCGACCTACAAGATGCACCTGGTCCAGCGGTACGGCGCGCTCCGGAAGCTGGAGCTGGACGAGCACGCGGAGAAGTCGAAGTCGGACAACGAGGACGACGCCCACATCGCCTGTAAGTGCTGCGGCGCCGTGGGAAAGTGGAAGACGGGCTTCCGCTCGACCCGGGAGTGGTTCGGCGAATGCCACGAGCGAGGCATCAAGGCGTTGCACGGAACGCCGGATGACTGGCTGCCGAGAGACTGGGTAGAGCTGAACTCTTGACAGGTGCCACTGTTGACAACGCGATCTTGGAGGCTCAATCTCGTCTGTGTGAGCGGAAACGGCAACGGAAAGCACAAGCAGCCCACCACGATCAAGTGTCGTGGATGCGGCGGAGACCTGGTGAAAGGGTCGCCCGAGTGCGCCCGTGTCGAGGTCGGTCGCATCGCCGGGATGGACGGCGGGTACGAGGACTGGGACGTGGCCGGCGAACCGTGGGGCTACATGCACCTCCGGTGCTTCTACCTCTCGGTCGGTGACCCTCGCGCGGTGACCACGCCCCAACCGCCTCCGACCAGGTCCCCTAATCCCGCTTGACTGACGCTCTATCTGGTATAAGATGCCAGGTAGGAGGTCAGACAATGGGAACGGAAGGAACGCGCTACATCGAGGTCCCCAGCGACAAGCTCATGGGCTTGCTCCAGGACATCGGCTCGAAGGTCATGGCGAAGGGAGGGGCCCTCGTCGAGGGAGTCCAGGGTCGCGAGGTCGTGGTGGACCTGACGCCCGCCGGCAGCCGCACGGTCATCCGGGTCTACACCTCGGTGGCGCGAGGCGCTGACGCGGTGCGGGGATGTGGCGAGGACGCCGTCCGCCTGGTGATCGGCTACAACGGCAAGGGCCGCGACGGCAAGCCCCGCTTCTTCCCCCTCTCCGACGGGCGCCGCATCTACCGGACCGCCCCCACCAAGCTCCCCACGGACGAGCGCGTCACCGTATTCCTCGGACGCTTCCAGGACGCCCTCCGTGAGACCTACGCCGAGGCCCGCGCCTGGACCGCTTGCCCTTCCTGCGGGGCTCCCATGAGCCTCCGAACCAACAAGGCCACCCAGTCGAAGTTCTGGGGATGCACCAGCTTCCCGGATTGCCGCGGAACGAGACCCCACGTGGCATCGAAGAACGATGCTTGACTGACGTTGGTTAGATTGTATAATGAGTCCTGAGAGAGACACTACCGCCCCGGCTTGAGCCGGAAGGAGAACGCGATGGGTATCGGAGACATGGTTCGTGAGGCTTCCGGTGGTTCGGCCAAGAGCGAGGCAGAGATCCTCAGCGGCCTGAACCCGGAGCAGACTGAGGTGGTCCTCCACGACAAGGGTCCGATCCTCGCGGTCGCGGTAGCAGGAGCCGGAAAGACGGCCGCCATCGTGCGCCGGATGGGCTACCTGGTGAAGATGCGAGGGGTGAACCCCGGTCGCATCCTCGCGGTCACGTTCTCCCGCAAGGGCGCGGACGAGATGAACGAGCGCCTCGAAGCGCTCATCGGGAAGTCGGATGCCCGGGTCGGCACCTTCCACTCCCTCGGGCTGGAGGTCTGCAAGAAGGAGATCGACCTGGAGGACTGGACGATCGACGACCGGGACCGCTACCGGATCTGCATCAAGGACGCCGTCTCCTACAAGGAGATGAAGTGGGAGAAGGCGGACGCCACTCTCATCGCGAGCTTCATCGGCCTCTGCAAGGCGAACCTCGCGCGTCCCTTCTCGGACACGGCCATCGAGATCGCCCAGGGCATCTACCGGGCGAGCCCCAAGCAACAGGCCATCCCGCAGAAGCTCAACCAGGCGTACGAGGTCGCCGAGCGACTCCGCCGAGACCGCCGGCTTCTGACCTTCGACGACATGCTCCTCGACTCGGTCGAGCTGTTCCAGCGCGACGACTCGGTCCGCGCTCGCTGGGCGAGCCGCTGGGACTACGTCATCCAGGACGAGGCCCAGGACCAGAACCTCGCGCAGCTCATGATGGGCGAGTTGCTCGCCAAGGATCACCGGAACTACTGCCTGGTCGGCGACCCCGCCCAGACCATCTACACCTGGCGCGGCGCGCAGCCGACCAAGCTCCTAGGGTTCGAGCAGAGCTGGGGCGCGAAGGTCGTGCGGATGGGCCGGAACTACCGGTGCGGCTCGACCATCATCGACGCGGCGAACAAGTCGCTCGACGCGATGGACCCGGAGCAGCGCCTCCCGATCGCGATGATCGCCGAGCGCGGGGTGGAAGGCGAGGTCATCGCCAAGGTGTTCGAGGACCTCGACGCTGAGGGCGAGGAGATCGCCCACAAGGTCCTCTCGATGGTCGAGGACGGGTCGAAGTACAGCGACTTCGCGGTGCTCTACCGGACCAACGCTCAGTCCCGCGCGGTCGAAGAGTCGATGCTCTCCAGCCGCATCCCCTACCGCATCATCGGGGGCACGAACTTCTACGAGCGACGCGAGGTCCGCTCGCTCCTCTCCTACCTCCGCCTGGCCGACGGCCGTGGGACGTTCGAGGACATCGAGCGCTGCATCAACGCGCCCTTCCGGTTCCTCGGCCGGGCCTTCGTGGATCGCGTGACCGACGCGGCCAAGGAGATGATGAACGGCAGCTCGAAGATCGACTGGGCCACCCTGGTCCGGGATGTCGCCATGGGAGCCGGCGTCCAGTCCCGCCAGAAGGAGTCGGTCTACGAGTGGGCTAACCTCATCGAGCGCACCGCCAAGCGCATCCAGCTCGCTGGCGAGACCGAGAGCCCCGAGGTCAAGGACGCCGGCAAGCCGGCCCGGCTCCTGGAGGAGATCGTCCACGTCACCCGCTACACCTCGTGGCTGGAGAAGGACGAGGGCGAGGAGACCACCGAGAACAGCCGCGTGAGCAACGTCCGCGAGCTGATCCGAGCGGCGACCCGGTTCCCGAACGTGAAGGAACTGCTCGACTACATCGAGAACGTCGGCCGCAAGGCGGCGAGGGCGCGCAAGGACACCCAGCCGAACAAGGTGACCCTCACCACGCTCCACCGGAGCAAGGGCCTGGAGTGGCCGGTGGTGTTCCTCTGCGGTGTCTCCCAGGGCATCCTCCCGCACGCGCGGTGCGAGGACATCGAGGAGGAGCGCCGGCTCTTCTACGTGGGCGTCACCCGCGCGCGCGACACCCTCCACGTCAGCTCGGTGCTGAACGTCAGCCTGGGCTCGAAGGTCATCGTGACCGAGCCCTCGGACTTCATCCGGGAGGCAGGGATCACCCCGGTCTATGTGCTCGCCAAGGGCGACCTTCGGCACCACGACCAGGACGCCGCCAACGATGCGGTGGTCGGAGCGGCAGCGGACGACTGGGAGGACTGACCATGATCGTGAAGAAGGGAGACGGGCCCACGGAGTTTGGGCCCGGCGTACTCATCGAACTCGAAGGAGATGAGATCGCACGAGCGATCGACTCCTGGCTCGTTGGGCAGGGGATCCACGTCAGCGGGCCCCGAACGATCATGGTGAACGGCGAGCTTTGCGAGTCTGGATCGGTCTACGTCGATCCTTCGGGGTTCGTGATAACCGCCAAGGGGAAGAAGATAGACGGCCGCAAGTAGGGCTAACGGACAACGTCTCCGAGCGCCACGAAGGCGCCGTAGGCGACGGTCTTCGTCTTCGCTCGGAAGGCGTAGACCGCCGAGTCGCCGTGCGGTGCCGTGACGATCGGCCCGCTCGAAGGGAGTAGGCCGCCGGTCCAGTCGCTCCAGTCCACCCGAAGGTGCTGGGCGCTGTCGATGGCCAGCACGCGCACGGTGCGACCTTGGGCCCGCACAAGATCGCCAGGACGCAGGCGCACCTTCGTCCAGTCGAGAGCGGGCGAGACCGAGAGGAGCGTGTCGGAACCGGGCGTGAGGAGCACGTCGCCCACCGGGAGCCCGAGGGTCTCGGTGGCCTTCACCAGCTCCAGGCCCCAGACGGCCGGGACCGTGGGCAGGAGGTACGTGTCCTCGCGCGTGAGGTGGACGATCGCCTGGCCGTTCGACTCCGAAGTGATCTCGATCTGCTCGGGGTCGGCGCTGGTCTTGAGCAGGAGCGCGGCCTCGTTCCCGAGGACGAGCTTGTTCTTGAGCGAGGAGGGCACGTTGCCGTGCCCCTGCTTCGCCGCCCAGCGCAAGACCGAGTCGGTGAGCGTCACCTTGTCGGCGGGGTCCCCGTCGTTCTGGACCTGGACGGCGATGTCGAGGGAGTCGCCACGGTAGAAGCGAATCTCCTGGGCGTGCGGGAGGATGGTCGAGGAGAGTTCAGGGAACACGGCGATCACCTCCGGGTCGGACAGGACCACGCCCAGGACGCCAACATCGACGGTCGGGACGCGGTCCATTGTTCACCTCCGACCCATCCCGCCCTGGGAAGAGCAGATCTGGACCGTCACCCGGATCTTCCGGGCGGCAGCGGCGGCCATCATGAGCGATCGGATCGACTCGGCGTGCGACCCGCGCTTGCCCACCAGGCTGCCCGCTTCCTCCTCGCGGCACGTCACCTCGAAGGCAACGAAGCCGGTCGGCGATACGGCGCGCTGGATGACGATGTCACCTGGATGATCGACGATCGACTTCGCCATCGTCGAAAGCAACAGCTCCAACTCGTCCACCGCCTGTTCGAGCGACTTGGTCTGCATCATCGGCTTCTTCATCGGGATAGGATCTCCCATTCTTCTTCTGCTCCTTCTCCCTCTTGTGGTTGAGCCCTGGCGAGTCTCAGTGTACGCTGCCCACTCTCAACGCGGAAGCATTCCGCGCGTAGAAGGAGAAGCAGATGCCGAAGAAGATCGAAAAGAAGAGCGCGCTCGACATGGTGGGTTGGATCGAGAAGCTGCCAGAGCAGGGCGGCACCTGGGGCAAGGGAATCATCGACACCGTGATGGCGTTCGAGGCCGAGGCCGGGGCCACGGACACCGAGGTCGACAAGCTCGAAGCGCAGGTGAAGGTCCTCAAGGACAAGGCCGCCCAGCGTCGATCCATGGCGCTCCAGGCAGCGCGTCGCGCGGAGAGGGAGGCCACCAAGCTCTACGACGCGGCCATCCTCGCCAAGGTGAAGCCCGCCGAGCAGCCATCCGAGCCCGCCAACGGCGCGAAGTCGGCCACTCCGAGCTGACCAGGTGGAGGAGCCGAAGGCTCTCCTGGAGGCTCTTCGGGCCACCAGGTTCCACTACACCTCGGAAGACGACCTCCAGCGCGGCATCGCCAAGGTCCTTGAGACCGCGGGGATCCCGCACCAGAGGGAGTTCCGTCTCGGTGCCCAGTCCCGTCTCGACTTCATGGTCGAAGGCGGGCTGGGCATCGAGGTGAAGATCGACGGGTCCGCAATGGACCTGGGGTATCAGGTCCTCCGTTACCTCAAGGACGAGGCCGTCAAGGGCATCGTCGTGGTAACGACCAGGTCATCTCATCGGGACTTGCCCAGGGAGCTGGAGGGCAAGCCGATCTGGGTTCTCTACCTTTTCGCGAGCGCGTTCTGACATGGCCCAACCCCGTCTGTACGGTTCCGTGATCCTCCACGGAGACACCTGGCACGTCCACGCTGAGCCCCACGTCATGATGAAGGCGCGCCGCGTTTTCACGCGCGCGGTGCTCAAGCACGGGACGATGGAGCTGCGCGACTCGGAGGAGATCTGCAAGGACCTCCTCTGGTTCATGGAGCGCTACCCGCTCTCGATGGAGATCGAGCACCGGGCGCACATGATGGAGAGCGCCAAGCAGTACGACGTGCGCGCGGACGCGTTCGCCGGGATCCTCTCGGGCCGGAAGGAGCCGAAGGAGTTCGAGCTGGCGCTGCCCCCGCGGCAGTATCAGCGCGTCGCCGCCGACCTGGCCCTGCGGGTCAAGGGGCTCCTGATCGCCGACGAACTGGGCATCGGCAAGACGCTCATGGCCATCGCCATGCTCACCGACCCGCGCACGAGGCCGGCGCTCGTCGTGACGATGACGCACCTGCCGAAGCAGTGGGAGCGCGAGATCGCGAAGTTCGCTCCGAAGCTCACGACGCACATCATCAAGAAGGGCACGCCCTACGACATCGTGAACAAGAAGCCGCCGAAGGGGCAGCTCAGCCTCATCGAGCCGGAGTTCCCGGACGTGCTGATCATCAACTATCACAAGCTCCAGGGGTGGAGGAACACGCTCGCCGGCATCATGCGGTCCGTCGTCTTCGACGAGGTCCAGGAGCTACGCCGGGACGAGAGCGACAAGTACAAGGCGGCCGAGCACATCGCTCACGCGGCAGCGTTCCGAGTCGGTCTCTCCGCCACGCCCATCTACAACTACGGGAGCGAGTTCTACACCGTGATCAACGTGCTCCGGCCCGACGCCCTCGGGACTCGGACCGAGTTCGTGCGCGAGTGGTGTGGCGGCGTCCAGGACATGCAGGGGCGCTCGAAGATCTCCGAGCCCAAGGCGTTCGGCACCTATCTCCGTGAGCAGGGCATCATGATCCGGCGCACGCGCCGGGACGTGGGTCGCGAGCTGCCTGCGCTCACGCGCACGCCGCACTACGTGGACTCCGACGTGAAGGCGCTCGACAAGGTGCGCAGCTCGGTCGTGGACCTCGCGCGCTTCCTTCTAGAGCGCCAGGGCTCGACCTTCGACCGGATGAAGGCGGGTGGCGAGCTGGACTACAAGCTCCGCCAAGCCACCGGTCTCGCGAAGGCGCCGTTCGTGGCCGAGTTCGTCCGGATGATCGCCGAGTCGGGGGAGAAGGTCGTCCTCTACGGATGGCACCACGCCGTCTACAAGATCTGGGAAGACCGCCTCAAGGGGTTCTGCAAGGTCGCCTTCTACACCGGCGACGAGAGCCCGACCCAGAAGGACAAGGCGCGGAGCGACTTCATCGAGGGAGACACCCAGATCCTCATCATGAGCCTGCGCTCGGGCGCGGGGCTCGACGGTCTCCAGGGAGTCTGTCGGACCGTCGTCTTCGGCGAGCTGGACTGGAGCCCAGGCGTCCACGAGCAGTGCATCGGACGCGTCTACCGGGACGGGCAGCCGGACCCGGTGGTGGCCTACTTCCTCGTGTCCGAGGAGGGCTCGGACCCGGTCATCGCCGACGTGCTCGGCCTCAAGAAGTCCCAGATCGAAGGGGTCAGGGACCCGGACGCCGAGCTGATCGAGAAGTCGGAAGCCCCCGAGCACGGCATCCGGAGGCTGGCCGAGTCGGTGATGAGGTCGCAGGGAATCGACCCGGCATCGTTCACTCCGCTTGACAAACCCAAATCAGCCGATAGTATCGGAGAAACAGCAGCAGAAGCAGTCAACGCAGGAGGAGAGTAACATGGGTGGACAGCTCATCGAGGGGAAGGGTGTTTCGCGGACGAACGGGTTTTCGGTCCCCGCGAACATGCTCACGGTCATCGGGGTAGACACCCCGCATCGGTCGCAGGTCGAACATCGCCTGTACGACAAGCGCGTCCACATGCCGGCCCCGCACGGGCACGCCGACATCGCGGACAACCACCCGCACGTCCTCTCGATGATGGAGTTCGGCGTCCAGTTGCCGGTCATCATCGAGGTCGAGGAGATCGACGGCAAGGACGTGTACCTGGTCGCCGAGGGTCGCGGGCGCGTGCTCAAGCAGCGCATCGCCGACCGTCTGCTCAAGGCGGTGGGGCGCGATCCCAAGCCGGTGCCGTGCATCGCTCGGCGGGTGAACGACAAGATCGCGAAGCTCGACCAGTCGCTCATGATCGTGCTCAACGAGCACCGGGCCGAGGACTCGCCGATGAACCGGGCGGAGAAGGCCCAGTACCTCCTCCAGACCGGCAACTCGGCGGAGAGCGTGGCGCGCCTGTTCGGGGTCTCCGAGCAGACGATCACCGAGTGGGTGAAGCTCTGCGAGATGCCGAGCTTCGCTCAGGCCGCGGTCGAGGCCGGCAAGGTCTCGGCGAGCGCGGTGGTCAAGCTCCACGGCCTCTCGAAGGACGACCAGAAGGGTGCCCTCGACCAGCTCATCTCCGAAGGAGGTGGGAAGGCGACGGTCAAGAAGGCGAACGCCATCGCGAAGAGCACCAAGAACGGTGGCTCGTCCGTGGTCGTCGTCGCACCGTCCAAGCGCGCCATCAAGCGCGCGATCGAGAACGGCAAGGGCGTCCTTTCGGACGACATCATCCTCGGGATGCGGATCGCCATCGGCGACACGCCGCCCAACAAGGTGAAGGGCCTGGTCGCCCTGCTCAGGGGTGACTCTGGCGGCGACGCCGAGTAGACTCTCGGCTGCATCGATCCTCGACGAGGTGGGTTGCCAGGTGCCAACACCTGTAACCGGGCGTCGCGTAGTGGGAGGAGGGGCCCCTCCTCCCTCGGGGCCCGTGGGTTCAGTCCCAGAACGACCCACCCCGTCGAGGATCGACTGTACTCAGTACATGACGGATCCACGTCGAAGCGCGTGGACCGCGGTCGCCGGTCAGTGATCCGCGTTTTTGGCCTCGACTCGCGGTGCTGGTGTAGATTCGGCGCAGCGCTCGGGCTACGCTCCGGCGCAGGAGGCCCATCACATGGCCAGCACGGTCACCACGTTCGCCGTCTTCCAGACCCTCCTTGCGAGGTCGGTGGACTTGGATCCCAACCTCGACTCCGCGACGAAGTCTTCGATGAAGACCCGCGTCCAGAATCTCGTGCGTGAGCAGGAGATCGTTCTGGACCAGCCGAAGGCGCTGTCCGTGACCGGAGCGGTCACCGAGAACGCCTCCTCGAAGTCTCTCGACGTGGCCATCGCGTCCCTCGGGACGAACCGGGTGGAGTTCGATCCCATCCAGCTCTTCATCCCCGTCACGGTGGACGGGACGCGTGGCATCCGCGGCTTCATGCCTGGTCACGCGGGCACGAGCGTTCTGCCGCTCGTCGCTCAGACGGGCATCACGGTCCGCTACCGGCTTGCCTCGGGCGACCCGTGGGCGACCTTCGACCGAACCACCGTCCTTCCCGAGGTCACCTGGATCCAGTTCGCGGTGGACATCGCTGACCAGATCGCAACCTCGTCTCTTCCCGCCATCCACATCCACGCCGAGCAGGTCTGAACATGAGCCTCGCCGATCTTCTCTCCGAGAGCATGGCCGACCTCGTCGAAGTCAGCGACGAGACCCTGCTCAACTTCCTCAAGACCGACCAGGGCAAGAAGAAGGCGGCCAACGCCATCTACGCGTCCAAGCACAAGGACTTCCGAGGCAAGAACGACGACGGCGAGCGCTCGGTGCTCTACAACGCGGGCTCGGGCGGGACGCAGAGCTGGCCTGTCGATGGGGCATCGGCGGAGCAGTTGCTCAAGCTCCTCAAGGCCGACCCGAAGGCCATCGCGAAGCTCAAGCTGGGCGAGGAAGCGGAGCCGACCGAGGCCGAGCTGGAGGACGAGTACACGGCGATGATCTCGGCCCTCAGCGAGGAGACCGGCGAGCCGCTTTCCCTCCTGGAGGCGATGAACGGCAAGATCAGCACGTTCCTCACCGTCTTCTCGTCGATGCTCACGCAGTACGACCAGCTCCTCATCAAGAACGAGACGAAGCGCGGCGGTCGGGGGAACATCTACCGCCTGAGCCTCTGGTTCGAGGCGCTCGACAAGGTGAAGCAGCGCGTCTCCTCGATGCTCGGGGACGACAGCACGGACGCCATCAAGGCGCTCCGCGCGGCCGTGGACAAGGAGTTCACCTCCGGCAACCCCGCCGACAAGTTCCGCAAGGCGATGGACGCCTACATCGAGAAGGGCACGCTCCCGAAGATCCCGATCTCCAAGGAGGTCAAGGCCCAGGTCCAGGCCGAGAAGAAGGCGGCCAAGGAAGCGGCTGCCAGGGCGAAGGCTGACAAGGTCCAGGGCGGGCCCGAGAGGCTCGTGGCTGGCCAGGGTCGGCCGGGCCAGAAGTTCGACTACGGCGGCGTGACGATCTCGACGACGCTCCACGACATCGGCGGCAAGAACGAGGACATCGTCGCTGGCGTCGGTCGTCTCGACGAACTGGGCGGTGGCCGGTACAGCGGCGGCGGTCGCGGTGGCGATCCGCGCTGGATCGAGGCGAAGTACCCTGGCGTCGCGAAGGACGGCACCTCGTTCCGCAAGGGCGAGCGCGTGCTCTACTTCCCGAACGGCAAGAGCTACTACGTCGGCAAGCAGGCGGAGAAGGAGTGGAAGGACTTCCTCTCGGCCAAGGGCGACGAGGAGAGCATGCCGTACGCGGAGGCGGCGGACGGCGGCGCAGCCGAGGCCAAGAAGACGCTCGACATGCTCCTCAAGGGCTCGAAGGTCGGGAAGCGGATCACCCTCAAGGACCTGCGTCTGCCGAAGAGCGTCGCCAAGTACCTCACCCACCTGGTGGCGTCCGGGGCCGACTTCGCCGACGGTACCAGGGTGCTTCTTCGTCCCAAGGACGAGAAGGGGAACTACGTCCCCGACGAGTACATCATCGGCGGCGTGGGCGGTCGAACGGAGTCGCTCGATCTGAGCCGCCTCAGCGGCCAGCTCGAAGAGGCGCTCTCCGAGCCGCTCCACGAGGAGCAGACCGCCCACCACCACTACGACGGCAAGAACTGGTACGTGGACACCGGCTTCGTCTCCGCCTCCGAGAAGGCGATGCCCGGCTTCTCCCTCTCGCACATGGGCATGGGCGAGTTCTCGCTCAAGGGTCCCGACGGCGAGATCGAGTTCGACCGGATGCGCGGCAAGGACTTCCCGGGCCAGGTCGGCCGGAGCCACAAGCTCTACGACAACAAGGACGGGGCCCTCATCAAGAAGCTCATCGCGGCGATGAAGGGCAAGTCCCAGGAGATGAAGGCCGAGAGCCTCGACGAGGCGGTCTCCGGGGCCATCACCGGGGCCGCCGGCCTGCTGTTCGCCAAGCTGGTGAAGGGTGGCGTGAGCCGCGACGACATCAAGCTCTCCGGCAACTCGGTCAGCGGGACCAACAACGGACACCCCTTCCGCGTCGAGTTCGAGGACGTGAGCGGGGGCAAGGTCCGGGTGGAAGTCTTCGTGGACGACAAGTCGCGTGGCGGCGGCGCGGTCCCCCCGGACGCGGTGGCGAGCAACATGGGCAAGGCGGCCCTCTCGATCATCTCGCTCACGAAGTCCTCGAAGACCGAGAGCCTCGCCGACAGCCTCGACGAGGCCAACCTCTCCTCCAGCTCCAGCTACAAGGAGATCAAGAAGGAGGCCGGCAAGTGGGCGAAGAGCTTCGCCGCCGACCTCATGAAGAAGATCACCCCGAAGCCGAAGTCGATCGCGGTGGTCAACCCGGACATGGGTCGGCCCATGGCGAACTGGGACTACCGCATCCACTCGAAGTTCGACATCACGCTGGCCTCGGGCGAGACGCTGTCCGCGTTCGTGTCGATGAACGTCGCGGACGGTGAGTGCTCGGGCAACGTCACCCTCGACGACAAGTGGGGCGGCACCATGGCCACCGCTCGGCGCGGGACCAGGGACCAGGCCACCTGGGTCCTCGTGGACGAGCTGGCGACCCACCTGAGTCGTGGGGAGCAGAACGAGTCCCTGGACGAGGCGCAGCGCGGAGCGCCCGGCCTGGCTTTCGACGACGAGGACGCGGCCACCAAGCCCGGCGCGTTCAAGATCAGCTCCAAGGCGATGGCCATCTACAAGGGCGCGCTCGGTGACCAGTGGGAGGGGCCGGAGTCCACGGTCTTCAAGCGCTACCACGGCGTCATCACGGGCCTGAGCCAGCAAGAGCTGCTCGACCTGTTCGATGCCGAGCGCATGGACCTCGCCCAGGACATGATCGCGAGCAAGCCCAAGGCGGCCTTCAACAAGTGGCTGGCCAGGGCAGCGAAGGTCAGCCCTGCCCTCGGGAAGCTCGTCCGGTCTCGACCGGACTGGTCGTCCATCCTCTTCTACATGACGGTCATGCGCATCTCCGGGCGCGACATGGCCGACATCATCCTCAAGCGGTACTTCGAGACCGAGACCGACCACATCGGCGCCGTGAAGGCGAAGATGAAGGTCGAGGATCTGGAAGAAGCCATCCGCTCGTCGCGCGACTCCTCCTTCGGCTGACGTTCTCGTGTACCGCAGGTGGACCGAGAAGGAAGACGCCCGTCTCCAGTTTGACTGGGGCGTCTTCACGGTCGCTACGCTGGCGAAGCGGCTGGACAGGACCCCGTCTGCCGTCGTCCAGCGTGCGTACCACCTCGGGCTCGGACCGCCGTCGCGGAACACCGTGACCGTGGTGACGCTCGCGAGGACCACCGGCTACGACAAGTCGCAGATCAGAAGCGCGGCCAAGGCGCTCGGGATCCACATCGGTCGGGTGCCGAGCACGGCCATCTCGACGAAGACCACGGTGCGCTGGTCGGCCATCTCCGAGGAGGACCAGGAGAGCATCTTGGAGTTCCTCGGCGGTCGCCCAGACGGAACCAAGATTCGCGCCGAGACCAAGGGCGCATGGGGCGGTCCTGCGCGTGGTGGCGGCCTCAAGCCGACCCACTGCGTGTTCTGCCAGAAGAACGACCGACCGCACTACGCCAAGGGCGCGTGCGTGCGGTGCTACGATCAACAGAGAAAACAACCACCACCGCAACCGCAACCCCGAACAGGAATCTCCCCATGTCCTCCCGTCTCTTCATCGGAAACCTCTCCTACAACGCCACCGAGGCTGAGCTTCGCGCAGCATTCGCAGACCGAGGCTACGTGCCCCGGATCGTGACCCTCGTCACCGACCGCGAGACCGGCCAGATGCGCGGTTTCGGCTTCGTCGAGCTGGAGTCCGAGCAGAAGGCTCGCGAGGCCATCCCGGTCGTGGACGGCACCATGGTCGGCGGACGACCCATTCGGGTCAACGAAGCCCACGAGCGTGAGCAGCGAGGAGGGTCCGGCGGCGGCAGGCGCCCCCAGGTCGATCACCGAGGACCCCCGCCCGACCCGGAGCGGAATGGCCGTGGTCGTCGTGGCAGGGGTGAGGATCGCGACCGCTGGTGACCATCCAGAACGCTTCTTGTATGGTGACGAGCGCCATGCTAGAGACGTTTCTGCGTGGCAGACAGACAGACGAAGCCGTGTAAGCTGTGCGGACGACCAATCTTCTGGGACCACGGGTTCAAGAAGAGGAACCTCCGCGAGCACGAGTACGCCTGCGCGTCGATGACCAAGGAGCAGCGAGAGGCAGCGAATGCTGCCTTCTCGCGCGCGCCCCTGCGTCCACGCAAGCGCAAGCGGAAGACCAAGAACCAGCTCGAACTATCGTTCGGCGACGAGGAGACGGCCCCATGATCGATCCCGTCTTTCACGACAGCCGCGTCACGCTCTACTGCGGAGACTCCAGGGAGCTGCTCCCGAAGGTCGAGGAGCGGCACGGTCGCATCATCCACGTCATGACCGATCCGCCGTACAGCGAGCGGACCCACAAGAACGCCAGGACGCTCAAGGGGGGCGACGGGCCCAAGAAGCTCATCGAGTTCGCCTCGACCACCTTCGAGATGATCCGGGACATCTTCGCCCTCGCGAACGCAGAGAGGTGGACCATCTCGTTCACCGACAACGTCCACGCGGCGCTCCTGGAGGTGATGCCTCCGGAGGGGATGAGGCACATGCGGACCGGGATGTGGGAGAAGCCGGACGGCTCCCCTCAGCTCACCGGAGACAGGCCAGCCCAGGCGCATGAGTGCATCGTGGCCCTGCACCCGATGACCGCCTCCAGGTGGAACTCGGGCGGCAAGCGCGGCGTGTGGACGCACGGCGTCGAGCGGGACATCCCCTGGCACAACACCCCCAAGCCCGTCTCGTTGTGCCGGGAGCTGATCACCGACTTCACCGACGAGGAGGACCTCATCGTCGATCCGTTCGGCGGCAGCGGTGCGTTCGGCGTGGCCGGGCGCTGGGAGAAGCGCAGGGTCGTCCTCATCGAGCTGGACCCGGCAGTTTGCCAGCTCACTGCGCAGCGCTTGCGCGATGGGCGAGCCAGGCCGGTGACGGCCGTATCGGACAAGGTGTCCAAGAAGCACAAGAATCAGATCAGGTTCGACTTCTAGGCCATTGACAATCGCATACGATACTGTATTGTCAGTTCTGAGGTCAGATGGAAAAGGCAGGTCTGGTAGTTTCCGCGGTCGCGTTCGCGACCTCGGCTCATGAGGGTCAGGTCCGGAAGGGTGGTCGCGGCATCCCGTACATCACCCACCCGTTGGCCGTGAAAGCCATCCTGGAGGGTGCGGGGGTCACCGATCAGGTCGTGCTGGCGGCAGCGGTGCTCCACGACACCATCGAGGACTGCGGGGTCACCCAGGCGCGGCTGGAAGCCGAGTTCGGGCCCGAGGTCGCTTTGGTGGTCGCAGAGGTCTCGGACGCTCCCGGCCTGTCGAAGACGGCGGCCAAGAAAGCCCAGGAGCGGAACGCTCCCTTCATGAGCGAGCGCGCCAAGCTGGTGAAGCTCGCCGACAAGACCGCGAACCTGACCGACATCGTCGAGAATCCTCCTGGGTGGAAGCCCGAGGCGGTTCGAGGCTACGCCACCAGCGCGAAGCGGATCGTCGCGGCGATGGGGTCGGTGAATGAGGTCCTGGAGACCGGTTTCGCGGCGGCAGCGAAGCGGGCGATGGACTCTGCCGGCTGACAGATTGTTTCCCGTGAAACACTTCACTGAACGCGCATCCAGTCGCAAAGTGGACGTTGCCTTGGTCGCGGGCTAGCGTTCCGGCCCATTCGGAGGAAAGAACGATGTTCTCAAGAATCGCAGCGGCGGTCATCGCCATGCTCGTGCTGTTCCCGGCTTCGGCCATCGCTCAGCCTGAGCGTCCGATCCCGGAGGAGGAGTGGACGCCCGAGGCGCGCTACAACCTCGTTCGGTGCTTGGTGGGGGAAGCGGGTTGGAGCGCTCCAGATCACGCGGCCATCCCGTGGGCTCTCGCTCGAAGCTGGCAAGCGCGGGTTCGCGGTGGCCACGAGCTTACGTTCGCCACTCAGGTGGAGCGCTACTGCTCGGTGCTGCGGGTCAGCGAGCCGACGGAGCGTCAGCTCTGGGTCAGGGCGCTTCCCGAGACCGGTCCGATGACCGAGGAGAACGAGCCGGACGCGTTCCCGGACACCGTGGAGTGGTCTGGGTACTCGGAGCGCCTGGATCGGATCCGTGCGTTCGTGGATCGGTGGGCGCTTGGTGAGGTACGAGACCCGTGCCCGAGGGCGGATCACTGGGGCGGCGTCATGGACTCCATCGGAGTGGGCGCTATTCTCGTGTGCCCGCGCGCGTCCGGTGGGATGCGCAACACCTTCTTCTACGTCAGCCCGGAAGCCCGTCGTGCGCTGGTGCGAGCGCGCATCGCGCGCAGGCGCGCGGAGGAGACTGGTGAATCGATCCCGGCCGAGGTCGCCGCAGGTGCGCGACACGGGGCCGGGATCGACCGTGACTAGAAGGCAGGCTCCATCGAGAAGAGCGCCTGGAGTTCCGCCACGGATCGGCAGAGCGGGAGCGACGCGAAGGCGAGTCGCTTCCCGCCCTTCGGTCGAGACTGCCCAGGCGCCTTGCCGGTCTTGCTGTCCTTGCGCTGCGTGAGCAGGCGGAGCGTGTTCCGGTAGGCGGGCGTCGCGCGCTCGGGCCAGGCGACACCGCCGATGAGCGGGACCGATGAGCCGGCGAAAAGGATGATGTCCGGATTCCTGGTGGCATGACCGACCGTCCAGTGGGCGATGACGGTGCAGCCGGCCTGGTCCCGGAGGTAGTCGGCGATGGAGTTGTCCCCGGTGCCAGGGCTCGATGTCGCCGAGGCCGGTTCGTCACCAGCCGAGCAGGCGAAGAGGGTGAGGGTCTTGAGGGACGACGACGCCTTCAAGGCCCCGACGAGGTCGGCCAGGTTCCTGGCGTCGTTGACCTTCTGCTTCCGCATCCGGAAGCCGAGCTGGAGCCCAGCGTCCCAGCCGTGGCAGAGGAAGATGATCCGATCCCACTTGGCGGACCGGATCAGGTCGATGACGGTGCGCGCCGCCAGCTCGAAGGCAGCCTGCTTGGCGCCCGGGGCGATCGTCAGGGTCTTCGGGTCCACCGTGGGGACTGGGATCTGGGCCAACGTGACCAGGGCTCCCTCCTTCGCGTAGGCGTCCTTCAACGCCGTCGCCTCGGGGAGGAAGACGTGCCGCCAGTCGGTCTTCGGCGGCGAGTCTCGGTCGGGAAGGACGATCAGGATCTTCTCTGAGGGACTCAACTGCGGTTCGGCTCCGGCCATGGCAAACCTCCTTGAAAGTGCGCTATCATAGCGTCAAATGCTGATCATAGGAGAAGAAGACGACCTTCGTCCGCTGCTTGGCAACGATGTCCGCAAGTGCGTGAAGTGCGGCAAGAGAGCGACCTGGGCGGGTGCGGACAGGTCGGGCGAGAAGGACCAGCCGATGTGCGGCTGGTGCGTGCTCTACGCCGGCTCGGGGTGGGGCTACGCGAACCGAGACGAGATCCTCGCCATGGGCATCCAGATTCGGCAGCGGGCCCTCGCGAGCCGCAACCCCAAGACCCACGTTCCAGAACTGGACGAGCGTCACCGGCTGGACCAGGCGGATGCCGAGAAGCTCATGCTGGGCGTCGGGTACACGTCCGAGTACCTTCGATCGAAGCTCATCGGCGTGCTGGGCGCGCTTCGAGGATCAGGGTGACAGAGAGACCGATCCCATGGCCGAGAATCGGTCAGAGCGTGAAGCTGAGGTCGGGGGCGGTCGCCGAGGTGCTCTCGGTGGCGAGGGGAATCGACGCTCTGCGGTCCAAGACCGAGATCGAGATCCTCATGCTCGGGCCATCCATGCAGTCGGCCATCGGCTCCAACTGGATGAACCTCTACTACGAGGCCACCGTCCAGCTCCAGAACATGGCGCTCCTGATCGTGACCCCCAGAGACGTGGTCGAAGTTATCGGTTGACCAACAGAACCGATAGTGTAAAAAGGGGGAGCGTGAACGAGCGAACCAGGGCCATGATGCAGGCCGTGCGCGAGAGCATCGACAAGACGAAGGCCGGCAGAGAGGCCGGACGGGCCAAGTTGGAGGCCAAGAAACCTCACATGGCTCTCCGCGACACCTGGTACGAGCTGGTTCACCTTGCTCACGGGAAGGTGCCCGGCACGAAGTGGTCGGCGGCGGTCGAGTTGAAGCTGGCCAAGACCTTCTTGACGGAGACCACGCTCGAAGAGGCGCTGACCGACATCCGCTACTTCATCAACGAGTGGTGTCGTGCGAAGGGCGTGTTCCCGAGCTTCAAGCTGTTCTGGTCCGTGCGCGGACAGGTGCGCGCGGAGGTCACTGGTGCGCTCAAGCCTTCCACCAAGCGCGCGACCAAAGGGGATCGGATGAGCAGCGGCGAGTACAATGCGGAGGAAGCCAAGAAGTACCCGAGGATCGGCTAGGCCATGAGAATCCCAGGCATCAAGATCGTCCTGACAGAAGAGCACCTGGCGTGGATGCGCGTCCCGATGCGTTTCTGGGAGGTCAAGTCGGGGCAGATCCAGGAGAGCTTTCGGGATCTGATTCGGGACTACCGGAGCACCCTCGGCCAGAAGATGGACGACGGGGTAGGTCTGATCTTGTGGGGTCCGAACGGGGTCGGGAAGACCGGGGCCGCCGTGGTCGTGGCGAAGGCGGCCAGGGAGGCCGGTGCCTCCGTGCTCTTCATCACGGCCGAGTCGTTTCGGCAGGCCACCCTCGACAAGGAGAAGTTCGACGACGGGCTACTGGTCACCGACCGGGCGATGGGGGTAGACGTGCTGGTGCTCGACGACCTCGGCAAGGAGCACTCGGGAGAGTCGTCGTGGGCCGAGCGCCTGATCGAGAACCTGATCCGGGTGAGAGCCGCCAACAAGCGGGTCACGATCATCACGACCAACATGAATCCTGGGCAGATGGAAGAGCGGTACAAGCGCTCCATGATGGAGGTCCTCATGGAGGCGTGCGTCCGGATCCAGGCGGATGGTGAGAGCCTCCGCGAGAAGCCATCCCTGAAATGATCTGGTGAGAAGGGGAGCCCATGGACATTGACGCCGCAACGCTCTGGTACGCGACCAGATCAGCCGATTCGTACAAGCGCGTGATCGAGATGGGGGTCGATCACGACCTCTTCGTCGGGTCTGCCAAGGTCGCGTGGAAGTTCGTCACCGAGTACCGCGGCAAGCATGGCGAGCTGCCAGGCGTCGGGATCATCGTCGAGAACTCCGGCGCCTCCATTGCTCCCCCGGAAGAGGGCCAGGAGGTGGCGCTCGGGTTCCTGGTCGACCGCCTCCACGAGCGGGCCATCCATCGCGCGCTCAAGCACGGGATGATGAAGACGGCCGAGGCTGTCGAGGCCGACAAGCAGGACGAGGCGGTATCCGAGGTCTTCAAGCTCTCCGACCACCTGCGGAAGAAGCGTGTGGCGCAGGTCCAGATTCGGACCATCGGGCAGGTCGCTCCAGAGGTGCTGGAGCAGTACGAGAAGACCAAGCGCGGGGAGATCGGGGTGCCGTTCCCATGGCCGACGATGACGGCCATGACGCTCGGGCTCTGGCCAGGGACCCTGACGTTCTTCGTTGCGCGCCCAGGCGTCGGCAAGACGTGGACCGCGATCCTCATGGCGCTTCACGCCTGGGAGATGGGCAAGAAGGTCCTCATCGTGTCGCCCGAACTGGGTCGGGTGGAACTCGGAGAGCGTCTCGTCTCGAAGTACGGCAAGTTCGCCTACGGCGACATGATCACCGCCCAGCTCGGGATGATGGGCGAGGCGAGTCTGCGCAACGTCGTCGCCGAGCTGGCCGTGAAGGGTGAGAACCTCTTCATCCTCGACGATGAGGATCACCTGGGTCCCGAGCACATCGAGCAGGCCATCGAGACGGTCGAGCCGGACCTCATCCTGGTGGACTCGATCTACATGATGAAGGTCGAGAAGGGCCAGGTGAAGAAGGGTGCCGGGTCCAAGGGCGGACGCTACGACCGCATTCTGGAAACGGTGGACTGGCTTCGGGGTACCTCTCGCAGGTACAAGAGGCCGGTGGTCGGTATCAGCCAGCTCTCGCGCGACGCGAAGATGAAGAAGGAAGCAGCCGACCAGATCAAGCAGGGCAAGGGCACCGGAGGTCTCGAAGACGCCATCGCGATGTCCGACACCCTCTTCATGGACGCGCACAACCTCTTCGCGCTTTTCCAGGACAAGGACATGCGGCTCGACAAGCAGCTTGTCTACGTCCCGCTCAAGGTCCGCCGCCAGGCGAATATCAGCCACGTCGTCATCAAGTGGGACATGGTCAACATGGACTTCTCCGAGATCGGCACGTTCGTTCCGAGCGGCGGGGCCTCTTCTGGGGCTGGCGCACAGGCCGCTGGCCGCTTCTCCGACGAAGAATACGATTCAGCCTTCTGAGGTCTCCGACATGCACGACCTGAACATCATCACCGCCATCGGCCTCATCGGGGTCACGCTCGTGGTCGCCGTGGGCAAGATCTTCGATCCGCTTCGCGACTGGCTCAAGGGCTTCACGTTCTGGGCAAACCCGCTGCGGCTCATCGGAGAGGCGATGAGCTGCACCATGTGCGCTGGGTGGTGGGTCGGCTTCGTGTGGGGCATCTACACGTCGCAGCCGTGGGGCGTGGCCGTGGTGTTCGGAGGCTTCGTGAGCGTCGCGTCGTTCGCCGCGGACGAGTTGCTCGCGATCATCGCGGCCGTGAGCATCCGTCTCGTGAGGCGGCATTCCCCGCCGCCCCAGATGCAAGCGCCGGAGCCTCTGCCCAGGGCACCGCGTGTGCCCGACCAGGAGGCCCCTCTGACCGAGGAGCAGGCGAACGCGCATCTCGATGCAGCGGAAGACAACGAGTGAGAGAGTCCGCGTAGCTCAGGGGATAGAGCGGTCGCTTCCTAAGCGAATGGTCGGAGGTTCGATTCCTCCCGCGGGCGCTGGCGCAGTAGCAGGAGCAGAAGGAGAAGATCATGGACACGGAACGCAGGGCATCGAAGGTGGACGGGTTCAAGTGGGATCCGATCCTCGACTACATCTTCGTCGCCGACTACGGGCAGCCGGACAGGAGCGCCGGAGGGATCCTCCTCGGCGACTTCAACTTCGGCTCGTACCGGTTCGATCTCTGGCGCTACGGCGAGGTCATCGCCATCGGCCCGGGGCGGCAGGGCAAGAGGTCGTCGTCGCTCAAGCCGATGCCTCCGGTCAAGCTGGGTGACGTGGTCATGTTCAGCCGCAAGCACGGAACCAGGCTCCCCGGAGAGGTCAGGTTCCACCACCCCACGTACCAGTCCGAAGACGGGCTGCTCGTTCGAGTCCTCGACCCAGAGAAGACCGTCGCCGTGCTCGGTGACTTCAAGCCGTGGTGGGATCCGACCACGCGCCAGATCGAGCCCGGTATCGACTTCTCCGGGTGATCGGTGGACACCGGAACGCTGGCCAAGATCGCGCGCAACCTCGGAGCAGTGGAGGTTCGCGAGAAGGCAGGGAAGATCACCTGCTCATGCCTGCTCGCACGCTGGACGCACTCCGGCGCGCACGACACCAAGCCGTCGATGGTCATCTTCCCGTCGGGGAGAAAGGGCGACCCGATCTACAAGTGCCTGGGGTGTCACGAGGAAGGCTCTCTTCGAGAGCTGACGCTCGACATCTGGGCGGCGACCGGACGAAGCCAGATGGCTTCCATCCTGCTCATCGACGGAGACAGCGAGGGCGCGGCCAAGGCGGCCACTGCCTCGTCCAGGTTCGCGTCGTGGGACGACAACGGACCGAAGAAGGAGCACAAGGCGTGGGGCGTCGAGCTGGCGGCGCCCAAGATCTTCGACGATGGCAAGCCCTACTACTCCAAGGCCGTGCTCGTCGAGGCCGACGCCGTCCCGGAGATCCCGGCGGAGGTCTACGCGCCGTACCTCGGGTCGATTCCGGCGTACGCCATCAAGCGCGGGCTGACGATCGAGACGTGCAAGACCTGGGAGCTGGGCCACGACCCCGACGGCAAGCGCCTGCTCTTTCCCATCCGGGATCGCGCCGGACGCCTGGTGGCCATCTCTGGGCGCCTCTACGCCAAGAACTGCGTCTTCTGCGGCGGAGCCATCGCGCGCGGGGTCATCAAGGACGGCAAGAAGGTCCGCGACACCTGCACGGTCTGCGGGAAGTGGGAGCCGCCGAAGTACCTCCACTCCGACGGCTTCAAGCGGAACCTGGTCCTCTACGGGGAGCACCGAAAGCAGGACGACGTGGACGGCAACGTCTTCCTGGTCGAGGGCCACCTCGACATGATCCTCATGTGGCAGGCCGGCTACCGTCCAGTCGTCGCCATGCTCGGGTCGTACCCGGGCCGGTGCCAGATCGAGAAGCTCATCGCCTACTGGGGGCGAGCGATCACCGTGGTCCCGGACGGAGACAAGGCGGGGGCCAGCATGGCGGCCAAGGTCAAACAGCTCGTCGCCGGCCGCGTCGCCGTGCTCACGAGAGAGCTTCCCGAGGGCGCCGATCCGGGTAGTCTCACGCGCGAACAGATGCGTGAGTGCATCGGTGAGCCGACGTTCGCGGTGGATTGACTTATCGCATCACATAGATTAGCTTGCACTTTCACACGTTCGCTCAGACGAACAAAACACAACAGAGGTAGAGCATGAGCTGGTTCAAGACTGGATGGAGTGAAACCAACGAGGAGGGGGCAAAGAGCCCCTTCGAGGCGAAGGGTCCGCGGCGCTTCTGGCTGCCGCCGGACAAGGAAGCGCTCCTGCTCTTCCTCGAAGACGAGCCCACCGGCATGTGGGAGCACGGCTTCCAGATGAACGGCAAGTGGGGAAACTTCGAGCCCTGCCACACGAAGAACAAGATCTCCGACCGGTGCCCGCCGTGCGACTCGGGGGACAAGATGTTCCCGTCGTTCATCGGGTTCTTCTCGGTCATCAACATGACCCCCTGGTTCACCAAGAAGGACAACCGCGAGATCAACTTCCAGCGTGAGGTCTTCGCGGCCCGCATGGGCAGCAAGGAGAAGCCCGGCATCCTCAAGAAGTTGGAGCGCTTGAAGCAGTCCGAGGGTCGGCTGCGCGGCTGCGTCTACAAGGTCTACCGCTCCGGCAAGAAGACCGAGTCGGTGGGCGACGACTTCAAGCTCATCGAGAAGGTGGACGTGGACAAGATCGAGGCGTTCGGTCGCGAGAAGCTCGCGGCGTTCGTCAAGCGCATCAACGAGAAGCTCCCGGCCAAGGACCACGTCACCGTGGACAAGCTCTGGGAGAAGAACCCCTGGCGGCCGTTCAACTTCGAGAAGCTCTTCGAGACCGACTGGAAGCCGCGGTCGCTCGCCGACCTCGACCGCCTCTTCGGCGTCAACGGCTCCGCCTCCGGTGGTCGCAAGACCGAGGAAGAGGGCGGCGGAGAGTCCGGCTCGGACGACGACGACATCCCGTACTGAGCGTCTGAGTCGAGTCGTCTGAACTGAGTACATCCCCATGGGAGGGGGCGTCCGCGTCCGCGTGGGCGCCCCCTCTCTGTCTCCAGGAGGTTGTTTGTGAAGGTGCGTGTCTCCGGCATGGTGTGGCTTCCAAAGCGCGATCTCGGCGACAGCGGTGTCGTCCAGGTCAAGCGTGAGCTTCTCATCACGCCGAAGAAGCCATCGTACGGCGGGGACGACGAAGGTCCTCCGACGCCCATCCAGTGCTGGGCGGAGACGCTGGAGGAGCTTGGCGTGCCCAGGTCCTACTTCTTCGCCACCGCCGACAGGGCGCACGACGTGGTCTGGGAACTGGGCGAGGGCAAGCCCACGAACCTCACCAGCCTCTTGCGTCAGGAGGGCCCATACGCGGAGCAGGCGGAAGCGGTCACGGCCTTCCTCACTCGGTACGGGTCGTTCGACCAGACGCAGGCATCGGGAGCGAACCTCTCCGGGATCCTCCGTGCCACGACCGGGTTCGGCAAGACCAACACCGCGCTCGAACTGATCAAGCGCGTGGGGCTCACGACCGTCGTGGTCGTCCACAAGGAGTTCCTTCTCACCCAGTGGGTGAAGCGCATCGCCAAGTTCCTCCCGGACGCGCGCGTGGGCGTGTGCCAGGGCACGCGGTGCGACTTCGAGGGCAAGGACATCGTCTTGGCGATGGCTCAGTCGCTCGCCCGCGAGGACCCCAACGCTCCAGCTCGGTACCCGGAGGAGTTCTACAACCACTTCGGGCTGCTCATCGTGGACGAGGTCCATCGGGTCGGCGCACCGACGTGGTCACCCATTCCCCAGCTCTTCCCAGCCAGGTACAGGCTCGGGCTCACGGCCACCCCGAGACGCAAGGACGGCGCGGACAAGGTCTTCTGGTGGCACCTGGGGGAGATCGTCTACACGGCCAAGACAGAGACGCCGAAGCCTCACGTCAGGGTGGTGAACCTCTCGACGAAGGGGCCGAGCATCATGCACGAGCAGCAGGCGCCGCGTGGCCTGGTGATGAAGCTGCTCTACCAGAACACCGAGCGGAACCAGGCGATCGTCTCCGAGCTGGTGGACGCGATGAAGTCGCCGGCCCAGCGGAAGGTCCTCGTGCTCTCTCACTTCCTGGAGCACCTCCGCGAACTGGAGGAGATGCTCCGGGAGCGACTGATCCGCGAGGGCATCCCCGACATCACGACCAGCTTCTACGTGGGCGAGTGGTTCTCCGACATCGAGACGCTCTCCCTGGCCAAGCGCAAGGAGCCGCTCGGCGACGACAGAGAGCGTGCGATCGATGCCATCTACCGGCACTTTCGGCGACAGTTCTTCGAGGGCGAACTGGCGGAGGGAGAGGCCAGGGCCAGAGGCGCATGGCGGTGTGCTGAGACGTTCGGCGAGCGAGTGGGACGCGCGGGGGACGGGCCGACCAAGAGGTACGTCGCGCTCTACAAGCACGGCCTCCGTCCAGTCTGCCTCGACGACACGACCGACAAGGGCCTCATCGCGATGGCCAAGGACTACGACGTGGCCCAGGCCAAGTCGGTCACCAAGCGCGTGACCATGACCGAGGAGCAGCTCCACAAGTCGGAGCGCGCCCGGGTCATCTTCGCCACCTACCAGATGTGCTCCGAGGGCGTGGACATCCCGGCCGTGGACACCCTCGGCCTGGTGACCCCCATGAGCGACATCGAGCAGGCGTACGGGCGAGCCCGCCGCAACTGCGTCCCCCAGCGACACGGAGGGGAGATGTCCACCGAGGCGTGTGAGCACCTCTGCCCATGGCGCGCCTCCACCTGCACGGGCAAGCCCCACCCCGTGACCTTCGACATGGCCGACGTGCTCGTGCCGTTGGCGAACCGCTCCAAGCGCTATCGGATGGCTTTTTACCGCGAGGTAGGAGCTAAGGTTGCCGAGTCAAAGGTGGCTTGACTAACCATTCTGAGAGTGTAATATGAGAGGTTATGAGGAGGCAAGGCCAGTGGCGAATCGACCAGGATACTTCAAGGGATACTACGCGGAGAACAAGGACGACATCCTGAACGCTCGCAAGAAGCGCTACAAGGATGACCCGGCGTACCGGGACAAGGTCCTCCAGTCCTCGCGCGAGTACCGCAAGAACCAGCGGTCCGAGCCACGGGTCAAGACGCGCCGGTACCAGAAGCCGATCGTCGGGACGAGTGCTGACGGCACCGAGGTCCAGCTCTGCTCGGTGGGCGCGCTCGCCATCATGCTCCAGCGGTCGGTCCAGGCGATCAACCACTGGCAGAAGAGGGGGCTCCTGCCGGACACTCCCTACCGCGACGAGCGCGGTTTCCGCTTCTACACGCCCGTCATGATGGAGGCCATCCGGGACGAGGTCGGGACCAAGCGCCGGCTCTTCCCCGTGGACCCCGAGATGGCGAACAAGATTCGGCAGAAGTGGGAAGAGTCCGGGGCTCCGGTGGACTACCAGGGCCAGGACATCCAGGAAGCCATCCGGCTCACGACGAAGAAGCCCTGATCATCAACCCCAAAGCAGAAGCAGAACCAGGAGAAGAAGCAGATGAACAAGCCAGGGGAGTACGGCGGTGTCGCCAGGATCGGCGCCCGTTTCGTTCGTAGCGGCAAGGAAGAGGTCATCAAGGAGACCGAGGAGGTCGTCGAGCCGGCCGTCTTCAAGACGGCACCGGCTATGGTGACCAGGGGGTACGGCCTCACCCTCAACCTCGGGAACTACGAGTCGGCGCGGTTCGACGTGACCATCGTCATGCCGTGCTACCCCGAGGACGTGGACGCGTGCGACGAGTGGTGTCGCGCTTGGGTCGAGAAGCGCACGGTCGAAGAAGTGGCTTCCGTGCGCGGTAGCAAGGGGCCCAAGAAGCTGCCTGGAGCGTTCTGAACATGAACATCAAGTCCGCGCTCGCCATCTTCCAGAAGACGGTCATCAAGGCCCAGGGTCTCGGTGGCTCCGCCGAGTCGAAGGCGATGGTGGACCGGTGGATTCCCACCGGTTCGCTGTCGCTCGACGCGGGCCTCGGCGGTGGCGTCCGCGTGGGCGTCATCACGATGTTCTTCGGCGAGAAGTCCGGCGGAAAGACCACGTCCACCGCGCGTGTGGCGGGGAACTCGCAGAAGCTCTGCCGGAACTGCTTCCGTGAGGCGTCGCGTGACTTGTGGGAGATCTACACCGGGTTCCCGGTCGGCAAGACCACCGGTGGAGAGCTGTTCGTTGGTGAGCATGGGGAGTGCGACGCGACCCGCATCGAAGCGCACGAGATCTGCACCATGCTCGGCATGGAGCTGGTGGCGACGGCGCACGGGCAGATCTTCTACGCGCACCCCGAGGACGAGAAGAAGAACGCGCGCCTCGTGCAGAAGCCGGGCGGGGTGGAGGCTGTCGAGCCGTCCGAGGCTGACCGCGCTGCCATGGGAGAAGAGGCCAGGTGGGGAGCGCGCGGGTACTGCTCCTGCCACTCGGAGGGCATCTACATGCCCGAGTCGGAGCCGAAGAAGCAGGCTGGAGAGGGTCAGGGCGACTACAACAAGCGGCTCGCCCGATGGAAGCTGGACCTGCGGCTGAACAGCTACGACGAGTTCGTCGTGGCCTGGATCGATGTCGAGGGTGCCTACTCCAAGACGTGGTTCGCGAAGCTCGGCATCGACAACCGTCGCGTCCTGCTCATCCGTCCCACGAACGCTGAGGAGGCGATCGACATCTGCCACGCGCTCGTGCTGACGAACGAGGTGGACCTCATGGTCATCGACTCGATCGCCCAGCTCGTCCCGCAGAAGGAGATCACTGCCTCGATGGAGGAGTGGCAGCAAGGGCTCCAGGCGCGGCTCATCAACAAGGCGGCGCGCAAGATCGTGTCGGCGCTCTCCGTACAGGCGAACCGCGAGAGGCCGATGACGCAGCTCTGGATCAACCAGACCCGAGAGAAGATCGGCGTCATGTTCGGCAGCCCGATCGTGAAGCCCGGTGGCAAGGGCCAGGACTTCGCCATCCACGCCGAGATCCAGTTCAACCGATCGAAGGTGAAGACAGTCAACGAGCAGTACGGCTCGAAGGACGAGGTCGTCACCATCCCGATCGAGGAGACGTTCTCGTTCAAGAACACGAAGAACAGGACGGCCGGAACCAGGAGCAGCGCAGGCGAGTACACGCAGTCGATGCGCGACAACGATCGCGGGCCGGCAGGTACCGTCATCGAGGACGAGTACATCTTCAAGCTCGCGATGCACTACCTCGTCGTCGCCGACAAGAAGAAGGGCACGTACACCCTGGGCACGCACGTCTTCGACTCGCAGAAGGGACTGCTCAACGCGATCAAGGACGACCCGGAGTTTCTCGCCGCGGTCAGGGCCACGCTCCTGCACCACATCCTCTACTCGCAGTCGGCGATCGGCGGCGGCAAGGTCGCAGAGCAGGCGGAGTGATGGTGAAGAAGGAGGTCGTGCCGTTCCTGCTCCGGGACGGGAGCCGCGAGGAGGCCAAGAAGGACAAGAGCCACCGGCGCAAGCCGAAGGCCCAGGAGTCTCGTGTTGCGGCGGCCATCGGAGGGCTGAGGCAGCCGGGCTCGGGAGCCTTCGACCACCACAAGGGCGACGTGAAGAAGTCGCACGGCGACTTCCCGCTCCTGGTCGAGTGCAAGCGGACGAGCGGACAGAAGACGCTCCGCCTCGACTCCGCTTGGCTGGCCAAGATCACGCGCGAGGCGCACGCGCGTGCGAGCTACCCGGCGCTCTCCATCGAGTTCGATGAGGACATCGTCCGCCAGCTCGACGGGTCTCCCGAGGCCACTTGGGTCGCGCTCCCGCTCTCGGTCCTTCGCGGCCTCCTGGAGAAGGCCGGGGAGACCGTGGACCTGTGAACGAAGGACACACGTTCCGGAAGTGCGAGGTGCCGGCGCCATCGCCCGACGAGGTCAAGAGGTACAGATCGTACCTGACCAGGCTCTCGAAGTGGGCGGCGTTCGATCGCCAGAACAAGGAGGGTCTCGTCAAGGACGCGCACGTCAGGGGTTTCCTGATCGGTCGCGGAGAACTGGCGAGCTACCTCGACAGCGCGTGGGCCAAGAAGATCTTCGGCGACAAGGAGCTGTTCACCGACGCCGGGGACGGCTTCTGGACGGTCGCCGCCATGCGCCCGGAAGAAGCCCCCGGAGAGCCCACTCCGTGGACGGGTCTCAGGCCGGGCGAAGACCTTCTCGGCGATGTGCTGGTGCGGGCCCACGATGACGTGGTCAGGTGCAACACGTCCGAGCTGAACCTGCGGTCGAGGTTCCTCGACTCCGAGGGGTGGGACCCCATCCACCGGGTCATGCTCAGGGCGCTGGAGGCGGCGAAGGCCAAGGGCCTGGAGAAGCCGCTGAACGAGTTGCAGGACCGCTCGTTCCGCGAGTCGCTGCTCGATGGCGACACCTACGTCCAGATCGTCTCGATCTGGCTCTTCAACACGAGGTTGCTCGTGGACGCGATGACGAGGTTCCTTGCGGCCGTGAAGGGAGACGCCAGCGGCGTCCAGCCGTACGAACTGGACTTCTACGCGCCGTCCGCCGTGCCGATCACCAAGGCTCCCGACGGCACGCTCCAAGCCGTGGGCGCTGCGCCAACCTACGAGACGTGCCTCGAAAACGTGAAGACTATTCTCTTGAATCGCGGCATCTTGGGTGGTAAGAAGCGATAACCAATGCCCATCATGGACATGATAGAAGCGATTCGCGGCGCGCGTGAGGATCGCGGGCTCCTCGTGCCGATGCTCATGGAGAGCTTGGTCAGGACCGACATCAAGGCTCCGCCGGGGCCGAAGTCCTGGCTCGGCGTGTCGAGGCTTCCCTCCCTCTGCCCGAAGGCAGTGGTCATGGCCCATCGGCTCCAGGTCCAGCTTGTGGACGAGGTGGACCTCAAGGGTCGCTGGAACATGGACCGCGGGACCGGTCTTCACGTCATGGTCCAGGAGTTGTGGTTGGGTCCCACGGGCTACCTGCTCGGCGGATGGCAGTGCCCGCGCTGCGCGCACATACACGGCTCGGTCGATGGCGAGGATCGCGAGGGTCTCGTGGTGCCAACCGTGACCTTCTGCTCCGCGGTGCCGATGCCGGAGGAGTGCGAGAAGTGCAAGCTCCACGGCGGGAAGTGGCATCGCTTCCGGTTCATCGAGCCCGAGTTCCGTGACTACCGGCTGTTCGTCTCGGGGAAGAGCGACGGGCTGCTCCACCTGGCGCCGAACCCGATCGAGGTCATGGACCTCAAGACCACCGGGACCGACTTCGACAAGACGTACACCAGGCGCGACGGCACCTTCTTCCCGAGCCTTCGCGACGCCCCGCGCAAGAACGACGTGGGCCAGCTCCAGTGGTACCTCGATGCGGCCGGCCTGAACTCGGGGAGGCTGATCTACCTGAACCCAGGCGCGGACAGCGTCGAGACGGCGATGGTCGAGCACAAGGTCGCGTTCGACCCCGTCTACATGCACAACGAGAAGGAGAAGCTGCGTGGTCTCCGTGAAGCCCTTGAAGAAGAAGCCCGACCCGTCCCTGATTGCCCGTATGACGGAGCGGGTCCGTACGGGGAGTGCAGTTGCGTCGAGGTGGCAGTGCTCTGGGCGCGTTCTAGGCGTTGAACTCTCTCCGGCCCACACCGGGCTGGTCGTCCTCTCCGAATCCGGGGTTTTCCTCCATGCAAGCACCCTCGACTACCAGCTCACCAGGCAGCACAAGGGCGACCAGCCGGTCACCGAGGCGCAGCGCATCGAGAGGATGCTCGGCATCGCGAACGACGTGGTCGGCATCACCAAGGACTGGAAGATCCGGTACGTCGGGATCAGGGGTCACGCGATGAACGCGGCGGCCTATCAGGTGGGCGAGGTGTCGGGGGTCCTCAAGACCCAGCTCTACCTGGCGCTCAGGATCGTCTCGGAGGTCGTACCGTCGATCCCCGCTCACAAGCATGTCTTGGGGCAGGGCCGACCGGCGGGTCACGAAGTAGTTCGGGCGGTTCGAGACGGTCTGGGATACGACGCCAAGACGCCCACGGAAGCGGAGGCAGCGATCGTGGCCAGGTACCTGTTCGACAAGAAAGTGGCTGAGCAGAAGGAGGTCGCTCGATGAGCGACGACAAGAAGAAGAAGCAGGAAGACGCAGACGACGACGCCAGGTTCGACCACCTGGTTCCAGTCACCGGCGGTCTCATTCAGACCGAGGTGGTCGAGGAAGACGAGTCGGATCTCATCCGGCACCGCATCCAGGAGATCACGCGCAGGGTGGACGAGAACCGCCTGGAGCTTGGCGCGCTCTTCTTCCGGGTCCGACTGAACGCGATCTACGGCAGGTGGAAGAGCCCGGTCACCGGGAAGGCGTATCAGACCTGGGAGGAGTACGTGGACACGGAGAGCGCGTTCTCCGTCCGGTCCATCCAGCACATGGTTGCGATGTGGTGGTGGTTCTCCGAGCTGACGGCCTTCCCTCAGATCCGGCAGCGCATCAACGAGATCGGCTGGGGCAAGGCTCGCATCCTCGTGGGGCTCGCCGACGACACGAACTACGAGGCGTGGTTCGACCTGGCGAAGGAGACGCCCCAGGCCAAGCTGGCGGTCAGCGCCAGGGCGGCGATGGACAAGGTCGGCATCCCGCGCCGGCCCAGCATCGGCGTGGCGAGGCCGGACCCGAAGGGGATCCTCCCCCCGAACGCGACCACGCCCGCGCCCGCGGAGGGCGTCGACACGAAGGTCGAGACGAAGGCGACCGTCTCCGCCGATGGAGTTGTCGCGGAGCTGGCCGGGGACGTGATCGTTTCGCCGGTCAACGCGGCTCCCGTCAACGCGACGCCGACGGCCCCGCTGGGGGAGAGCGAGCGGAAGGGTGTGGACGTTCCTACTGGGGCGGACCTGGACGCGTACGCCGAGAAGCGGATTCCCTGGAAGTGCCTCATGGACGCGGCCCAGTCGAAGCACGTCGATGAGGCGGTCAAGGTGACGTACGACGTGCTCCGGGACACCGGGGCCATGAAGGACAGGCCGGCGAGCGCGGACGTTGGGCGCGGGATGGCGCTGGAGATGATGGCCACCCACTTCCTGTCGTTCTACTCGGGCGCCAACGCGGTCAACAAGGGCGTGCGCAGCCGGATCTTCTTCGGCGACATCGCGAGGGGCCTGGAGAAGAACTTCGAGGTCGATGCCTTGCTCATCGATCGGAAGACGGGCGAGGTGCTTCACGGTATCCAGGGCACCGGGGACAAGGTCTTCGAGTCCCTGGAGAAGCGGCTCGGCGTGCAGATCGTGGCCCTCAAGGCAGGAACCCACGAGTGCGTCTACGGCTACGACAGCCTGACGCGCATCGTGAGCGGCAGCGAAGAAGAGTCAGAGGAGCCCGAAGAGGGCGGAGGAGAAGAGTCATGAACGTTTCTAGGGAGTTCGCCATCGATCAGCTCAAGGCAGTCCGCAAGACCCTCGGGGACTGGGTCAGAGACCTGGAGAAGCCCACCGTGGTCGGGCCGGACGGCAAGGATGTCGAGGTGTACCAGGGGGAAGTGCCCCAGGGGCTCTCGGTCTCCTCGATCGACGGCGTCCCGTCCGAGCAGCTCAGGGCCGAGTTGATCGCCATGGCCGGCATCCTGGAGGCGCTCGCCACCAGCTAAGATGACGAAACTTGCCTGATAAGTAGGGGTCGTGCATCATGAGTGACAAGCAGAGATGCGCAACAAGCCTACCATCCCGCAACTCATAGAGAATCTATCGTTTGTCAAGGCGATTGACCTCATGCTTCTGGAGGGTGTGTCGGCCACCAACGTGGCCAAGTTCATCCACGACGACCAGAAGGCCCTCGTCGAGATCAAGCCCAAGGCGCTCATCAACGCCTTGGCGGCCCGCAAGGAAGCCCTGGTCGCGGAGGCGGTAGAGAAGTCGTCCGAGCAGACGCGCCGGTGGTTCGACACCGAGGTCAAGTCGACCCCGAAGGTCACCACGGTCCCTGACGAGACCGAGGCCGACGACGACGAAGAAGACGAGGGGGAGGACCACCAGGCGGTGGTCCTCCAGTTCCCCGGCGGAGAGAAGGTCGGCGGGGAACCGCTTCCCAAGATGATCCCGAGCGCCGTCTCCAGGCGGATCTACGAACGCCACATCAAGGGCGGCATCGACGAGTTGGTCGAACTGGAGGCGCTCTACCGGACGCAAGTCCATCGGCTCGATCGGCTGATCGCGATGGAGGAGAGCAAGAACGGCTACATCGAGAACCTCGACAAGGGGATCAAGGTGGCCAACGATCTGCTCATGGCTCGCGTCGCGGTGAAGAAGGAGTTCGGTCTCATCGACGGCGACCAGAAGTTCCGCGAGCAGCTCGACATCAAGGGCTACTCGGAGAAGACGGTCAAGACGCTCGCCAATCCTGAGTCGCGCCATCGCGTCGTTGTCCTCATGGAGAAGCTGGCCAAGCTCGAAGAACGCAAGCGGGCTCGACGATCGGGATCGTCAGAGGGGTGATGAGTGCCCATTCTCGACGACAAGGGGCGGCCTCGCTCGGTTCGGACCGAAGACGAGGAAGAGGAACTTCTTCTCGAACAGATCTCGCGTCTCCCGCCTGACGAACAAGAGGCGCTTCGAGAGGTCCACGACATCGCCATCGCCGGTCGGTGGGGCGAGTACGAGCAGCTTGCCGAGATCGAGTACGCCCGCAAGCCGGTGGGCATCGAGACGTTCCTGACGGACCCGTACTTCCTCGGGGAGAGCGGCAACTCGCTCTGGCCGCGATTGCGGGCCGACATGATCGAGCTGTTCGAGGGCGACTACTACGAGGGGGTGCTCGGTGGCTCGATCGGATGGGGCAAGAGCTTCTTCGCGACCTGCGCGATGGCCTACACCATCTACCAGATGTCGTGCCTGCGGAACCCGCAGAAGACATACGGCATCGACTCGGGGTCGTTCATCTACATCGCCATGCTGAGCGTCACCGAGAAGGTGGCCCGTCGCGTGGCGGTCAACGAGCTGATCGGCAAGATCGAGCACTCGCGGTACTTCAAGGAGCACTTCCCGCTCAAGGCCGCGCCGTCGCAGTTGGAGATCAAGTTCCCCAACCAGATCCAGGTCGTGGCCGGTTCGACCGGAAGCTCGGCCATCATCGGCCTCAACGTCTTCGCCGGGTTCATCGACGAGTCGAGCTTCATGGGCGACGCCAAGGAGGTCGATCGCTCTGGCAAGTTCATCGCCGCGGACAACGGCGAGAAGATCTACAAGTCGATCATCCGCCGCATGAAGTCACGCTTCCAGCGTGCGGGACGGTTGCCGGGCGTGCTCCTGACCGTCAGCTCGAAGGAGCGCCCAGGTGCCTTCATCGAGAAGCGGGTGCGCGAGGCTCGTGAGCAAGGCGACCAGCACTTCTTCGTTCGGGAGTACGCGACGTGGGACGTGAAGCCGGCCGAGTTCTTCTCGGCGGAGACGTTCAAGGTCGTCGCCGGCAACGACAAGATCCAGAGCCGCATCCTCACCTCTGGCGATCCGAAGGAAGAGGAGCGGTACAGGGAACTCGGCCTCCAGGTCATCGACGTGCCGGTGGACTACCGGTCCGACTTCGAGCGAGACATCGACGGCTCGCTGCGCGACGTGGCGGGCATCGCAACCGAGTCGGTCAGCCCGTTCATGCAGCGGACCGACACCATCTTCGATGCGGCCGACCCGGCGCTGCCGATGGGCACCAGGGATGAGGACGGGACGCCCATCGAGGAGTGGGTGGCGAACCGTCCGCTCCAGATCCACTGGCCGTCGATCGCCGTGCAGTTCGAGCGGAAGCTGGCGGGCGGGTTCGTCGAGGTCGGCTGGAGGCCACTGCGCCACCCGAACGCCATCCGCTACGTCCACATCGACGCCTCGCTCACCGGGGACGCGACGGGCCTGGCCATCGGGCACATCGCCAACTGGACCGAGGTCGTTCGGAGGGCCTTCGGCGGGGACGAGTACACCGAGCTGGCGCCGGTGCTGGAGACCGACCTTCTGCTCCGGATCATCCCCCCGCCTGGCGACGAGATCTTGCTCTCTGACGTGCGAAACATCGTCTACCAGTACATCGAGCACGGCTTCCAGGTCGGCTACGTCTCGATGGACCAGTACCAGTCCGCCGACTCGCTCCAGCAGTTCCGGAAGCGAGGAATCGAGGCCGAGTTGGTGTCCGTGGATCGGACCACCGAGCCCTACGATGTACTCAAGGGTGCGTTCTACGAGAAGCGGATCCGTACCCAGGCTCACGCCTACCTCGCCATCGAACTGAGGAACCTCCAGCGGGTTCCCACCTCCGGCGGTCGGGTGAAGATCGACCACCCGAAGCTCATGACCGGGCCGAAGGGGAACCAGGTCCGAGGCACAAAGGACCTCGCCGACGCCCTGGCCGGCCTCGTCTACGGCATCACCCAGCGGAGCCCCGGACGACCGATCCCGCCCATGCTCGGGACGAGCGACTCGGCTACGTCCGACAAGAAAGACGATCCCTCGTGGGTCACCGGTGGATCGGTCATGGTAGGAGAGGACTCTGGCAGAAACCCCTCCCGAGGCGGTATGGTGAAGCCCGGTGGAGGTCCCCCCCTCCCGTTCGTCAAGGGGTAACGTGGCAAGTAAGCAGCGCTCCCTCAGTGAGGGTTTCATCCAACAGGTCGGCCAAGGGATTCGGCGTTTTTTCGCCCGATCCCCGGAGGTCGTTGCGGCCGACCTGCGTCGCGGTGGAATGCCGTCCGTGGAGCGCGCCGGGCTCCCGTTCAACCTAGCGTCGGCCTTCGGGCACGATGGTCTCGCGGAGCACCTGCGGATCGACCAGGATCTCATGGCCCGCTACGCGGACTACGAGGAGATGGACGAGTACCCGGAGATCAGCTCCGCGTTCGACATCTACGCCGACGACTCGACCATGCCGGACATGGAGGAGTCCAAGTCGATCTGGGTCACGTCCGAGAACGAACAGGTCGCCAAGGAACTCGACATGGTCCTGCACAAGCGGATCATGGTCGAGGACGACATCTGGGGGCTGAACCGGACGCTCGGGAAGTACGGCAACGCCTACGGCGAACTGATCATCGCCGAGCAGGGTCTCGTCGGCATCAACTACCTGCCCCCGCCGACCTGCCGTCGCGTCGAGGACCCCAAGGGCAAGCTACTCGGGTTCGTGCAGGACGTGCGCGGCGAGTTCAACCTCTCCTTGGAGGACTTCTACCAGATCGCCAAGGAGCAGAACGGAGGGTCGAACCTTCGTGGCCGCGGGCCAGGCGAGATGACGGTCTTCGAGGACTGGGAGCTGATCCACTGGCGCTTGCGCGGCAAGCACATGCGGTCGGTCTACGGCCACGGCGTGGCGGACCCGGCGCGGTGGGTCTGGAAGCGGCTCGCCCTCCTGGAGGATGCGATCCTCATCTACAAGCTCTCGCGCGCGCCCGCGCGGTACGCCTTCTACATCGACGTGGGCGAGCTGGATAACGTCCGCGGCCTCGCGTACGTGAACCAGGTCAAGAACAACTTCATCAAGAAGAAGTTCATGAACCCCCAGACGGGGAAGCTCGACATGCGGCACAACCCGCTGTCGATGGACGAGGACTTCTTCGTCCCGTCCCGCAACGGCAAGGACTCGACGCGCATCGAGGTGCTCCAGGGCCCCGACTACGCCGAGGTGGACACGCTGGAGTACCACCGGGACAAGCTGGTCGCGGGCCTCAAGGTGCCCAAGACCTACCTCGGCTTCGGAGGGGAATCGACGCGGGCCTCTCTCTCGTCCGAGGACATCCGGTTCGCGCGCACCGTCATGCGGATTCAGCGTGAGACGAGGTCCGGGTTCCGGCGCGCACTGCGGGTGCATCTCGTGGCCATCGGGGCGGACGCCGAGCGGCTCGACTTCGATGTCCAGATGTCGGTCCCGTCGGCCATCCTGGAGCTGGCGAAGCTGGAGGTCCTGAGCGCGACGGCTGACGTGGCGCAGCGCATGGGCGAGCAGGTGAGCACTCGATGGATCCTCACGAAGCTCTACAAGTTCTCTGAGGAAGAGGCCGCCAAGCTCATGGACGAGCGCGAAGAAGAGCAGCTCCGCAGGGGCGAGGCGGACGCCAACATCATGGCGATGCAGGCCCAGGCCCAGCAGGGCGGCGAGGGTGGCGAAGGGGCTCCGCCGGAGGACGAAGAGGGGCAGGATGGCGGCCCCGAACAGCAGGTTGCCTCGGCAAAGAGGCCGAACAAGAAGGCCCTGGCCGAGCGCAAGAGCGGGCACCCGTGGAGGGGCAAGCGGCTCTCCGAGATCATGATCGCGCGTCGCGACAACTGGCGCGCCGAGTTCGAGGGCAAGAGCCCCGGCCGCTACGGCGAGGACAAGCTCGCGGGCATCTTGAAGAACGACAAGGCGCTCGGTCGCCGTCTCAAGTCGATCGAGGGTATGCTCGGGGACATCCAGAACACGTTGCGGTGAAACAACCCGTCGTGACGTGACAATACGCGAACTGACCATACTTGACAGGCCAAGTGTCCGAGTGCCATACGAAGGACATTCGGCTCGGCGAAGAGGAACCTGACATGGCCACGGAAAAGCTGGTGGATGGCGAGTTTCTCGGAAAGCTCCTTGGGGGCTCTTTCGAGGTCGCCATGGGCGCCGTCGAGGAAGCGGTCTCCGAGAACACTTCCCTGTTCGGCGGCAGCGACGAGACTCAGGTTCGCGTCATCGGCACCTACTCGGACCACGCCATCGTCGCGAACCGCGAGGGCGAGTTCTACCGCTGCGAGTGGTCGAACGAGGACGGCGAGATCCAGCTCCGGAACATCCGGCAGATCGACGTGCCGGTCATCGAGGCGGAGGTCCGCCAGTCGGCCATCCGCGCGAAGTACGAGGAGGCCGTCGGCGACCTCTTGGAGTGCCGAGCCGACGAGGCCGAGGAGAAGCTCAAGGAGCTGCTCGACTTGGTCAACGGCGGGGTCCCGATGACGGCCGAGGCTGTCGAGTTCGTCTTCACGGAGAACCGTGAGCGCTTCACCGAGGCGGACTGGGTCCAGATGGTCGTCGAGAAGGAAGCCGATATCCGGCGCTTCATCGGCGCGGACTCGCTCCGGCTCGACTACCCGAAGGTCCGCTTCGAGCACCTGACCGGCGAGACCATCGACGAGTCGGTCGCCGAGGCCAAGCGCGACCAGGTCATCGAGTCGCTCAAGGGCGTGCGGTCCTTCCTCGGTCGCATCCACGACCAGACGGCGGGAGCGCGTCAGATCGGTGAGGGCCATCGCGTCCGTGGATCCGCGGAAGACACGGAGACGGTGGCAGACTTCGTCCAGTTCTCGGCCGGATTCACGGAAGACCTGGACGGTATGATCTCCATCGTGGACGATGCACTGGCAGTGGCCGAGGACGGGTGCGTCAAGTGCCTGGCTCGGCTTCATGACGGAATCGCCGGTCAGATGCGAGAATGGGCCGTCGCGGCAGCCTTCGCGGAGAAGATGGCTCGCCGGTTCGAGTCAACCACGAAGGCAGCCTGAGAAGGCACGGAGGATCGAGATGCTGGGCACCAAGATGAAGGTCGGTTCGCTGGAAGAGGATCTCAAGGAAGTCGGCCTCGACGCCGGGAAGGTTCTCGGCGAGATCGATCGGGTGACCGGTCGTCTCTCGGAGGCTCGGACGAACCCCGGAGCGGGCGGTCCGCCCGTCCCAGGCGCAGCTCCCGCGCGTTCCGTCGAGAACCGCGGCCTGTACGAGGGTCGTCAGACCCCCGGCAGCCGCCCCTCGTCGGCATCGGTGCCGGCACGGGCAGGCGGCAAGGCCCTCACGCTCGCCGAGCAGGCGCGACGTGAACTGAGTGCAGACGGCACGGACCCCGCGGCCAACCAGGCCGAGGCGTTCCGCGCGATCAAGAAGAAGCGCAAGTCCGCGGCGATGAAGCTCGCGGCGCGCCTCTACCGCAAGGGCAAGAAGGCCACCCTGCGCGTCGCGAGCCGGATGTACCGGAAGCGCAACAAGCGCAAGATCCTTCTCCGCGCGAAGAAGAAGCTCAAGAAGTTCGGCGCGAAGATGCTCTCGAAGCTCCACAAGGCCGGCAAGCGCATCATGATGCAGCATGCCGACACGGCGCTCGCGAACCTCCGCGAGGACCTGAACACGGGCGGCAACGCCGACGAAGCGGTCAACTCCTACGAGGAGGCTGCCTTCAACAGCGGGATGCTCGCGATGCACCTCGGCGAGGTGTTCGAGGCGCTCGGTGACAAGGAGTCGGCCGAGACGATGTACTCGCTCTCGGACATCGCCTCCGACCTCTCCGAGGATCTCGACAAGGTCGGCGAGGCCGACCTCTCCGAGGGCCAGGAGGAGAAGCTCCGCCGGGTGCTCGACCAGACGGTCAAGGCCCTGCGCGTGTGGGAGGGCTTCGGCTCGCCCACGCTCTTCCAGGCCATCACCGCTGCCAACCAGGCGGTCGAGGGCTGAGGGATGTCCCTGATCCCCCTCTCCCTTCTCCTGGGAGAGGGGGCTCGGAAGCGAAGGACGGCGTACTCAAGCGGCAGGCGTGAACTGATCGGCTTCGAGATGCCAAAGAACGCAACGCCGAAGCGGAAGTCTCCCAAGACGAAGCCCGGCAGACTGATCGCGAGGACGCCATACGCCTACAAGCGTTGGCGCGTGTTCTGAGGAAAGAGACGACGACATGGCCAACCAGCTCCTCATCGAGAACGCCCCCTTCACCCTCAAGCTGGAGGAGTCGAAGGACAGTGCCGGCAACGCGCGATACGTCGTGCGGGGCCAGTTTGCGCGTTCCGACAAGGCGACGGAGAACAAGCGCCTCTACAAGGAGCATCTCTGGAAGCGCGAGATCGGTCGTCTGAACGAGTCGATGGCGGCTCGCCGGGCGTTCGGTGAGCTGGATCATCCGGCCGACGGTCGCACGAAGCTCCAGCGCGTCTCCCACCTCATGACCGGCCTCCGGGTCGAGGGCAACGAGGTGGTCGGCGAGGCCGAGATTCTCGACACGCCGAACGGCCGCATCCTCAAGAGCCTCTTCCAGGCGGGCGCCCAGGTGGGCGTCTCGTCGCGGGGCTACGGCTCGACCAAGAGCCTCCCCGATGGTGTCGAGGAGGTCCAAGAGGACTTCCGGCTCGACACGTTCGACTTCGTGGCGGACCCCGCCACCAAGACGGCGTACCCGAAGGTCTTCCAGGAGGAGCTGGAGCACATCCACCAGGCCGAGAGGGACCTGACCGTGGAGAGCCTCAAGCGCGACTATCCCGGCCTCCTCAAGGAGATCGCGGAGTCGTCCATCGGTGACGTGGCCAAGGCCATCACCGAGGCGGAGTCGCGCGCGGGCGAGCGTCTCAAGGGCACCTTCCAGGCGCAGCTTCGGCGCGTCGTGGAGAGCCTGGCCGAGGACGCCTACCGCAAGGCTCGCTCCGACCTGGAGTCGGATCCCGAGGTCGCGGGCGCCAAGCAGGTCTTGGAGCAGATCGTCTCCATCGTCTCGCCGTTCGGCATGGGCGAGAGGGTCCAGGCCGACATGGCCTCGAAGGACCAGGAGATCGCGTCGCTCCGCTCCAAGCTCGCCGACCGCGAGCTGGAGGTCCAGAAGTACGCCCGCGAGCAGGCCGAGGTCGAGAAGCTGGCCAAGCGGGCCGGGTACACGCTCCACATGGAGCGCCGCGTGAGCGACCACCCCTCGAAGGACACGATCACGAAGCTCATCGGCGACGTGGTCTCGTACGCCTCCATCAAGGAGATGGACGAGAAGATCGAGGCGCTCCTCAAGGAGTTCAAGCACGTCAAGCCGGCGGCGGTCGAAGCGACCGAGCGACACGACGACCTGCTCACCCAGATCGAGGCCCTCAAGACCAAGGTCTCCGCCTCGGAAGAGAAGGCAGCGACCGCGCTGTCGTCCCGCGACAAGGCTCTGGAGCAGGCACGCGAGGCGACGAAGATCGCCGAGTCGTTCCAGATCCAGCTCGCCCTGGAGAAGAAGATTGGCGGGCGTCCGGATGCAGCGCGCATCCGCACCCTCGCCGAGTCCAGCAACCTCTCCTCGGAAGAGGACATCGAGAAGCTGCTCAGGGACATCGCCATGACCCCGTCGGGGGACCTGAGCAGTGAGCAGGCGGTTCGCATCCGCGAGCGCGCTCAGCGTGGCAAGGCTTCGGGGCTCGTGGAAGACACGGGCTCCAAGAAGAGTGCAGGTAACGGGAACCAGGGGTCCGGACTCCTGGAGCAGGTTGGTCTCAGCGACGAGCAGTTCGACAAGCTCACGGGCTCCCGCCCCCAGTGAGCCGCGTCGGTAGAAGTAGAAGAGACGCCTGAACAACAACCCGGATTCGGAGGCAAGGAAATATCATGGAAGCAAGGCAGATGATGGAGGCGGGGAAGCAGTCCGTCAGGGACGAGTCCTACACCGCACTCCTGGAGAGCAAGTGGGGCCGGTTCCTCGGCGGCGTGAAGGATGGCTACACCCGCAAGACGATGGCGATTCTCTTCGAGAACCAGCTCGGCGACATGCAGCGCCAGCTCTCGGAGGACACGCTCGCCGTCAACGCGGGGTCGTACACCAAGTACATCTTCCCGGTGCTGCGTCGCGTGTTCCCGAACCTGATCGCGAACGAGATCGTCTCGGTGCAGCCGATGACGGCCCCGGTCGGCGCGGTCTTCTACTTCGAGTACAAGCACGGCAAGGCCAAGGGCACGACCGTCGCTGGCTCGAACCTCATCCAGAACTTCGACCGTGACTACACCTCGGAGAAGGTCACGGACGAGACGCTCGCGATTCCCGACGGCGTCCTCTACGGCGGCGCTGGCGCGGCGCTCTCGTGCGTCCTCCAGTACAGCCCGGTTCGTCCGCTCAGTGCGTCGGACGGCTACTCGGTGCTGATCCAGGACGTGGATGCTGACGGCACCGTCGTGCAGGAAGCGACCGACAACGGCAGCGGCGGCTTCACTGGCGACACGAGCGCGGGCTCGATCAACTACGCGACCGGTCAGGTCACCGCCTTCAAGTTCACGGCGGCTCCCACGGCTGGCGCGGGTCGGAAGATCGTCGCCACGTACTTCTACGACTCGGAAGGCAACCGTCAGGTTCCCGATGTCTTCATCGACATCGACTTCGAGACCATCCGCGCTCGCACGCGCAAGCTCAAGGCGCGCTGGTCGGCGGAAGCGGCGGATGACCTTCGCTCGCTCCACGGCATCGACGCGGAGACCGAGCTGGTCAGCGGCATCTCCCAGGAGATCTCGCTGGAGCTGGATCGTGACATCCTCGATCAGCTCTTCGCGGCCTCGGCCACCACGACCTCGACGTTCGACTTCACGGTGCCCGCTGGCGTGACGGAGCTGGATCACATCCGCTCGGTCCTCACCCGCATGAGCGCGGTCAGCTTCCTGATCCACAAGAAGACCCTCCGCGCTCCCGCGAACTGGTTCGTCACCAGCCCCGAGATCTCGGCGAAGCTCGTGCAGCTCCAGACGCACGGCGACTACCAGCCGCCGTGGATGAGCCAGTTCGGTCCCAACCCGATGGGCGGCGCTGGCGGCGGCTCCTCGTACGACGGCACCGTGGTTCCCCCGAGCTACGGCCCGATCTCGTCGCACCAGGGCATCATCAAGATGGGCGCCCTGTCCAACAAGTGGTACGGCTACCAGGACCCGTTCTTCCGGTTCAACCAGATCATGCTCGGCCTTCGCGGCCAGAGCTACCTGGATGCCGGGTTCGTGTTCGCGCCGTACGTCCCCCTCCAGATGACGCCGACGTTCCTCGATCCCGAGGACCAGACGTACCGCAAGGGGATGCGCACCCGCTACGCGACCAAGCTGCTCCGCTCGGAGTGGTACGGCCGCGTGACGATCACCGGCGGCCTCTGAGCCACTGAGGGAGCAAGACCCTCGCACGATGGAAGGGCTTCGAGGCTACGGTCTCGGGGCCCTTCGTCTTTTTGGAACCTGGGCTGTCTTCGGCGTCTGGTGTAGGATGGTCTCCCAACGGTTGGGACCGCATCGTCAACACGAACCCTCTCGGAGAAGCAGACCATGAGCACGCCCCGTTTCAAGAAGCACAAGAACTGGATCGGCAAGGACCTCACCCTCCACATCGGTGGCGGGGACCGGAAGATCAAGGACCACGACGTTCTCGAAGGCTCCCAGTGGGCCAAGTTCGTCGGCATGGGCTTCCTGACTCAGATCGCCGACAGCGCGGAGCTGATCAAGGCGGCGGCTCCCGTGAGCCCTCCCGCGGATCCCCCGGGCGTCAAGTCCGAGGGCTCGGTGACGAAGTCCAGCGCCGGCAAGGTCAGCATGGGCGAGGCCAAGGGCGGCAAGGGCGGAGGCAAGGGCAAGGGTCATCACGTCGAGAAGGAGCCCGAGGCCAAGGTCGAGACCGAGGTCAAGACCGAGACCGCCGAGACCGAGCCCAAGACCGACGAGCCCCCGGTCGACTCGGAGCCCAAGACCGACGAGACCAAGAGCGAGTGATCGTGCCCCCGGAAGGGGGTAGGGAAGGTGACGAGCCATGACCGACCCGATGAACAAGACGGAAGCCATCGAGTGGCTCAAGCTCCAACTCGGTGGCGGAGTCGTTGTGATCGAGCTGCTCAAGGAGCACTTCGACACGGCGTTCAACGACGCGCTGCGGTGGTACGTCGCCCGCAAGGGGATCAAGCGTAGGGCGGTGGTCAATCTCTCCCCGAGCATCGTGGACTACGTGATGCCCGACGACTGCGACGTGGTCATCAACGTGATCTTCCCGGGGGTCGCGCTCGACATCATCGGCGCCGTCAACCCCTACAGCTTCATCGACGTGGATCAGCTCCCGGTGGCTCACGCTTCCATCACCGGGGTGCCTGGGGGTCAGTTCTACTCGACCTTCAAGCTCATCCTCCAGCACGCCGAGACGGCCAGGCGGATCGTTGGATCCGAGCCGGCCTGGGAATACGACAAGGGCACCAACACGGTCCACGTCTACCCGAACTCGCAGCGGTCGGGGGCCATGGTGGCGGAGTACCTCTCGACGATCGTGGTCGCCGACGATCCGGTGTCTCCAGCCGTGACGCCCGTCAACGACTTCCGGAGGCGGATGACCTTCCGCGACCGGGACATCATCCTGCGGTACGCCCACGCGAAGACGAAGTGGATGCTCTCGCGTGTGCGCGGGAAGTACACCGATGGGATGCCGAGCGCCGGTGGGTCGAAGAACCTCGACGGCGACACGCTCCTGGGTGAAGCTCAGGGAGAGATCGAGGCGCTCAACGAGGAGATCAAGGCCCTCAGCGAGCCCGTCGGCTTCATCACCGGGTGACGATGGACCGCGTATCCCTGAACGACGTGATCGACGCTTCCAGGCCCAGGACATACCTGGTCCGGCAGGGGCAGATCGTCGTTCGTCCGCGTGAGGGCGAGATCGACGAGGGGCTGCGCGACTTCCTCAAGTCGATCGCCAAGCGCGCGGTCTCCAAGGGAACCGAGGCCATCCGCAAGGCCCTCGGCAAGAAGAAGCCGAGTGAGGTCCAGAAGAAGGCCGAGAAGAGCGGGGCGCAGGCGCCCGAGGCTCCCGAGAAGACCGCGACGCCGCCGACGGTGAGCAAGGCCGATCGTGCTGACCAGGAGGCGGACAAGGCGAAGAAGCGCGCCGCCGAGAAGGTGAGGGCGGCGGCAGCCGAGGCGGAGCGCCCGAGGACGCCGTCCGAGAAGCGCGCCGCAACGGTGGCGGCCAAGCGGAAGGCGGCCATGAAGGCCGCCATCGACGCCAACAAGGTGGCCAGGCAGAAGCGCAAGAAGGCGGCAGCCGCCTCCGCGGAGCTGGCCGGAGACAAGCGCGCCTCGTCCATCAAGGACGCCGGCAAGGCTGGGAAGATCAACGCCCAGCTCGCTCACTGCATCCTCGCTCTGCACTACAAGCGCGGGAAGGATGTCCGTGGATCCTGGAACATCTGCCGCGCGAGCCTCACGAAGCACGGCTACTTGAAGGGCCCGTACAAGGAGGCCGGCAAGGTCTCCGACGTGCGACCCACACAGAAGGGTGTCCGGCGCGCGATGCAACACGCGTTCGAGAAGCACCCGTTGAACGGTGGCGTCAAGGGCTCTCCGCCCGAGAAGTTCCAGAAGTTCAAGAACATCTTCCGAGAGATCGAGCCCACGGTATGACCACCTACCACGACAAGAACGGGCGATTCACCTCGAAGGCCGGCGCCACCACGGCGGTGCGGGACGGGGAGCGGCTCAAGGTCGTCCGTCAGCTTCGTCGTCTTCACCGGTCGGCGAAGAAGGAGTCGGCGCACGACAGGGTCATGCGGACCGTGCTCCAGTCGAACCTCGCGAAGGCGAAGGCGGGGCTCATGGGTGAACTGACGGCGCCCGGGTTCGTCAACGTCCACGACGTGCTCTTCCAGGGACGGTGAGCGGTGGCCGCCGACAAGAAGCTCGACACGCTCTACCGCGACGGGGGCATCGATCGCATCCGAAGGATCTTCCCTGACGACTCGGCGGTCTCCGTCGAGCGTCCGCTATGGGATTCGGTGGCTCAGGAGCCGGCCAGGCTCTCCGGGGCGCCATTCAAGATCTACTCGCTCAGGCGCGCGAAGAACCACCACCCCCTCTACAGGGAGCCGAGCGCGGGGGCCAACGACTGGGTCTTCCAGGGCCCGTGGCAGATGTGGGGCGCGCTCGACTTCTCCCAGGGGGACGACATCGACCAGGATGCCAGTTCCGAGGGTCGCAAGCGCAGTGCCCAGGTCACCCTTTGGCTCGCACGCAAGGAGCTGGAGGACGTGGGTTCTCCGGATCCGAAGATCGGCGACGTGATCGAGTTCTGGGACATCAAGCCGTTCGCCGGAGTGCTCGACGGTCATTTCCAGTTCTGGGACGTGACTCTCGCGAACCCCACCGGCAACATCATGAACAGCGAGACCTTCGTCCAGTGGAAGATCACGCTCAAGGCGCGCACCACCTTCGACCCGGTTCGCAAGGTCGAGAACTCGAAGATCTGAACATGGCCCTTTCCGACCAGCTCAAGGACGCGACGAAGACGATGATCCGCATCGGGCAGTACGTCGTCGTCAGGACCAAGTCAGGGGAGCCGGTGGCCGAGGGCTACGTCGAGGCCGTGGATGCGGACCGTGAGATCGTGGTCGTGAAGGATATGTTCTCCGGGTCGGAGGTCACGTTCAACGTGGACACGTCCAGGTACGACCTCTGGCTCAGGCCCGAGGTCCCGCACGAGACGCGGCAGCCAGCACACGTCATCACCGCCAAGCAGTCGAGCGTCGTCACATGATCCCCATGGAACAGGTCCAGGCAGCGCTGCGAGAGGGCTACGCCTACCCGTGCGCCATGTGCGTGAAGCTGCACTGGGCCAAGGACCGCCAGCTCGACAAGTGCCGCGCCGCGTTCGAGGGCAAGGACTGCGGAGGGCCGCTCTCGGGGCTCGGGTTCCCGGAGTACGAGGGGCAGCTCACGCGCACGATGATCGCGAAGACCTGCTTCCGGTGCGGGCAGCCCGCCTCGAAGATCGTCGAGGGGAACAAGGGGCCCGGCTACACGGGCGTGTGCAAGAGGCACCTGCCCGTCCTGAACCGGGTGATGGAGACCGGCGACGATCCCTGGAAGCCGATCGACTCGCACATCCACGTGGACCGGCGATGAGCGGGTTCGCGCTGACGATCACCCAGAAGAGGCAGAACTTCCGCATCTACAGGATGATGGAGGAGGAGCCGAGGCGAGTTCAGTCGATCATCGACCACTACTCGATGAGCGTCGCCAAGGCCGCGCTCCCCGTTCTCCAGGGCATGGCCCCCAGCGACATCCCGAGGTACGCCGACCTGCTCCAGGCCGTCCGGTTCAAGCTCGGCAACATCCAGGCGGCGGGCATCATGGTCCCCGGGTACGCGCGCCACGCCAGGTTGACCGAGCGCGACGCGCAGCGGACCGTGCTCTTCATCAAGCCGAAGATGAAGGGAGGGGCGGCGATGGATCCAGCATCCGTGGTGCTCTGGAGGAGCAACCCGTGGACGATGGAGACCCTCCCGTTCGAGCCGAGCAAGCGTGTGGCGACGATCATCTCGCGTCGCGTCAGGGCCAAGGAAACCTACGCCGTCGAGCAAGCCAGGACGGCGCAGCGGCCCCAGATCGATCGCGAACTGAGGACCCTGGGGGTCACGATCCAGCGCAAGCACCCAGTGCTCCTGGAGCGCCGCGTGGAGAGAGACCTGGCATGGGAGGTCCTCCGCAGGGAGTTTGGCATCGGGGATTCGCCGCACGTGGCCCACTGGCGCCCGGCCATGAGGTACGCCAAGACGACCCTTGCGAAGCAGGTCTTGAAAGGGTACCTCCGATGGCTGACGGTCCCGTCCGAGAAGCGCTGGCGGAAGCCCTTGCAGGGGAAACCTGGTAAGGTCTCGGATGTCCGGCGAGCACTCGCTTTCCAGTCACACATTCGAGCCTGATCGAGGAGGAGAAGAGTCATGAACGTCGCCAAGGTCAACGGAGCGCTCCTCAAGGGCATCTCCGCGTTTCAGATGAGCGAGAACCAGAACCTCGTCGAGATGTACACCGGCACCGGTGGCAACTTCGGCGCGCCCGATGCGGCCCCGATGGGTGATCCCCAGCGTGGCGGCGACGGCGGCGTGAACAACTCCGACTCCGATGCCGACGCCTTCGACGCCTACATCGAGCAGACGATGATGGCCGTCGCGGCTCGCTGCGGGATCTCGATGGAGGACGCGCTCGACGCGCTCGCCACCGTCGCGGACGACATGGCCGAGAACGGTCAGATCCCCCCGATGCCCGACCCCGAAGAGGCGTCGTCGGAGGAGCTGTCGGCGTGGGCCGGAGCCGCGAAGACGGCCGGTCTCGTCGGCGAGGTCATTCGCGCCTGCATGGACGCGGACGGCGAGATCGGTCACTCGGTCGGCGGCGGCGCGGACTGATCCGGTCTCGACCCCATGGCCAACGGGAGAACGGGGCAGGTCTTCATCGAAGACTTCGACATCGGGCTCGCCGAGACCATCGGAGCGGAGAAGGTCACGATCGAGCTGGATGGCGAGGATGCGGAGGTCTATGCCCTCCGCGTTCCCGACGTGACCGGTCCTGACCAGTACCACGGCCTGGTTCCCGTCTTCATGTCCGAGCCGGAGGACGCGCTCGCCGACAGCGTCCTGCCGCAGATCTTGATCTCGCGCGGGTCCATCCAGCCGGCCATGTCTCGGTGGTTCGGCGGCGGTCACGAGTACATGGTCCCCGCCCACGGATCCAGCGAGGTCACGTCTTCTGGTGGTCGCAAGGGTCCGAGCATGGTCGAGGTGAAAGCCTGGACGAGGCCCTTCGACATCTCCTACGACGTGCACCTTCGCGCGCGCCTGCGTGGGCAGGCGGACAGGATGCTGAGGGTGGTCGGCAAGGTTCTCTGGGCACACGGTCAGATCGCGGTGCAGGACTCGGAAGGCGACAGGCGCGGGTACTACGCCTTCGTGGACAGCTACGAGAACCTGGCGGAGGTCAACGACATCTCCGAACGCTTGCATGGCCACACGATCCCGGTGAGAGTCGAGGGGGAACTGGACTTCGACGAGCCGTTCGTCGCGCCCACGACTCCGAATCTGACCGTCAGAACTGGACCTCTACGAGTGAAGCTGGCAAGGATGCGGTGAGAATGGCCACCTGGTATCACAAAGGACGAACGCCGTTTCCGGTCGACACCATCGACCGTGGATCTGTCGTCATTGTCCCGCGGACCAAGTTCCAGGCGCACGAGCACGCGGTGGCTCACCTGGTCAAGGCTGGCGTGGTTGTTCGTGTGGCGGATGCCGTCGTGGCGGTTCAAGCGCAGGTCGCAGAGCCGACATCGGCGGCGGAAGTGGCACCTTCGGCGCTTTTCGAGCAGCCGGTGGTGAAAGTTCAGGAGGCTCCCCCTTCATCGGAGGAGCCCCAACCGGAGGAGCATGTCGAGCCGGAGGCCGCGTCGAGCGGGCCGTCTTCTGTCTCGGATGTCGATTCGGATGTGGTAGGTTCGTCGGCGCAGGTCGAAGCAGAAGCAGAGCGGGTGGACGGCGAGTCAGCGGCCCCCGAGAAGAAGCAGAACAGGTCGTCCAAACGAGGGCGGCACTGAGGTTCTTCTTCTCACCCCACTGAGGGGACGGAGGCTCTGTCATGGTCGAGCGTCTTCATCCGGGCGTCTACGTCGAGGAACGGCGTCGTGGTGTCGCCCCTATCACGGGCGTTTCCACGAGCACCTACGGCACGGTCGGAGGAACGCTTCGCGGACCCACCGACGAGGCCGTGTTGGTCAGCTCGTTCGAGCAGTTCCAGCGCACCTTCGGCGGGTTCACCGACCAGAGTGGCGTGCCCCTGCACCTGTTCGCGTTCTTCGCGAACGGCGGTCGCCGGGCGTACGTCGTTCGCGTCGTGGCCTCCGATGCCGTGATCGCGGACGGATTCATCACCAGCGACGTGACCGAGGAGGTCATCGAGACGGGTGACAACGTCGTCGTCGCGTTCGGCGGCTCGCTGGCTCACGTCCCGGTGGAGCCCAGTTCTGTCGTGATCACCTGGCGCCACATCGGCACGCCGGTGGTTGCGGCAGCGGCGAACCACTCGCCGGCCACCGACGGCGTCATCCTCGACTTCGCGGGTCGCGCGGTCGTGGCGTCGGACATGAAGATCATCCCGGGCACGGTGACGCTGACCACGACGGTCACGGCGGCTCCGTACACGTACACGGACCCGGCCAAGGACGGGCTCCTCAAGGACGGCGGCGGCGATGTCCGCGGCTACATCGACTACAAGACCGGCCACTGGTCGCTCTCGGCTGAGACCGCTGCTGGTCTGCCCGACGCGGCGACGGCGATCACCATCGGGTACACGCCCGAGGCGACGGCGCTCAACACGGTCGTGGACAACGGTCTCGGCGCGCTCACGGGCACCTCGCTCGCGGCACCCGGCACCATCGACTATGCGACGGGCGTCTACGCCTTCACGACGACCGCCCCGCTCAAGCCGGCCGACCAGGCGCAGGTCCTCGCGGCCTACACCCAGAAGGCGTTCGACATCGATCCGATCTCGAAGGGCGTCTGGGGCAACGGCTTGGATGTCCAGGTTCGCGGCAACACGGATGCCTTCACGCGCCTGACGGCGTCGTACGCCAAGTACGATGTGAACGTCCTCCTCGACGGAGAGGTCGTCGAGACCTTCCTCGACCTGTCGTTCACGGACCCGAACGACTCGAACTACGTCATCACGGCCCTGAACGATCCGACGCAGGGCTCGGACCTCATCACGCTGGTGGATCCTGCCAACGAGGCGGTCGCCCCTGCGTCGCTCAACGGCAAGCTCCGCACCCGCTCGGGCGGCTCCGGCAACGCCTCGAACCAGAACTACGGTTCGACGGCGGCGGCGGATCCGGACGGCTACCCGTCCATTCCGGTCGGCTTCCGGGCTCCTGCCCTGGAGACCCCGGTTCAGCCGGGCTCGGTGGTCATCACGTACACCGACCTGAACGGCGTCGCGCGGACCATCACGGACAACGGCTCGGGCCTGCTCATCGGCGATGTCGATCCGGCGCCTCCCACCGGCTACAACCGGATCAACTACACGAGTGGCAAGTTCGCCTTCCGCACCGTCGCTGCGGTCTCCATGGCCGAGGTCTCGAACCTCGCGGTGCCGACCACGCAGCGCCCCGGCTCGATCATCACCATCTCCCACCGGAAGACTCCGGCGGCCACCGCGACCACGGACGACCTCACCGGTGGCTCCGACGGCGTCGCTGGCATCACGCGCACCGAGCTGACGAACCCGGCGCTCAAGGCGGACCGCAAGGGCATGTACGCCCTGCTCACGTCCGACGAGCTGCTCAACGTCGGCATCCCCGACGCGGCCGGTGACGTGACCATGGCGGCGGACCAGATCGCCGAGGCCGAGACCAACGGCAAGTGGTTCGTCATCCTCGCGAGTCCCCCGGGAATGACGCCCCAGGAGGTCCGCGACTGGCGCCGGTTCACGCTGGGCATCTCCAGCTCGTACGGCGGCCTCTACTACCCCTACATCCGGGTCACCGACCCGTTCACCGAGCGCGGCTCGAACATCCCCCCGATCGGTCACATCGCGGGCGTGTACGCGCGCACGGACACGAACAAGAACGTCTCGAAGGCCCCCGCGGGCGTCGAGGACGGCAAGCTGCTCTTCACCGTGGGCCTGGAGCGTCGGCTGGAGTTCGGGGAGATCGACACGTTCTTCCAGAGCCAGGTCAACGCCATCGTGGACACCACGCAGACCGGTCGTGCGGTCTGGGGTGCTCGCACCTTGGAGAACCCGCCGGATGACTTCCGGTACATCCAGGTCCGCCGGATGTTCAACTTCCTCAAGTCGAGCATCTTCAACGGGACGCACGGCTTCGTCTTCGAGAACGTGGGCGCGTCGCTTCGGCAGCGCATCCAGCTCTCGGTCGAGAGCTTCCTCCGGAACCTCTTCAACCAGGGCTACTTCGCCGGCTCGGTCTTCACCGATGCGGTCGTCGTGATCTGCGACGAGAGCAACAACACCTCGGACAACGAAGAGGCGGGCGAGGTGTTCTGCGACATCTACATCGCGCCGAACCGTCCGGGCGAGTTCATCATCTTCCGCATCCAGCAGAAGTTCTCGTCGGCCGCGTGATCGGCTGATCGAAGGAACCGACGATGGGCATCAAGGCGCTGAGCAAGGAGCTGGACACGGTCCTGGAAGGGACCGGAGGCCAGCCCTTGTCTCGGTGCGGCGGATGCGACCTCAACGAGACCATCCGGGCTCTGGCCAGGGAGTCCGGGCTGACCGAGGATGCACTTCTGGAGTCGATGAGCTGCGACGAGGGCTGTCGCAAGAAGTTCTTGCAGGCGGATGGCTCGTTCAAGGGCACCCTGGGCGACGGGTCTTCCACCTGCGAGAAGATGTTCGCCGAATGCTGCAAAGGGGTGAAGGACCCCAAGGCGCTCTGCGCCTACATCGGACGCCGGTCCGGTCAGATCTGAAAAACACCCCTACGGAGGCACGAGAACCATGGATGCGACGATCACGAACCTCGGAACCACTTCCCCCGACGACGATGTCTTCCTCAGCGGCCCGAAGGTCTCGCTCGCTGCGGGAGCCTCGATGGTGTGGTCCGACCTGACGGTCGGCCATCTCGACGATGCCGGGTGGCTCAAGGCCCTGATCATCGCGGGCAAGGTCAGCGTCTCGGTCGCGCTCACGGCGGACGATGCGGTGGCTCCGCTCGTCGGCTCGCTCAGCCCCCAGAAGCTCCCGCGCTACACCGTCGCGACGCTCCCCACGGGCGCGAACGCGATCGAGGGCCAGGTTGCCTTCGCCACGAACGGTCGTCGGACGGGTCAGGGCGCGGCGGCCGGCACCGGCGTCCCCTGCTACTTCTCGGCGGGATCCTGGCGCGTCTTCTACGACGACACCGTCGTCGCGGCTTGAGCCGCGCGGTGCCATCCGTGGCACCAGCGTGTACTGAGTACATCCAGGCCAGGAGACGATCGTGTCGTTCATCACCATCGAGCAGAGGATCGCCGCTGGTTCCCAGTTCACTGGGACCAACGGCGGCTCCACGGGAACAATCACCACGGTCACCGGCCTACAGGTGCTCCAGGGCGAGACGTTCCAGCTCCGCTCGCGGGCGAAGGACGTGTTCACGTTCATCTTCGACTTCGACGCCACGAACCCGGTGGCCGAGACGGCCACCAGGCGCCGTGTCTTCGTCACGACGGCGATGACCGCGGCCCAGGTGCGAGACGCCATCATCCGAGCGGTCAACAGGACCCCGGGGCTGGCGCTCTACGCGTCCTCGGGCGGCGCCAGCCAGGTGAACCTGACGAACGGTCAGGGTGGCACCGCGGGCAACCTGGCGGCCCTCCCGGACACCGTGGTCAATGCAGGGTTCGTCGTGTCGGCGATGGCCGGAGGCGTGAACCGCTCATCGGAGCCCGTGGACATCGACGGCGTTCGCTACTTCCCAGAGGCGACGTTCGGCGGGATCTTCGACTTCGACTTCGCCACCAAGCGTCTCATCGACGGCGCGCCCGTGAGCGGTGTTCCGTGGAGGGTCGAGCGGGCGGTCATGCAGCTCACCGGCGCGGCTCCCTACACGCTGTCGATCCTCTACCCCGATGGGACGACCGCCACGCTCCAGACGGGAGCGGGCGCTCTGGTCCTCATCACCAACCCCATCCTCCTCGCGCCGGACGAGCGTCTCCATCTCCTCACCGTCGGGGCGGTGGCAGCCATGTACGCGCGAGTGACCGCGCGTCCGAGCACGTGATAGGTTCAAGATCATGAGGCTCTCCGAACAGCTCGACACGGCCCTCGCGTTCGCCCCGCCGGACGATGCTGGCCTCATCCTTCGAGTCGTGAACCTCAACAACGCCTCGCGGCCCGCTCAGGAGGCCCAGGGCGTTCTGCCGATCTTCGTGGTCGGCCACGAGGGCTTGGATCAGGGGAGCTGGCGTCGATGGATCCGTGAGAACGCGGTGGCGGCGTACGGATCGGCGATGGCCGAGAAGTTCGTGATGCAGGGCATCGACTTCAAGGATCTCGACCCCACGCGGCCCTTCGGTCGTGCTCTTCGGAACACCGGCGGATGGCGCTCCGAAGCCAGGAGTCACGCCTATCTCGATCAGGCGATGCACCTCCTGACGCTGGTGGAGAAGTGGCCTTCGCTGTACAACTTGATCGCGACGGAGATGGCCGAAGAGGATGTGACCCTCAGCGAGTTCATCGGTCGGGTGTATCAGCTACCTTCCCCACGAGAGGTGGGCGAGGGTCGGTTCACGACACTGGGTGACATCATCGGTCGGACCGTGATCACCACGAACTACTGAGCAGGAGAAGGAGCAGACCATGGCACGCGCACAAGCGACCGATCCCTTGCACAACTTCCGCTTCCACGCCCGAGCTGGCGCGGTCGCCGGCCTCGCCGGGATCGATGCCCTCCAGCCTGGTGGCGTTCCGTCTCCTGGCGTGGGTGACACGGCAGAGGCCGGGTTCTCGGCGATCACCACCCCGGAGTTCACGGTCGAGGCGGCCGAGTACCGGGAAGGCATCAAGACCTACACCGAGAAGTATCCCGGTGTGCCGACGGTCAACGACTCGACCTTCTCGCGCGGCGTCGGCCGGAACGACACTCAGTTCCTCTCCTGGGTCCTCGCGGCCATCGAGGGTCGCGAGTACCGGACCGACATCACCGTCCTCCACGCGACGCGCGCGGGACGGTCGTTCCCGCACGACCCGGCGACCTCGTTCCCGAACGCGGAGACGAAGCGCTACTTCCTCTTCGAGGCGTTCCCCATCCGCGTGAAGATCGCGGGCGACCTCGATGCGTCCACGTCCGACGTGGGCATCATGGAGATGGACGTGGCGGTCGAGCGCTGGGGTGTCATCCGACCCGACGGTACCCGAGTCGGGGTCTGACGCACCGGGCGTCCGTAGGAGGTCCCGGTGGCTCGCCCTCGTCTTCTGGACATGATGCAGAACTACCCGTTCTGGGTCTTCGATGCGTCGGGGCCCAGCGGGAATGCTCTGCTTTCGATCTTCGATCCAGCTCTCGGCTTCTCGGCCGTCACGGCTCCGGAGATCAGTGTCGAGACCAAGGATATCCAGCCGGGCAACTGGGAGTACAAGCGTCGGGTCGTGAAGTCGGCGGAGGCGGGCCCCGTGTCCCTCTCTCGGGGCGCGCGCTTCTACGACTCGGACTTCTACAACTGGATCACCGGCGCCATCGTTGGTCGCCAGCCGATCCGGCGCACGCTGGTCATCGTTCACTTCCTCGGTTGGAGGGTCCAAGCGCAGGCGCTCAATGCCAACCTGTCGTTCCCCGACACGGCCGTCATCCAGGCCGGGCTGCGCACGCCGGGGCGCGGTTGGATCCTCTACGACTGTCTTCCCACGCGCTACAAGGCAGGCTCGGACTTCGACGCGACCTCCAGCGACGTGTCGATCCAAGAGCTTGAAGTTCAACCCGAACACATCGCCGAACTGACGCTGGCCACGATCAGCCCGGTTGCAGCGAGGGCCACCTCGGCTGCCATCGAGGTCGTCAACGCTGTGGTACAATCTGGCGGCGGAGGCTGAGATGTCCAAGTCGAACACGTTCGAGACCAACCTGATCAGGCACATCTTCCTGAACGAAGCGATCACGCTCGTCGGGGATGCTGCCGGACTGCTGCCTTCGACGTTGGCCGGCAACCTGTATCTCGGCCTGTGCCTCGCGAGCCCAGGGGAGGCTGGCGACCAGACCACGAACGAGTGCACCTACCCAGCCTACGCGCGCCAGCCGGTTCCGCGTTCGGGGGCAGGGTGGACCGTCTCCGGCAACCAGGTGAACCTGTTCGCCGATGTCGACTTCCCCAGGCGCACCGACGGAGGGGCTCCAGAGGAGATGCTCTTCTTCACCGTCGGGACGGATCTTGCTGGAGCCGGCAAGCTGCTCTACTTCGGGCCGCTCGTGAGAGACAACCTGGCGTACGTCTGCACCGCTGACGCGACGGCGGACACCATCCTGGCGCCTGGAACGGCGTACGCGGTCAACGACCGGGTGGTCTTCTTTCCGGCGGCCGAGTCGACGCTTCCCGGAGGCATCACGGACGGCCTCGTGCTCTACATCCGCACCGCGCCCGGCGGAGGCGTGTACACGCTGTCCACCACGGCGGGCGGAGCGCTCTACAACATCTCGGCGAACGGCGCCGCCATCGTGCAGAAGTTGAGCACGATCATCGTCGCCGAGAACACGACTCCGCGTCTGACGACCGGCACCAGAATCACCGAAGACTGACAGGCAAGATCATCATGACCACATCAGCGAACCTGTCGCCGATCTACCGCGCGACCGCGCAGGTAGACCTGGGCCGTGACGGAAGCTCGTCGGTCCAGCTCGATATCGCGCTGCATTCCGCAGCTCCCGTGGAGTCGAGTATCGAGCCCACGTCGTATGGATCCTATGCGCGCGTCCAGCCGCAGTCAGAGGAGATCACATGAGCACGTCTGTCGACTCAGCGAACAGCATTCTTTCGCTGATTTACTTGGCTGCCGCCTGGGCAGACATCGCCGAAAACGACGGCAGCTCGCCGGCCGTGACGCTCGACATCGGGCTGCACACCGCGGCACCGGCAACCTCGTCGCAGTCGAGCAACGAGGCCACCTTCGGAGCGTACGCGCGTGTCCCAGTGGCACGATCGGGCGCTGGCTGGACGACTCCGAGCGGTGGCTCCCTGTCCAACTTCGCGCTGATCCAGTTCGCCGAGTGCACCTCGGGGACGAACGTCATCACGCACGTCAGCGTCGGCAAGGGTGGCACCATCATCCACTTCGGCGCGCTCGGTGCTTCGCGTACGGTCAGCGCGGGCATTCAGCCGCAGTTCGCGGCCAACGCGCTCGTGAGCACGCAGACGTGAGGAGCGCAGACGTGAAGACGGCCCCCTACACCTGCGCCGAGTGCGGCATGCCGGTCATCTTGCTGCCGAGCGGCGACAAGATTCGTGCGTGCGCGCATCACACCGCCGCCGTCCACGCCAACATGACCGCGACGGTCTCCGCTCATGGCGGCGTTGCCGTTCAACACTCGAAGATGACCAGCGGCGATTCACCGTGAGCGGCGGATTTCGCAACTTCCGCGCGCTCGGCGATGCGTTCTCGAAAGGCCAAGTTCACACGGCGCACTTTCGCAAGATCCCGTCGCAGTCGAGCGGTGCGTTGCAGTGGATTGATCTCAGCATGGCTGGTGGCAATCCCGTCCCCAACTACTACGCCTCTTCTCCGCTTGAGGCAGCTACGCTCAACGGGTTCCGAGGTGTCTTCCATGGCGACGACAAGTCGCCTGCGCAGATGCGTCTCGTTGAGATGGAGCTTTGCACGCCATCGTCCGCCTTCATCGGCCAGTTCTCTCTGCTCGACTATCTCCTCTACTACCCGTTCATCGACTTCGACGACACCGGCGAACAGGTGATGGTCAACGACACCCCATTGCCACGCTACAGCGATGGCGCTGGAGTGCGGGCAATGCTCGTGGCGGCTGCCCCAACGGTCGGCGGCGGGTCGTTCACGTACAACTACATCAATCAGGATGGCATCCCGAAGACATCGCCGGTCATTTCGTGCAACACGACAGCCGATGCGATCGCGACCATCGCCACGTCGCAACAGGGTACCGTGGCAGGCGGCCAAGCGTTCTTGCCGATGGCGACTGGCGACACTGGTATCCGGTCGATCGTGTCTCACCAAATGATCACGCCTAACGGTGGCCTCGGCGTGATCGTGCTTGTGCGACCGATCTGCGATGCGACGATCCGTGAGATCAACGTACCTGACTGGCGCAGTTACGTGTTTCAAGTTCCTGGCGCGTACGCGCCTCTCATACACGACGGCGCGTACCTGAACTTCATTTGCAACCCCGCGTCGACCGCGCTCGGTGCAATACTCACGGGTCGTGTTACTTTCGTCTGGAACTGAGGTGCTGCCGTGGGATTCACTTCGCAAGACCAACTGATCAACGACATCACCGTCAACGGTCAGTACCTTCGCCGCGAGGCGCAGAAGATCACGTCGCCAGCTCACACGGCTGGTGGCTGGCACCTTGCGGCAGGCATGGCGGGCTACCCGAACGCCGGCACGTTCCCCGGCACTGACCTCGTGTGGTCGGCCTGCTCCGAGACCTCGGGCGATGGCACGAACGTGATCGGCATGCAGCACGCCGGCAACGTCGATGTGGGCGCGGTCACGAAGCACATCTTGAGCGCCAGCGCGCTTTGTGTCGCTGCCGCTGGTGCGCCGTGGCAGCTCAAGCTCATCGACCTGGAGGGCTACTACCGCCTCTCGGGCGCGAACGTGACCGGCGTGGCCTCGCGCGTCCTCATCAATACGAACACGTTCACGGCGAACGCAGGCACCGACCTGATCACGTACACGAACGACTGGAAGCCGCTCACGAAGGTGCGCTTCACCACGACGGGCACGTTGCCGGCCGGCCTTGCGCTCGCGACCGACTACTGGCTGATCCGCGTCAGCTCGACGACGGCAAACGTCGCCGCGTCGCTGAGTGATGCCATCGCCGGCACGTTCGTCGACATCACGGATGCGGGTACCGGAACGCACACGTTGACGATCCAAATGAGGAATCCGGACGGTGTGGGTTGCGAGGCGTTTTTCGTCGCGCAGACCGCTCCCTCCACCGGCGGCCCCAACCTCACGGCATCGTCGTACACGCCCACGGTTGGCTCCCCTGGTCGTGCCTTTCAGGGCACCCCAAACATGGGCCCAGCGGCCGACGCCTACGCGACCCGTGTGTTGCACTCGGGCAACGCCGCCGGTCGCTACGGTCCGTTCATGCCGAAGCAGGGCGGTGACACGGGCATCAAGAGCATCGAGTCGTTCACGTGGAGCGGCGGCACCGCGTACACGGGCGCGGGCGTCGTGGCGCTCTGCATCGGAAGGCCGCTGATCGATCTCGTGATCCCGGCCACCGGCGCAGCGGCCCAGCTCGACTACGTCAATCAACTGCCGAGCATGCCTCGGGTGCGCGATGGCGCGTGTCTCGTCTGGATGCTTTTCAGCACTGGCGCGACCACCAACCTGAGCCCGCTCACGTCCGCGATCGAATTCGCCTGGGGCGGCTGATCCATGCCTCCGGTCCGCAACGGCCTCGGGCTGGCGGGCGCGCCTTCGCGTCTCGTGTGCAGCACCGGTCTCTACGGCATCAACCGCAGTAGTTGGGGCAAGGGCGGAGCGTTCAACAACTTCTACGCCGGGGAAGGGACCGTCGTCAGCGGCGCTTCCATCGCCGACACTGCGGCCAAGCCGAACGGCTACGAGCCTCCCTACTCGTGGATCATGGCTCGGCGTGGCGGTGGCTTGTCGGCGTACAACTCGATGAGCGCGGGACACGAACTCTCGGGAGGCATGTCGCTCGGCATCAACCTCGACTCGACGATGACTGCCGACGGCACCATCACGACGGCCAACCTGTCGTTGGTCGTCTCGCTCGCTTGCACGATGCTGGCGGAATGCGCTGTGACGGCGTCGATGCAGGCCATCGCGTCGCTCGCTTCAACGATGGTCGCCAACAACGACCTCACCGGGGCTCTCAGTGCCATCGCGTTCATGGTGTCGACGATGACCGCGAACGGCAGCCTCGACGGCAGCACGATGCGCGGCACGGCGCATATGTCCGCTCTCATGACCACGGAGGGCAGCGTCGCGGTGTTGACGGCGGCCGAGATCGCTGCCGCTGTCTGGGCTGACCTCGCGGCGTTGAACCTCACCGACGAGGTCTCCCTCGTGCGCAAGACGACGGGCAACCGCCTCCAGGTCGACTTCGTGACGCAGAGGCTCAATCTCTACGATGACGACGGCGTCACGATCCTGCGCTACTGGCCGCTAGCCACTGACGGCGGCGAGCCGGTGACCACGGCAACCGGAGTTCAGACGAAGCGCCTGGCGCCTGTCGGGTAGGCTTCTGGAATGATTACCCAGGGGCTCAACTCCAGCGGCGACATCGTCTCGTTCGGCCTCAACCCGTCGTCCGGCGCGTTCGACATCATCGTGTCGAGCTACGGCTCGTCGTCCGGGCGATCGATCGTTTCGGCGCTCTCGACTGCTCTGGCGGAGGCGGCTGGTCTCGGACAGGGCTTTGGGTTCGCGTTTGGCGACGGTGAGACGATCGCCGAAGAGACAGGCAGCGCCTTCGGGAATGGCCGTGGGTCAGGCGATGCCACCGCGGTGGTGGATGTTGCTGGCGAAGCCGGCGCGGCGCTGGGCTTCGGTCGCAGCGCGGCCGAGGTCGTGGCGTTGGCTGAGGCAGTTGGCAGCGCCATGGGCCTCGGGGCTGCGTTTGGTTTCGGGGAGGCTTTTTCCAATGCGGTGGGTGCTGCGCTGGGCCTTGGTCGCAGTGAGGCCGAGGCTAGAGCTTTGGCGAACTCGTTTGGTGCTGGGCTGGGCGCCGGGTTGGCGCATGGGTCCCCGCAGGCACCGGCAAGCAGCTCGGCGGCGTCTCGTGGGTCCGCGATCGGCGCAGCCGATGGCACCCTGCTCCTCAACGCAACGGGCAATGCCTTCGGGAAGGGTCTCGGCTCAGCGGAGGCCACCGTGCTGGCCAACATCGTGGGCGCAGCTCTCGGTGCTGGTCGCACCGCGACCGAAGCCAGGGCGCTGGCGGACTCGTTCGCCGCTGGCCTGGGCTTGGGGTCTCCATCGGGAGTCGGGGAGGCGCTCGCCAGCAGCTCGGCGGCGTCCCGTGGGTCTGCTCTTGGGGCAGGCGACACCACCAGGCTCGCTGACGCGATCGGCAGGGCGTTCGGGATCAGCGGTAGCTCGTCCGAGGCCATCGGCCTGGCCGGCGCCGTGGGCGCTGCCCTTGGTGTCGATGGTGGTGCGGCCGAGGTCATGGCGCTGGCCGAGGCGATCGGCAGCATCATCGGGATCGACCGCGGAGCTGGCGAGGGGCGCGGAATCAGAGGGCCACTGCCGGAATCGGCCGAAGGGTTCATCGCGAGCATCTCCGACCTGGTGGCGATGCTCTACACGCTGCTTTCCGAGCCGGACGGAGAAGTGAGCAGCAAGCCGGAGGCAGAAGGGCTCGTCGAGGAGAACGATCAGGAAGCCTCGGTGAGCGACGAGCGCTCCGTGTCCGGTGATGTTCGGGTGGACGAAGAGCGGTCGGGCAGGCGACCGGGCAGGCGATGACCGCGGATCGCGTGTGGTAGAATAGGTCGGCCGGTAGATCGAGGAAGCGCTCAAATGTCACACCCGCCGAACAGACTCAACGCCATCCGGCTCGTGAAGGGCCAGACGAAGAACATCTCCGTCAAGGTGAGGACGCAGGAGGGGCGTCCGGTCGTGCTTTCTGGTGAGACGGTTCTCTACATGAGCGTCCGGAGAACGATCGGGTCGCCGGTGCTGATCTCGAAGCAGACGGGGAGCGGGATCGAGGTGACGGATCCAGCAAAGGGCGAGGCAACGGTTGTTCTTGATGTGACCGACACCGAGCAGCTCGAAACCGGCGTCCATCGGTACGACGTGTGGCTCGTGTATCCTTCGACGGACGAGGTCACTCCCGACGAGAGGTTCCCGCTCGTCCGGCACGCGGAGCTGGTCGTCGAAGACTCGATCACCGAGTTCTAGCCACGTCCCCAGGCGTAAGATAGGATCTGCCCGTGCCCATTGGCCAATCAGCGATGCCATCGTCGGCTCCCATCGGAACTGCGGGGGTCGCGTCACCCTACGGCATGGCCTCGGCCGGTGTCGGGGGCCGACGTGTCCAAGGTCAGTTCGTTCCGCTCTCGGTGTTCTTCCTCCAGATGGACGGCGAGGACGCGGAGGATGGTGAGCCGGGCGCCAAGTCGGTCACCGGCTACGTCGAGAAGGGCAAGAAGCCCGACGTGCCCAAGAAGCCGATCGGCAAGGTCTCCTTCGACAAGGACACGGCCAACCAGACCCGTGCCATGAAGGGTCCGCGTCCCAAGGCCAAGGAGCGCAAGGAAGAGTCGAAGATCCGCCCGACGGAGCGACCGCAGAAGTGCTCGTTTTGCACCGAAGGCGCGACCAAGAGCCTGCTCTGGGCGGAGGGGCGCGCGTACATCCCGGTGTGCGACAAGCACGAGCAGAAGGCGCGCGGCGTCATCGTGGACAAGAACGATGACGAGGTCGCCGCCGTCCACAAGATCAAGAACGAGGACACGACCTCGGCCAACGTCGCGGCGTACCCCGTCCCCATCGGCAAGCCACTGCGGCGGATGGGCGAGAAGGGCCGGAAGCGGTGGATGGATCGGCTGGCCCAGCACATGGGCAAGTAGACGACGTGGGAACCAGTTCGGTCCCGCAGAAGCAGAAGGAGAAGAAGATGGCAGGCAACGAAGATGCGGTCGGCGGAGAGCGCGGCCAGAAGTCGAAGCACTTGACCCAGGCGGAGGGCGGCGTCCTCGACGAGGGGGAGGGCTACGTGCCCCTCACGGAGGGCGTCTCCGAGCAGGGTGTCTTCCAGCTCGTCGGCGGCTACCTCGACTCGGACGGAGTCGTCCACAAGGAGGTCCACCTGCGCGCGATGAGCGGTCACGAGGAAGACCTCCTCTCGAACGACAGCGTCCCGTTCTTCCAGCGCATGACCGGGATCCTGTCCCAGTGCTGCATTCGCATCGGGACCATCGAGGACCGGGGCCAGATCATCAAGGCCATCCGTGGGCTGCCGGCCGGGTCGCGCCAGCACCTCCTGATCTGCCTTCGGCGCGCGTCGCACTGGCGCACGACGAAGGACTACTACGACATGAAGGTCGAGTGCCCGAAGTGCGAGAAGGACTCGGACTTCAAGGTCAACCTCGGGACGCTCGACACCTACGAGATGCCCGACGCGACCAAGCGCATCTTCGAGGGCGAGTTGCCCGATGCGAAGATCGAGTACGTCTGGAAGATCACTTCGTTCGAGCAGGACGAGATCCTCTCGGCCATCACCCAGAGCGAGACGGCCCATCACGAGCTGCTCACCTGGTCGATCCTCATCCGCCTCGTCAGCCTCGGCGGCGACAAGGTGGAGGTGAAGCCGTCGGAGGTCGTCGATCAGACGACCGGTCAGCTCCTCAAGACCTTCCCGAAGCGCATCCTGGAGATGCGGCAGAAGATCAAGAACCTCACGACCGACGATCGTCAGTTCTTCCGCGACGAGTTCATGGAGCATGAGCCCGGCGTCGAGACCGACATCGACTTCAAGTGCCCCAAGTGCAAGAAGGAGTTCGTCGGCAGGCTCGACCTCGGTCAGCGAAGTTTTTTCTTCCCATCGGCTCGGCAGAAGCGCTCGAACAGGAGGTCCTTTACCTGATGGACGTGCTTCACCAGCCGTACGACGCGGTCATGTCCATGCCGTGCGGCCGGAGGAAGCGCTTCTGCGAGGAGAAGGAGCACGTCGACAAGCACCGAGCACAGAACGTCAAGAACAAGAAGAAGAAGAGGTAACGACCGGTGGCAGTCGGCGGTGGCATGGGCAGGCTCTTGGGTCTCGGCTTCGTCTTCGGAGCAAGGGACAACGGAGCCGTGCGCATGACGACCGGCCTGGCCGAGGGCATGGACCGGGTCGCCGAGTCCACCATGGAGGCCGGTCGCCAGTCCTCCGCGCTCAACGCCCTCGGGGAGTCGCTCACCCGACTCGGCTCGGCTGGCGCGCGTGGGATCGAGAGCCTCGGGAACACCCTGGAGAGCTTGGCCAGCGCCGCGGGGATCAACCCGTCGGACACCGGCATCGAGTCGTTCGGGGTCGAGTTCTCGAACACCTGGCGCAGGGCCACCGTCGGCCTCGGTCCGTTCCGCGATGAGGTCGAGGGGATGCGAGGAGAGATCTCCTCGATGGCCTACTCGCTCGATGTGGACGCGGGGGAGATGATCGGTGCGGTCACCAACCTCGCCAGGAGCGGGCACTCGCTCGAAGACTTCGGGCTCTCGCTCCGGACCGTCGCCGGCTCCATCCAGTCGAACATCCTCAGCGGCACCGACCTCTCGAACCTCCTGACCGGGCTCTCCGAGGGCTACGAGCTGGGGGCGGATGGGGCGACCGCGTTGATCGACCAGACGACCGCGATCGGCGAGGCGTTTGGCTTCGGGGCAGACGCGGTCCGTCGGCTCCCGTCTGTCATCTCGGCGGCCGACCCGATCCTCGCCAGGTTCTCCGGGATGACCATCAACGAGGTCACGGACTCGGTGACCAGGCTCTCGACCGCCATGGCGCGTGGCCTCGGGATCTCGTTCGATGATGCGAGCGAGGCGGCCACCGGACTGCTCACGAGCCTCGGGGACGCACGAAGCGAACTGTCGGCTTTGATCACCGGCACCGGAAGCGACATGCCGGAGCTGGCGACCGCGCTCGGCATCTCGATGAACGACATCGACGGGTCGTTGCGGACGATCATGAGCGACCCGCTCACGTTCGCGAACAACATCCGCCAGCTCTACCAGGGCATGGACCCAACGAGCGTCGAGGCCCAGCGGCTTCGCGACACGATCGCGGCCATGGGCCCCACGTTCAGCTTCGCGATCGAGAACGGCGAAGAGATGGGCCGCGTGATGGAGGCCGCCGCTGCCCCCATCGCGAACGCCGAGGGCGCCTTCAACAGGATGGCCCGGTCCGGGGCCGGAACGTCTCGGACCTTCTCCGAGTCGATGGAGCGGCTCTCCGACGCGTTCGAGACCCGTCTCCACGGGATGACCACGGTCACGAACAGGGATGTCCTCGGTCGTCAGCGAGATGCCTTCCGACGCCTCGGGGACACCATCGAGGACTTCTCGAACCGGGGCGGAGCGCTGGGGCTCTTGACCCAGGGCTTCTTGAACGTGCGGAGGTACGGCCTCGTCCACGGCCTGCTCCCTCTCCTGGAGGACAGGCTCGGGAGCACCTTCCCGAACCTGACGCGACGCATCCACGAGTTCGCACCGGCGCTCGGGATGCTCGGCGAGGGCTTCATGACGGCGGCCCAGAGCATGGGCCCGCTGCTCGTGGTCGCGGGTCAGACCGGCTTGCTCGGCCTGATCCCGAGGCTCGGCTCGGCGCTCATGGGCCTGGGAGGATCGGTCACGGCGATGCTCGGCCCGGTGGGCATCGCAGTCGCGGCCATCGCGGCTGCCGCGGCCGTCATCATCTACAACTGGGACGACATCCGGAACTTCTTCACCGGTACCGACTGGGCAGGGCTCGCCAACGACGCGGCCCAGGGGTTCCTCGATGGTCTGAACTTCTTGTGGAACTGGTCGGAGGACATTGGCGACCAGATGGCGGCCGTCGACTGGCACGGTGTCGGCGTCTCGATCGGTGACGGATTCAGGCTGGCGTGGGACTTCGTGGCCGGTCTGTTCACCGGGGAGTTCAACGACAGCGTCACCACCTTCTTCGGCGACGCCTTCGAGATGGACCCAGCCGAGATCGTTCCGGTCATCGGCTCGATGCTGCGAGACATCGTTCAGAACACGCTCGGCCAGCTCGACACCATCTTCCACGAGATCGTCTCCGGCATCTTCGGCGACGACTCGATGTGGGTCGATCTGTTCGACACGATGTTCTCGATGTCCCCGCTCGGAGCGATCCAGCGTGCGCTCGACGCGGACAACATCACCGACGGAGTCATCGCCTCGCTGGGCGTCGTCTTCGGACCTGCCGGAGCGCTCTACTCGTGGGGCTACGACACGGTCAACGGTCTCTGGCAGGACATCTTCGGCGAGTCGCTGGTGGACGCCTTCCTGGCCATCCCCCAGAGGTTGCTCGGGGTCGTGGACGGCGTGCTCGCCGTGATGCTCTGGCCGTTCGAGCAGCTCTTTGGATCGGATCGCATCTCCGAGCTGTTCCACCAGGGTGGCGTCATGGCCATCTTCGACGACTTCGCCAGCTTCGTCGGGGCCACCTTCGATGCCATGGGCGACATCTGGGACGACATCATCGTCCCGATGGGAGAGGTTGCCTGGGAGATCCTTGGAGAGGTCGGCTCGGCCTTCTCGGATCTGTGGACCGAGACCGTCGCTCCAGTTCTCGGAGAGCTTCGGTCGTGGTGGGACGACCAGTTCGGTGGCGAAGTCGTCCCGGATGCGCGGCAGAACATCCGGAGCACCGGCGACTCGTTCCGGTCGATGTGGCAGCAAACGATCCGGCCCGCTCTCATCGCTTTTGCTCGTACGTCCATCCAGGTGATGATGGATTTCGAGCGCACGTCGATGGCCGTTTGGCAGGTGGTCGGCACCGTCGCTGTTCGCACGCTCTTTAGCGTCATCCGGACCATCTCCTCGCTGCGCGTCAACTTCGAGCAGACGCGCGAGGTGCTCATGGCCGGGTGGCAGGCCATCGGCGCGCGCATCCGGCGCTTCTTCGTCGAGCCGATCTTGGAGGCTGGCGACAGCTTCATGACCATCTTCGAGACCATCGACATGACCATCCGCGGGATGCGTCTTGGATTCCTTGGCATCGTTCAGTCGTTGGTCATGGCGCTCCAGTCGGCCTTCAACTCCATCCCGGAGGTGATCCGGAATGCGATGGGCATCTCCGGTGACGTGATGGGCGGCGCGGTGTCTTCCATCGGGACGGCGGTCGCAGAAGAAACGGCTGCTATCAGGACGGCAAGGGAAGGCATCGCGGCGGCTCGTCTTGAGAGGCAGGCTTCGATGGCTGCCGAGAGGTCTCGAACCCAAGAGGCCGAGGCTGCGCTGGCGGCGGCCATCGCCGAGCGTCGTCGGGCCATCGACACGGAAGAAGCGCGCGTCAGCGGCATCGAGACACGCACGCTCGCCGGGATCGCTGGGTTCGGGGCGCGCATGGACGGTGCGCTGGTCCGCGCGTCTGAGCGCGTCGAGAACATGGGCGAGACCCTCGAAGGGGTGGCGGAGGATGCTGCCGGGGTCGTGACGACGGAGGACGGCACGCCGGTCGTCGTGGCTCGTGAGGGCGAAGAGTCTGCGCCGGTCGTGGCCAGGACGACCGAAGAAGCTCCCGGAGAAGGACCTGGTCGAACCGGAGGGGCCAGGCGTGCGCGCGAACGTCGCATGGCCACGGAAGCGGCGGCAGACGCCGACCGCACCGAGACCGCCCGCGCTACCGCGCGCGAGATGGTCATCTCTGCGTTCGGCGCCGAGGCTGTTCGCCAGCTCGGAGCGGCGCTCGGTGGCGGCGGCGGTGGCGGAGGGCGTGGGCGCGCTCGTAGGTCCGAGGCCGGCGGCAGCCCTGAATCGGTAGGTGGGTGATGTCCGTCAGGCTCCGAGACACGTCGCGCCTCAAGTTCGCACGGCTCATCACCGTCGGCGGCGTCGAGCACTGGGAGTACCCGGAGTACCCCGTGATCGATCCGGCCCCGGACGACATCAAGTACACGGTGGACGCGAACGACCGCATCGACCGGATCGCCACGCGCTTCTACGGGTCACCCGACCTCTGGTGGATCATCGCCGTGGCCAACGACTTGGCGCTCTTGCCGAACGACCTCAACGCGAACACCCAGCTCCGCATCCCGTCGGGGCGGCGCGTGTTCTCCTCGATTCTGAGGAAGCCGTCGCGCGGCCTGGAAGGGCGCTGATCTATGCCGGTCCTGGACCCCTCTGGCTTTCAGATGGCGGTGCGCATCGTCACGACCGATCGTCAGATCTACCCGTTGTGGATGTCTGCCGAGGGCGGAGCGACGGCCGGAGCGACATCGACGACCGACGCTGGCCTCGACGGGGAGGCGCTCATCGCCGGCCTGCCGTGCGTCGAGTCCGTGGACATCGAGATCGGCCTCGGCATGAACTCGAAGCTCACGATCGCCATCGCCACCCCGTTCGACCTCGGGCTGGCGGTGCTCGCGTCCCCGCTCATGCGCGTGGGCAACGTCATCGAGTGCCAGGTGGGCTACCCGAGGATCGGGCGGTTCATGCCGTGGATCTCGGCGATGGCAGCTCGGCCGGACGTGCGCATCTCGCCGGACGAAGGGTTCTCGGCGACCCTCAACGGAGAGGGCGGGGCGTTCATCGCGCTGCGCGGGTCCAGGACGGCCGAGTACCAGAACAAGTCCTACGTGGACATGCTCCGCGAGATCCTGACCCACGAGGGGTACGAGAACATCGACCTCGCCGTGCCCGACAGCGACGGCCCATCCGATCCGCTCTACCAGATCAGGGAGCGTCTCTCCCAGTCGGCCCAGTCGGACTGGTTCTTCATCCAGTACATCGTGCGCGCGGCCAACTGCGACGCCTGGATGGAGCCTTCTTCGAGCACGGAGGGAAGGCAGACGCTCAGGGTCCTCAGGCGCGAAGCGGTCCTCGGCAGCACGCCGAGGTTCAGCTTCGTGATGCGCGGGAACGCCGACTTCGAGGTCTACTTCCCGATCCTGGAGTTCGAGACGCAGGCCGAGGGCGTGTGGCTTCCGGGTGCAGCCACGACCATCCGGACCGGCGAGCTGAATCCGACCTCCGGAGGAGCCCTCGACCGATTGACCACGCGGGCGGAGTCGCCTGTGCCAGCGGCGGGTCCGGTGGTTGCGGCCACCGGCGGAGCGACCGTCGAGGACACCGCCGTGATAGCCGCCGTCACCGCCGAAGGGGACGTGGCCGGAGACCACCTCTACGTCTCCGAGCGGGATCCGAGGACGGCGGCGGAGGTGGCCACGGCTCACCTCACCGAGTCGTCGCTGCGCGGGGGCGGCATCCAGGCGACCATCACGACCATCGGCATCCCGGATCTCTTCCCGGGTCAGATGGTCGGAGTCGTTGGGGTTGGCGTCTTCGACGGGCTCTACCTCGTCCAGAAGGTCACTCACCGGGTGTCCGCCGAGGAATGGGGGATGACCATGGAGCTGATCAACAACGCGACCGAGACGGCCATGCTCTCGGACATCCTTCGCGGGTTCACGCCGAGGACCAACAACGCAACGCCGCCGGAGCCAGCGGGTGATGCAGCAAGCGGCGGGACGACCACGGTCGAACCGGTGGAGGGGGACGGATGAGGGGTTCACCTGCCTACTCGGCGACCGGGTTCGCGCGCTTCATGGACCGGCTCATGATGCACGGCCTGGAGGCTTTCAGACTCTACTACGGCGAGTACCGGGCCATCGTCCTCGACAACGTGGACGACCAGAACCAGGGGCGCATCCGCGTGCGCGTTCCGTCGATCGGGGACACGCCGGAGGTGTCGCGCATCGCCTTCCCGAAGGTGCCGCTGGCGGGCACCGGGTACGGCTTCAAGAGCATCCCGCGGGTAGAGTCGATCGTCTGGGTCACCTTCGAGAACGGCAAGCTCGATATGCCGGTCTGGGAGGGCGGCATCTGGATTCGCGACGGCATCCCCGAGGCGCTGCGCGATCCGGACACGCACGGGTGGTTCACTCCGCTCGGGCACAAGATCCTGCTCGACGAGAAGTCGGGGCAGGAGACCATCACCGTCGAGCACAAGAACGGCGCGAAGCTCTCGATCGACAAGGACGGCAACATCTTCGTCTCCAACGTGAGCGGCAAGATCGTGAACGTCGGCCTGGACGCCAACGAGGCAGCGGTCCTCGGAGACACTCTCAAGGGGCTCCTCGACGAGCTGTTCGACGCCATCGCGACGTTGACGGTGGGCACCGGCACCGGGCCATCGACGATCCCGATCAACGTGGCCCAGTTTCAGGCCATCAAGGCGCGTCTCCAGACGTTCCTCAGCCAGACCGTGAAGGTCAAGTAGGTGGCCCTCAACCAGGCCAAGCTGGCGGGGGCGATCCTCGACATCTTCGCCAACAAGGGCGGGGTCTCCAGCGTGGAGCTGTTCGAGGAGCGGTGGGCATCCGCCTACGACAGCTACGCGCGCGACGCGCGAGACATCTCCGGCGAGGGACCGCTGACGGTGAACTCGATCGGGTTCAGGAGGGCGCTGAACTTCCGCGCCAGCAGCCACGCCTCCGTCATCTCCGCCCAGTTCGAGCAGGCGTTCCAGACGTATTGGACCGGGGCCATCTTCCAGTTCGGCATTCCACCGCCGCCGGTGCCACCCGGGTGCCCGAACATCGGCGGCAACACCATCTTCGGTCTCGAACTGAGCAGCCTGGTCACCCTGGTGACCACCGGCGTGATGTTCGGCCAGGTCTACCCCGAGTTCCTGACCGCTTCCCGGAGCGACACGATCGAGGCCAGGGCCAGCGCCATCGCCGCCGCGATGCACCGGGCGACCACCACGGCGGTCTTGGTCCTGATCACCGGCGTGGACACGACGGTCCCGAAACCCTTCCCCATCACGAACGTCTGCACGATCTCCTGATCTGGGTGTACTGAGTTCATGACCAGCTAGAATGGGCACCGTGACCATCCTGCAAGAGAAAGCGCGAGGTCGCGCGAAGCTCACGCCGCTCGACGCCGACCTGATCCGGGCGGAGTACGCCTCGGGGAAGGTCTCTCAGCGCCAGCTCGCGACCAAGCACAAGGTCTCCCAGATGGCGATCTGGCAGGTGATCTCTGGTAGAACCTTCCGGCAGACCCACGAGGGAACAGCATGACGATCAGGGGCCTCGCCTTCCCGTTCGGTCGGTCGTCCTTCGGGCTTCCAGCCCCGGCGACCGACGAAGACGTGATCGCCGACAACATCGAGCGCATCATCCAGACCCCCCGTGGATCCAGGGTCATGCGCCCGGACGCCGGCTCCGACACCTACGCCTTCGTGTTCGAGAGCACTGGGCCCCTGCTCCGGGCAAGGATCGACCACGAAGTGCGCAGGGCGGTCTCGGCCGGAGAGCCAAGAGCGAGTATCCTCCGGGTCGATACGACCGAACGTGAGACCGACGACGGCATTGAGATCGTGGTCGATGTCACCTTCGAGGTGCTAGGAGTCGTCCGCAGGGCGAGCACGTCGTTCTCGCCGTAGTCGAAGCAGATCTGGGCCGTGTCCCAGGATGAAGGAGAAGCAGGGTGACGGATCCGCTCCAGATAGAGTCCCCGGTCGCGCAGATCAACCGCGCAAGGTTCGCCGGCAAGGACTTCTTCACCTTCGTCGATGACATCGTCGCGAGGATCCAGACCCTTTTCGTCACCGAGTTCAACGACTTCGTCGTCTCCGGCACCGGCCAGATGCTCATCGACATCGTGTCGTGGGCCTGCGAGACGCTGAGCTTCTACATCGATCGGCAGGCGTCCGAGTCGTACCTGACCACGGCCAGGACCCGGAAGGCCGTGAACCGCCTCTGTCGCCAGATCGGCTACAAGATGGCCGGTGCGGTCGGGTCGTCGGTGGACCTGGAGGTCCGCCTGGCGTCTGCCAAGGCGTTCAACGTCACCATCCCGATCGGGTTCAAGTTCAAGGGACCGTCCGACCTCATCTTCGAGGCCACGGAGGCCGTGACCTTCCTGGCCGGTGAGGGGCCCTTGTCGCCTCCGCGGACCGTCGCGTGCCGAGAGGGTCTCACCAGGACCGAGTCCTTCACCTCGACCGGAGCGAAGAACCAGGTCTTCCGGCTCTCCCCCGGGGAGGACCTCTACGTCGCTGATGGGACCGTCTCGGTGAACGTGGCCGGTCCGCTCTGGACGATCACCGACCTCATCACCTTCGACCAGACCAACCAGGTCGAGATCGACTTCAACTCCGACCCCACGACCGTGCGCTTCGGCGACGGCGTCGCCGGCAACATCCCGGCGTCCGGCGCGAACATCGTGGTCACCTACGCGGCGACCTCGGGCAGCGGCGGACTGGTCCTGAACAACACGATCACGGACGTGGTCAATCCGCTCGTCGTCTTCTTCCAGACGATCGACCTGCTCATCACGAACCCGGACCCCAGCTCGGGCGGAGCTGACGCCGAGGACCTGGCCAGCGCGAAGGCTAAGGCGCCTCGTTTTTTCAAGGCCCGGAACGTCGCGGTCACCCAGGAGGACTACGTCGGGCTCTCCCAGGCGTACACCGACCCGATTGCCGGCACCGTCTCGGTCGCCCAGGCGTTCGTGGCGCGCGGGGCAGACGACGACCTGACCCTTGCGGCCCTCCTCGCCAGCATCCGGGATCTCTGCACGCCGGTCGCCGACGACGTGACCGCCCTGGTGGCGACGGCGGAGGCGAACAGGCTCGCGACCAGCACGGCGCGCGGGACGATCGACACGACCAAGACGAACGCGATCGAGTCCGCTCTCGACGCCATCGTCACGAACCCCCAGCTCCCGCTGGCGGCTGGCGACGCGATCGATGCGCGGGTCGCGGCCCAGACCATCCGGATCGCCTCGAACAACGCGGATGTGCGCGCGAACGAGGGCCTCGCGGCGGCCACGCTCGGGCTCAAGGATGCGGCCATCACGGACATCAAGACCCAGCTCGCTGGCGTCGAAGCTCAGGTCCAGGCCATCGTGACGGCCATCGGCAACATCGAGCAGTCGGTGGCCGACGCCAACGTCGGGATCGTGACGATCGACAACGCTCTCACGACGCAGAGCACCGAGCTGGCGGCGCAGGCCACGACGCTCGCTGCCATCGTGACCAGGGTCAACACCGACTTCGAGAACCTGGTCCAGGACCAGCTCGACGCCATCTTCGACCACGTCGATGGGTTCCTCGCGGACGACTGCAAGGCCAACCTGGTCCAGGTGCCCATCCTCACGCGCGACGTGAATGGGTTCCTGACCGCGCCACCCGTCGCCCTCATGCGGAGCCTGGAGGCGTACCTGGAGGCCCGCAAGGAGGTCACCCAGGTGGTCGAGGTCGTGAGCGGCGAGGTCTACCTGGTCGCCGCCGACATCACCGGGACGATCGGCATCCGGGACGGCTACGTCCAGGCGACCGTGCTCTCGAACGTCCGCAAGGCGCTCGACGATCTCCTCCGCGTGCGGGACTTCGGGAAGTCCTTGCGTCTGTCCGATCTCTACGCTTCCATCGTTCCAGACCCGACCACTGGCCAGAAGGGCGTGGACGGCATCATGTACGCGGTTTTCAAAATCACCGGACCGACTATCTCTCTCGACGGCGATGGCAACCTCGTCATCGAGAAGAAGCAGGTCGTCACGAAGGGGACCGTCACCCTGACGGGACAGGTGGCAATCGCATGAAGACCAAGACCCAGTTCCTCGCCTACTTCTTCTGCCTGCCGTGGGACATCACCATCGCGTGGCCGACCATCCTGCTCATCCGCCTTCTCTGGGGGAAGAACCTCCGGTGGGAGTCGCCGCCGATGCCGAACCCCGGTGGGCCAGTGCTCACCTGCGAGATCCTGGCGGACTCGTGGCCGGGGCGGACCTGGTACAAGCCCTGGGGCGGCACCACGATCGGGCACGGCATCTTCTACGGCGCGGACCTGGTGCAGCCCGGGAAGTGGAGCGGGCTCCAGGAGCACGAGCACGTTCACGTCGAGCAGTTCGAGGGCGTTGCTCTCGGGTCCTTCATCACGGGCCTCTGGGTCAGCATCGTCATCGGGGCGCTTGGGCACGCGGTGGCGGCTGTGCTCGTCGGGCTCCTGATCTGGTGGCTCGGCTACCTCGTCATGGGGCTCGGGAACTGGACCGTCGCGTGGTTCCGCGGCGAGAACTTCTACCGCGGCAGCTCGCACGAGGAGTCGGCATACGCGCAGGGTGATGCCTACCGGAACCGGGAAGGGCACTGAGCCATGACCGACTCCTCCCCCAGGATGCAGTGGCCCTACCCTGCGGAGAACGCCGACCCGTGGCTGGACGACTTCCGGGCCTTCATCGCTGCGCTCGACGCTTCCGGTTTCGCGTCGCGTGAGGACCGCAACCTCCTGATCATGGGTGGAGGGACCATCTCCTGGAATGGGACGACCGGCGTCCTGACCTGGACGGCAGCGATCGAGTTCTTGAGCCCGAACACTGGGTTCCTGAACCAGATCCCGGCGGGCAACATCACGCTCACCGACGGGCAGATCGTTCGGGGCAACCTCGCGCGTGCTCTCGGGGGCAACGCCTCGATGGCGGTGTCGGCAGCCGGGTTCGCGCTCTCGAACGACAACTCGGTCGTCGTGTGCATCCGTAGAGGGACGAGCCTCTACTGGCGCAACGGCCTCGTCATGGCCGACGGCGACGAGGTGGTGAACATCGGGTCCACCCAGGGCGGCGGCACGACCAACAGCTTCGTCTTCCGACCCGGCGGAACGGAGACGGGGAACGTCTACGCGGACTGGGAAGCTCTCTACGCAGCGGCCTCCGCCGTCGAGGGTCCTGTCGTCGTCTCGATCGAAGACGACCTCGGCTCAGCGCAGATCTCGGCGGGGGTCTACGACTTCACCGACTGGACGATCGTCGGCAGGTACAAGCCGGTCACCGGTCTCAGGCCGAACCTCACGATCCTCAATGGGGTGACCATCACCGGCAACTTCCGCCTGGAGAAGGTCGTTCTCGAACTCGACATCGGGGCCTCGACGCCCATCACCATCACCAGTGACCAGCTCACCGTCGAACTGGTGGATGCCGACCTCGATGGCGGTGGTGGCAACGGACTCATCTTCGGATTGTCCGGACCTGCTCGTATCGTGATGCGAGGCAGGTCGGAGGTGTACAACGCCGCCTTCCTTCTCCTGGGAGCGGTGGTCCAGATCGACCTCTACGATCGCTCGGTGCTGAATGGAGACGCGTGCAGCGGCTCTGGCGCTCCGCTCACCGTCAGAGCCATCGACAACGAGACGGTGGTCATCGAGCCGCAAGGCGGGTACGCCGGAACGCTCAACATCGAGACGCCTTACGAGGTGATGAACGGACCGCTCGACGCTAGCCAGCTCGGAACGACGGAGCTGCACATCGGATCGGTGTATCTGCGCCAGGGAATGCGGATCCTGGAGTCATCCAACGCCATGCTCGGCGGATCCGTTCCGGCCGACACTGGCAACTTGCGAATGCGCCGATTCACCGGCGGAACACCGGTGGCGCTCTGGACCGCCGTTGGCACGCTCGATGACACTCTGCTCGGAACAAGCGTCCTCATCGGAGACACTGACTGGTACGATCTCTACCTGTTCTCCGGTGGCGCATCGCAGACGGCAGTCGTCAAAGGACTGCGCCTCTTGATCACGAACGACCCGTGAGGGAATAGGCCATGGCAAAGTTCAGCAACGTCAATAGCATCCCGGCGACCGGGCCCGCTGCCTGGTATCTGTGGGTCACCACGCTCGTCGCGGCTGGATGGACGCACCAGGGTGGCGGCGACGGCACCTCGTTCCAGAATCAGGGGCAGACCGCTGGCCCGTTCACCGTCATCACGACTGGCGCGGCAGGCGCGGGAGGTCTCGGGAACAACAACGCCTGGGTTCGCCTCCGATCCCCTTCTGGGAACCGCGAGTTCGTGCTCCAGCGCGGCACCACGAACTTGCTCTGGCGCATGTTCTACTCGAAGGGCGCCGGCTTCATCGCAAGCGCGTCGGCCACCGTGCGTCCGACGGCAACGGACGAAGCGGAGTGCATCGGTGATGGTGTCGGTGGCTTCTCCTCCCAGATGGTCGCCGACGGCACCTACCGGATGCACGTCGTTGCCGAGAGCACCGCGACCGCGGGTGGTATCTTCGGTTGGTGGATGCATACCACTGTCACCGGCTCGGGCGCCTTCGCTCGTTTCTTCGCCTACGAGGGAATCAGGAACACGCAGACGGGCAACGCCGACAAGGCCGTTTTCGTATTCGCCGGAGCATCCGCTCCAACAAAAATAGTCCTCCGCAACACCTCTGTCGTTCGCGGATGGCAACGAGCTGGTCTCGCCGACGAGGCATGGGTGACTCAGCATGCTCTCAGCTACACCAATGGAAACGGCGGAGAGCTGTTTCCTGGTGAAGCCGGAGCAAATCCGTACACCGGCGGTGACGATCGCTGCGCGATTCCTTTTTCAAGGTATGCGGGCCTCGGTCGCTCTGGATACGATGGCATGAGCACCAGGTTGTTCTGGCGAGGTCCGAATCGGGTCTATCCGGACACGGTGGACTTGGCGACGGACGCGTACGTCTACGTCGCTGGTGGCGACGTGCTCATGCCGTGGCCGAACGGTGTCACTCCGCTGACCTGAGAGGAACGACATGGCCAAGATCGCAACCAGACTCAGTGACAGCGCCTCCTCCGTGAACCGCACGGATGGTGTTGCGCCCGCAGTCGCGTTCAACATCAAGGAGACGCTCAAGCAGGCCGGATGGGTTCACCGGGGTAGCGGCACCGGAACCGCTGGTACCTTCTCGACGACTGCCGGCAACGTCAACGACCAGATCACGAACACTGGCACCGGTGCAGGAGGTATGGACCGAGCGAACGCTTGGTTCGCGCTCAGCGATCCGGGTGGTCGGCGAGAGTGGATGTTCCAGCGGCTCGCCACGAGCAACACCTGGCGCGTCTACTACAGCGCGCTCGACAAGTTCATCGGGGTTGGGTTCGGCGCGGTCTCAGCGACGGTCCCTCCGTCGGCCACGGACCAGCAACAGATCGTAGGCGCTGCGGATGCTGGCGCGATATGGATGCCCACCCCGGACAACACCTATCTGCACCATGTCGTCGCACAGGACGCGGTAGAGCCCGGCGGCAACGTGTACGGATGGTGGCTGGCGACGACGATTCGCGGAACCGGTGAAACCACCACATTCATGTTTCAGGAACCGCTCAAGTCTGGGTCGTACCCAGCAGCGGACACCGATCCAACCATCGTGTGCTGGGGAGGCGTTGCCACGCTCACCCATTCCAGCATTTATCACAACACCACGACGATATCGGCAACGGTCCCAAAGGGGTACTACAAGCAAGATCTCGCCGGAGAGGCGTGGCAGACCTACTCCGCTTGTATGCTTGGGCACGCGGACGCAGGTACCACCAACACGGCGCCAACGCAGAATCTAAACTCGGACGGGCTCGCCACCGACCCGTATGATCAGTCCGAGGTCGAAGCTGACATCGTATGGGGTCGAGCCAACACGCAGTTCGGTGGAGTGAATGGCGGTCTCAAGGGCATCGGCTCTGGAGTGCGCTGGGCAACTGCCGGATTCCGCAGGTACCCAGCGGTCTACAACCGCGCGACCGACGCCAGGGTGGTGCTGCATGGCAACAACGCCGTGTTGACCTTCCCATGGCCCGACGGGGTGGTGGCGTCCTATGGCTGATTTTGCTTCCAGCATGATGGTGGACCCATCCTTCACCTTTGGAGGGTTCATCGATCCGCCGCTCGGGTCGGTCGAGGGCAATCCGAGGTTCTACAATACTGCCCAAGGCGCTTCCCTGGTCATTCTCCAGCGGGTGTGGGACACCGTCAATCTGGAGTGGTGCTACTACTCCAAGACGATCATTGATCCGTCGCCGACGCCGTCGGAGACATCTCCTGCACACTCCGGATCGATCACCAGCCACTCCATCATCGACGAGCAATCAGAGAAGAGAGAGGACTGATCGGTGCCCGGCTTTGGCAGTGGCGTCTTTGGCTACGGGCCCTTCGGGAGGCACGACTGGGCCAAGCACGTCCTCTTCCGGGATCTGCCGGAGATCGACCGCCAGCTCGACGCCGAGCAGTCCGGCGGGCGCCTGGAGAAGTTCGTCGATTCCATCAAGCCGAGCTTCGACTTCCTGCTCGGCAAGACCATCGACTTCGGTGACCTCCGGGATCCGGACACCGTACGAACTCAGTTCAGCGAGAACATCTCGGTCACAATCCTCTCGGCCGTCCCTGTCGGGCGCGTGATCGAGGTCACGGTCTTCGACCCGGACACCTCCGACCCCTTCAATCCCCTTGGCGACTGCGGTCTCGGGTGGATCTTGGAAGACGCCTCCGGGCGTCAGTACAAGGTCAACGCCGTCCACAAGCTCCGGCCCAACGTGGTCGAGGTGACCGGCATCGTGGAGCTGCCCACCATCGGTGCGGCGACGCTCAGGCCCCCGAGCCTCATCGAGCTGCTCGGTGCCGACTACGGCATCGAGGTGGACTTCCACGAGCCGGACGCCTTCCAGCGCTCCAGCGTCAAGAACGCCGTCCAGTGGCTCGACCTCAAGGGCTCGGCGAAGAGCTACGACATCCTCGGCAAGATCGCCGGCTACCGGGTGACCCCGATTCCGCTCTGGTCCGTCGAGGCGGTGTTCGACGCCATTCCAGCGGACCATCTCTACGAGATCCCGTTCGGGAGCGGGCTCTTCTACACCGACATCGCCCCCACCAGGCCCTTCCTGGACGAGGTGGCGGCCGACGTGGTTCCCCTCGACGTGATGTGCTGGGAGGTGTCGGACACGGGGGCGCCCATGCCGAACACCGGCACCTGGGACGCTCCTCCGCCAATCGGCGGCGTTCCGTCCGGGACGACCCTCGAAGAGGCCATCGGGTGGACGATGAACGCCACCCCCATCCTCTCGACAACGAACCTGGGGCTGGGACGCTGGCGCATCGAGGTGGGGCCGGCGGTCGACCTGACGCCCATCGCCGGGATCGGGCAGTGGTACGCGGCTCCCGTTGGGATGCCAGGGTCCAAGTTCTACCTGGAGACCCTGCCGGTCGAGACGGCTCCGGGCGTCTGGGAGTTCGAGGTCCTGGCTGGCACGGCGCCGACCTTCGGGGCCACCGTGGATCTGGAGTACGAGTGCCGGATGGTCATCGACTGCGGCTTCTGTCGAGCCTCCGCCATCCGGGTCGAGGTGGTTCCGGTGGAGGTCCTGACCGATCCGGACGCGTTGCTCGATGGGGTCCTCACCAGGCTGGTTCGCAAGATCCTCCAGGTGGTTCCCATCCATGTCAGGATAACGGACATCGTCCACATCGTCGGGCCGACGCAGATCCCGCTGAACCTGTCCATCACCGTTTCGTTCTCGCCGTCCGTTCTCGCCTACGGCCCCCTCGGGTACTACTACGACACCGTCCCGGCGGACGAGCTTCCGATCGACCCGGATCACATGATAGTTTCCGGAACGGTCTTCACGATTCCCTAAGCAGGAGCAGGAGCAGAAGAAGTGGCGGTCCAGGGCATCATCCCGAACGTCTGGCGCACGGTCCTAGCCCGTGTGTTCGCGCGCGACATCCTCGACACGCAGGCCGAGATCGTTCGGTTCAAGATCGGCGAGGGTGGCTTCGTTGACGTGCCGCCCAAGCAGCCGATCGCGCCGGTGGCCACCAAGACCGACCTCGACTCCGAGGGCGCGGAGCTGCCTGGTGGCGGGACCGCGACGTTCACGAACGCTCTCGCCACCGTCACGGGTGTCGGCACCTCGTTCCTGGCTGACCTGGCCGTTGGCCAGTGGATCAAGCCGGGGCCGACGCCGAGCGGCTTCGTTGGCTCGGCCGGCGTGCCTGGGTCCGAGGCGGACCAGTGGGGCCAGATCCTCACCGTGGACAACAACCTCCAGGTGACCCTCACGGCGCCCTACGCGGGTGCGACGCTGGCTGGTCGCCCGGTCCGCAAGACCACGGCGGCCCAGGGCCCGCTCTTCACCTTCCGCAAGACGCTCCTGGCGGCGGACGTGACGCTCTTCTCATCGCTCCCGGCCATCACCGAGATCGATGCCATCGTGCTGGCTGGCGAGGCCAACCTCGACCAGCTCGGCAACCTTCCGGAGTTCTTCGAGCTGGGCCTCTTCGACACCAACGGCGTGATGGTCGCCTACATCACGTTCGACTTGCAGACGAAGTCCGCAGCGATCCAGTTGAACTCCATCATCCAGATCGTGTTCTGAGGAGCAGCCACCGATGCCGACGACGCTCGCCAACCCCGGAGATTCCATCGCGACGATGCGGTTCAAGGAACCGTATGTCTCGCAGGGTCTCAACAAGAAGCTCTTTGGCCTGATCGGCTCTGGTGTGGTGCGCGGCGGCAAGCTCGCAACGACCGGCCTCGGTTTCGGCGTCAACATCACCGCGGACGCGATCGAGGGCGACTCGATCTACTCCTACCAGGACGTGAACGGTCTCCAGTTCACCGTCCGGCAAGCGGGCCTCGTTCCGCTCGACCTCTCCGCGCTCGCCGGGCAGACCGTCTACGTCTGCCTCTACGTCGGGTACACCATCGGCGCGACGACCGTCGTCCAGTGGCGCGCGTACACGCAGGCGGAGTTGTTCACGGCTCCGGTCGCCGAGGCGGCCTTCGTCGTCATCCTCGGCAGGATCGTGGTCCCTGGCGTGGGCCCCATCCCGGCGGCGAACATCACGCCGACCGCGCGTCGTACGGCGTGGGACGATCGGGCTCCCGAGGGGTGGCACCAGGTCGTCAAGAACGGCGACTTCGAGGCCGCGCTGGCGGCTGGCGGGACGAGCTTCTTCGGCATCCAGGGTTGGATCGGAACGGGCTTCGGCACTCCCAACTTCCGCATCTCGACGACGGCTCCCTACAGCGGGACCCGCGAGTTCAACCTCCAGATGCCCGCGCCGCTGGCGACCAACTCCAGGTTGCTCCAGCAAGAGCGCAAGGTGCGCGTGGAGCCTGGGCAGTTCGTCCGTGGACGAGTTCGCCTGCGCGGCTTGTTGTGGGCAGGGATCGATCCGGCCGGGCACCAGGGGATGGCCTTCTCGTTCTACACGAACGACATGGTCCTCATCTCGACCTTGTGGGTCGAGAACAACGCGCTGACTGGGACGTTCGCGTACACCCTCGTCGATGGCATCGTCGAGGCGCCTGCGACGGCCGCGTGGATGCGTGTGAGCGTCGGCATCGACAACAACGGCGCCTCCCTGGGAGCGGGAGATATCTTCTTCGACGACGCCCGTGCGTGGGTCGAGAGCCAGCACCCGCTGGTCGATGTGGTGGACGAGTCGATCCTGGACTCGATCGCCGCGGAGGTGCTGGCCATCACCCCCAGCAGCTTCGAGTCGCCGGCTCCGGTGACCATGGACGACTACGTCAGGAGGACCCTTCTCCTCCTCAAGAGCGCGCAGCTCGCTGGTCCTCCGCTGCTCGAAACGGTGCTGGCCGTCATGAGGGGCAGTGCCCCGTGGAGGCTCCTCCTCTCGAAGGGGCAGCTCAGGTCCGGCGGCTTCGCGAACACCGAGTTCGACATCCCGAGGATGGTCTCCGAGTGGATATCTTCTGGAGCGATCGCGGCCAACTGGACCGTTCTCTGGGAGATCGGCAACAGCTCCGCGTCGGTCAACAAGGTCCGCTTCTACGCTCGCCATGGGCAGGTGGCTGGGCCGTCTGAGGCGGGTGACTTCGCCATCGCCACGAATGCGCGATGGGACGGTACGAACTGGAACAAGGACGACACGTCGCGCAAGGCGTTCATGATGCGCGTGAACGCGCAGGAGGATGTGACCGGCACGCTCGGCGGCTTCTCGTTCTTCTACGTGGACGAGGCCACGAACACGTGGGCCGACACGGGCTGGCAGCAGACGATGAACTTCGGGTCCGCCGGCTCCAAGCTGGAGGACGCCGCGATCCTGTTCACCATCCCGTCTGGCTACACCGGTCAGATCCTCACGGCGATGTCCGGAAACGTCGCCGGACAGGGCGACTTCCACATCCACCAGCGGGTGGCGGATGGCGCGCTCATCATCTCCCACAACGCCGACTGGGATCCCGTCGGACTGCTCTGGAACTACGACGACGTGGCCACGACGAGCGCGACGCGTCTCGTGATGGTGGACGAAACGATCACGATCGAACGGTTCCTGGCTGCTGGGCCGACGTGGGCCGAGGCTGCGTGGGTCGTGGACATGCGGCTGGGGTACGACCCCACCGCGGGGGCCTACGTGTTCATCGAGAGCGGTCCCGCGTCTGCCGCTCTCGATCCCGGCGGACCGAACCGCGTGCTCGCGGACAACATCACGAAGTTCTGGGCAGTGATCGAGACCAACGGGGCCGGCGGCATCACGCTCGTCGATGGCTTCAACGTCAACGCGGTTTCGCTGCCCGGAGGCAACGTTGCGCGTCTGACCTTTCACGACAACTTCTCGGTCGCGGGCCAGAACCCGTTCACCGGTTCCGTGGCGACCACGGGTTCTGCGCCGCTGGCCGAGTTCACCTCGTTCAACACGTCGAACAGCTCCCGCGTCGATGTGGCCGTCTTCGATGCCACGGCCGCGGGAGCAGCGGTGAATCTCGCAACCACCGCGCGTCGAGTCCACATCATCGGCACCGGACACCAGACCTGAGCCATGGTCGCCGTCCCGCAGAACATCCTCACCCAGGCGCTCAACGTCCCGCACGAGACGCGCCTGGCGAGCGCGCTCATCGGCGCGATGGACACGGCTCCGGGCGAGACGGTGCCGTGGGCGAACGACTTCGCCGACGCGCCCACCGGGGACCTCGCCACGTTCGACGGGTTCGAGACGGCGAGGAACACCTACCTCGGGCTGCAATACTGGCCGGAGAGCGTCCAGGACAGCCGCGGTTCGGAGTGGAACCCGAGGAACATCCCTGGCGGGTCGCACCCCATCTACCAGTGGACGCATGGCGGAGAGCGCCGGATCTCGTTCACGGCGATGTTCACCACCGACACGGCGCCGCCCGACGAGACTTCGGGTCAGGACGATCCGTACGCGGACCTGTCGGTGCTGGGTGGAGTCCAGAAGGGCACCCGGGACATGGACATCCGGGCCGTCATCAACTGGCTCAGGTACTTCACCTACCCGAAGTACGGCACCGGCGCGGACCTGCGCGCGTACGAGCCGCCGAAGTGCATCCTGGTCTTCCCGAACACCGGCCTGGGCTACGATGGATCCGACTACATCGTGTCCGTCATGACCCAGTGCGACGTGACCTACGAGGCGTGGTTCCCGAACGGCGTCCCTCGGCTCTGCGAGGTCTCGCTGGAGTTCGCGGAGGTGGTCCAGTTCGGCAACCGCGTCAGGTTCCACGACCGCACGTACATGAGCCGAAGCCGATCCCTCGCCTCGTACCTGCGCCCGCGCGCCCCCCAGGGCGGCTACCGCTGATCGCGTAGACCAGGCGGGGCGCACGCGGTAGATTCGCTCCGTGGCACGCGCAGAATCGGTAGAGCCAGAAGTTACGCCTCTGGAGAAGGAAGTGGCTCACGCCGGTGACGCCATGATGATGCTCATCTCCAGGAGCGTCTGGGACGTGCTCCAGCGGCAGGCGCTCGCCGAGCAAACGGAGCCAGGGACCGTGCTCTCGAAGGCCATTTCGGAGTACATCTCCGCTCACGGGTCGGACGACGCGAAGTCGTACCTCCTGGCCCTCGAAAGGGAGTCCCGACGTGCCTCTCGATAAGTCGTGCTCGCTCGATGCGTTCCAAGGCAACGTCAGCCGCTCCTACAAAGAGGGCAAGCGGGCCAAGGGAACCCAGCACGTCGCCATCGCCTTGAGCACGCTCAAGCGCGCCTGCGGCGTGCCCGACGACGACCAGAAGATGACCCCGAAGGAGATCGTCGCGGCGGGCTCGAAGGGCGAGGGCGTCTTCATCCGGCTCTCGGCCCTCATCGAGAAGGAGTCGGCTCCGGCCAGCTCCACCGCCGATCCGGAGGTCGTGTGGCTCCGCTGGATCGGGCGCCTCCAGGACGTGGCCGGGATGGCGGTCAAGGAGGCGGGTCGCTGGAAGCGCGGGCCGGCCACCGACAAGCTCATCGACCTGCTCCAGGACTTCGTCCAGAAGAGGGTCGCGGTCCCCACGTTCGAGAGTGCCGACCCGGTGCCTGGGTACACCCCGTGGCTCGGGTGGGTCGGTCGCCTGGAGATGGCGGCATCCAACCGAGCGCTCCCCGAGCTGGCGTCGCTCATCCGCGAGTTCAAGGCCGGGCGCGTGGGCGTGCCCCCGCGCGAGATGTCCGAGCGGTTCGGGTTCGACTTCGCGGTCAGGACGAGCAGCCCGTCCGGTGCCACGCTGAGTCCCTCGTCGGCCCCGCCGGAAGTGAAGGGCGGCAACGACTCCGGCACCTTCCGCGCCTACGCCGATGGCGGGCAGATCAAGTCGGGCGACGGCCGTGCTCCGAAGCTCGTCACGAAGAAGAAGACCAAGGTCTGAGGAGAGAGCCATGTTCGACAGGATGACGAAGCTGATCGAGCAACAGAACGCGGACGGGGCGATCCGCCACGCCGAGTTCGATCCGCCGGAGTCGACGCTGACCTCGCTCAGCGACGAGGCTCGGGCGCAGCTCATCTCGTTCATCGACGAGACCACCCCCGACCGCCATCGGGTCCAGATGGCCGACGGTGGCTCCGCCATCGTCTACTTCGACACGCGCGGGCGCGCGACCTCGGGCGTCCTGACCGACCTCAGCGACGACGAGCTGACGTGGATCGCTCAGTCGAGGAACTGGAAGGGCTTCTCGCTTCCGCCCACCGGCGACGCCGGCTACCGGCCCCCGGTGCAGGAGTCGGTCGAGTCCGTGTCCTTGGAGCAGAAGAAGGGCGAGGACTACTGGTACGTCAAGAAGGGCGGCAAGAGGGTCGGCGCCGTCTCGATGGACAGCGACGGTGGCTTCGACGGTTCGAGGGAGGCCGGAGGCTTCAAGAAGGGCTTCAAGACCAAGGACGACGCGGCGGCATGGGTGGGCGGCGGCGGGTCGGTCGATGAGAGCGCCGGCTTCAAGCTCACGCCCAAGAGCCGGACGGCGATGGAGAAGTTCATCTACGCCAGGTTCCCCAACGACCAGAGGATGAAGTCGGGCGGGCGCATGAAGATCATGTTCTCCGGCAACACCGCAACGGCGGCCGGGGTGCAGACGAACACCGTCCTCTTCCTCGATGCCATGGAGTGCTCCGCCATCGCGGCGGTCGCCAAGCTCCTCGGCTACACAGGCGCGATCGAGAAGGTCGAGGAGGCATCCTTCTCGCAGGCGACCAAGACCTTCAAGCCGGGCACCTACCTGCACATGAAGACGCAGACCTGGGAGGGCTGGTTCTACCCGCTGGAGGACCAGAAGAACGGCGGCCTCGCGGGTCTCCAGTCCGACATCAAGGACTCGGGTCGATTCGGGAAGCCGGTGAAGAAGAGCCTCCCCTCCGGTCATCGCCAGAGCTGGAAGGAGGAGACGCCTCCATCCGACGTACGCTCGAAGTTCGAGTCGCACCCGGACTTCGTCGGTCCGACGAACGAGGACACCATGGTCGAGCGGACCTCGGACCCGGTCCGACGCGCGCGCGACTACATGGACCCCACCATCCAGATCTTCTCCGTGGACACGAAAGAGATGTCCCAGGAGGAGTTCGAGAAGTGGCTCAGCTCGCGTGGGATCCGTGCCCAGGTCAAGAAGAGCGGCAGGGAGTACACCGCGTACACTGAGTCGAAGAAGGAGATCTGACCCATGCAGTGCACCAAGTGCGGATCGAACAAGGTTCTCGTCGAGGCCACCGGCAGCGGCGGGTCGCGGCGGACGTGCCAGGAGTGCGCGCACGTCGAGGTCGTCAACCGCGATGGTCAGAAGCTCCTGACCGACGAGATGCCGACGCGCCCCCAGGTGCGCGTCCCGCGTCCTCTCATGGAGGGGTGATGTCGCTCGCTCGCCAGCTCGACGAAGCGATGTCCGGGCCTCTCGACGAGGCCGCGGACTTCATCGACATCGACAAGTTGAAGAACAGCCCGAAGGACCTCGTGTGGCAGGTCATCCGGAAGTTCTTCGCGTCCAACGTCGTCTGGATCAGGGACGCCAAGGGCCTCCTGTCGGCGTGGAAGTTTCCGAAGGGCATGGGGGCGGACGGTCTGCGCCAGGCGCTCGACCACAACCTCGACCCAGGCGAGTACGGCGGTGGCTCCGGGTTCGAGATGGACACCAACGACGGCGAGATCTACGCCGACGGCCCCGGGACGTTCGAGGACGGCGAGTGGGGCTACCGCACGGCGCAGGCGACCGAGGCCGGGATCCTCAAGGCGCTCCAGGCCGACCCGCCGAAGACGAAGATCGAGCCGGTCCAGGGTTCGACGGGCCGGGGATGGAAGATCACCATCTCGAAGCCGTACGCCTTCTACGCCAAGGCCGGCAAGGACGCTGCCGCGGCCGAGCAGGCCAAGATGAAGTCTCGGGGCATGAAGCCGGGGCGGTCGTGAAGCAGGCGTGGCGCTTCATCCGGCAGTGGTGGTGGGCCTTCGTGGGCATCGCCGGAGGCATCTTCCTGCTCGTCTGGCGCATCATCGCGTCCAAGCCGGGCGGAGGCGCAGCGATCGATCCTCCCGTGCCCACGCCCACGCTCTCGGAGCGCGCGAAGGTCGAGGTCGAGCGCGTGCGCCTGGAGGGTGAGGTCGAGAAGGCCAAGGTCACTGCCACCGCCGACGCGCACCGTGAGGAGATCGCGCGCATCGAGGAAACGGGCAAGACCGACCCGAAGGAAGCCAGGCGCCAGCTCGCCGCCCACTTGGCGAGGAACCTGTAGGACGACGAGGGCATCATGAGACTCAGCGAACAGCTTGCAGAGGCAACCCTGACCGACTGGGAGTCGTTCCTCTTCGAGGGCACCAGGTATCCGGTGGGGACCGTCCGCGACTGGAAGCGCGGCGGCAAGACCGTGAAGATGAAGAAGGTGGGCCACAAGGAGTGGGTCCCGCTCGCGAAGATCGAGAAGGAGGCCGTCCACGAGATGGCATCCGCAGAGGCCAAGCTGACGAGCCTCTACGGCAAGAAGACCGCCGTGATCGACGGCAAGGAACTCGAACTCGACCCCGAGCTGACGAGCAAGACCCTCGACGAGCACATGAGCATCGCCAAGGACTTCCTCGGCAAGCACGACACGGTGCTCGCCGAGAACCTCGACATGCTCAAGGACCTGTTCCCCGAGGCGCAGGTCTATGGCCGAGTCAAGACCGTCGCGAGCGCCCTGACGAAGCTGGTGCGCAAGCCCAGCCACTTCGTGTCGGCCCAGGAGTCCCTCGGGGCGTGGGGCGACCTGTTGGCCGAGGCCGAGGGTGCCCGCAAGAAGAAGGGCTACGCCACGGCGCGGGATCTCGACGACGGCGGCGGGATGCGCGCGGTCTTCAAGACGGTCCAAGAGGTCGAGGCGGCCGTCAAGAAGCTCAAGACGATGTTCGGCAAGCAGTGCTCGTCCAAGCAGGATGAGGGCCCGTGCATCGTCTCCGAGGATGACTACCTGGGCGACTCGAACCCGCCCAACAAGAACTACCCCTACCGGAGCTACCACCTGGTCATCCGCCGCAAGGGGCTGAACCAGGAGGTCCAGCTCCGAACCAAGAACCAGGACCGCTGGGGCGACTGGTATCACGACGCATACAAGCCCAGGACTCCCGAGCAGAAGGCGTTCTTCGAGGCCAACAAGCCGATGGTCAACGACTACGCCCGAGATGTCAGCGACTACTTCAAGATGGTCGAGAGCGGGAAGAAGGCGACCAAGCCCAAGTGCCCCGACGCCATCCGCAAGATGTTCGGCTGTCTCTGACCGGTTTTGCCTCTTGACTGTCGCCAGAACATGGTATGATTAGGCATAAGGAGACGGTCCGATGACATCGAAAAGCGGAGACCTGTTCGACAGAATGGATGCACGCGTGAAGGAGTTGACCCCCAAGAAGGGGTTCAACCTCGTCGGCGTGGACAAGTTCGAGCAGCCTGGTGACGAGCTGTACCTGGTGAAGAACTTCGACACGCGAGCGGAGGCGGAGGCGGCCCTCAAGAAGGAAGAGAAGGCGCATCCGCGGGATGCCTTCCACGTCTACCCGGCGCCCGGCGAGAAGTAACCGGTGAGCGGTCCGCACCGCTGGAAACAGAGCTGGCCCGGCAACTTCTGCCTCGACTGCGGCATCGACGATCCGGTCGAGGAGTGCGTTGCAACCAACTCGGAGTGCAAGTGCGTTCCGGGGCCAGACGGCAAGCCGTTGGGCGAGTGCCTCGTGAAGGTTTCGTCTTGTCCCGCCCGTGATAATCTTTCGGACTCATCCGAGAGGTGACCCATGGAGTTCTGGTCCGACGTTCTCCTCAGCCCCATCATCATCATCTCCGCCCTGGTCATCGGGACCATCGGAGAGGTCGTGAAGCGCATCATCCGCCTGCTGGATCCGATGTCGCTGGGCTCCAAAGTTCGCCAAGACGTGACCACGTACACCGGCTGGCGCCGCGTGTATTACGTGACTTTGCCGGCCCATCCGGTCCTGGTCGGCGTGGGCCTCGGGTTCATGCCCTGGCTCCCCGCGCATGATGCGCTGACCAAGCCGGGGTTCGAGTTGGCGGGGCACATCGGGACCTACGCGCTGGCCGGAGTGGTGTGCAAGATCGGGTACGACACCCTGGTCTCCACCATCAAAAGGGTCATCGCCTCGAAGGCCAAGTCGCTCGATGGATCTTCGTCAGACGGCTCTTCGGAACCTCCGCCCGCGGATTCCGATGCCTCGACGACGCCTCCCGCCTGACTCCAGGATCGACCTGGTGTAGATTCGACGTTGTCCAGGGGGCCGAACGTGCCCCCACCGTGAACCCCTCTGGAGGAAACCATGCTCGCCACCGTCACGAACCTCAGCGCCTCGGCCTCGGTCGATGTCCCGTTCCCCTTCAACCGCACCCTCGCGCCTTCGGGCAGCGTGGTGCTCGGCGTGGACCTCGCCGACCTCACCAACGGTGAGGAGAAGGGCAACCCGGCGTACAAGCCCCTCAACGACATGATCAAGAAGGGCCAGATCACCGTCGCGTACGCCGACGACGCGCTCACGAGCAACACGCTCGACCGCGCACGCAACGCCTGATCGACTCCTCGGCGGAGTGGTACTCGCCCGCCCGTGGTACAACCGCGGGCGGGCGTTTGCCCATCGGAGGATCCATGTGGAAGGTGGTCTCGGTGCTGGTTCTGTGCTCGTACGTCTCCGGCTGCGGTGCGACCGCGACCGGGTTGGCGACGACGCGAACGTTGCCCGGGGCCGTTGCCTTTTCCGAGGTTCCCGCCGACACCACGCGTGACCCGATCCCGCCGGAGGACGACTGGGTCGTTCCGGTGGAGGATGCCGTGGTCGCCCCTGGAGACGTTCGGAGCGGCGTCCTTCTCTCGGACGCAAGGGCGGCGAGGGCAGCGCGCCTTCGCATCGCCTACGACGAACTGAGGGCGCTCTACTTGATCGACATCCGGACGTGGGATCGGGAGCGCGACGTGTACGAGCGCTACCTCCAGCTCGCCGACGAAGAGATCGCCACCTGGCGGACGCGTGCCCAGCGTTCGTGGTGGGAGGAAAATGGCGACGAGTTCTCCTTGTTCCTTGGCCTCGGACTGGGCATCGTACTTTCAGTCGGCGTCGGCGCCATCATCGCCGAGCTAGCACCGTGACTCGGAGGACCCCGTGAGCCTGATCGAAGAGCTTCGCACCGTCATCGCCGCCGATCCTTCGTCCACTGAGCCCTCGGAGCCCTCGCTTGCGGAGACCTCCCAGGCGCAGTGGGAGGCCGGGGCAAAGATGATCCAGGTCGGCGCAGCGGGGGGCATCACCAGGCTCATCCAGGCGAAGCTCGACAAGCTCCAGAACGAGTTCAAGTCCGCCGAGCAGCGGATGGCCCACTTCAAGAAGATCGGCGTCGGCGAGACCGAGAGCCCGGCCCTTATGCTCGGTCCTCTTCGCGAGATGCAGGACCTCGTGAAGTTCATCCAGCGGCTCATCAAGCAGGCGGTCGATCAGACCGGCGCGGACCTCAATGAGGGCCTCGATGGCGACGATCTCGTTCTCGACGAGGGCGCTCCGCGGTCGCGCTCCGAGTTCGCCAAGCAGGTGACCTCGATGGCGTCGGAACTCGCCAAGGCCGGGTCCACCGTGGATCGGATGCGCAGCGGCCTGGACGACATGAAGACCTCGGTGGGCTTCTTGCCGCCGACCATCGCGGGCAAGACCGCCACCTACACGCGCCAGGGCATGATCAAGCAGCTCGAAACGCTCGACGCCTCCCTGGAGAGGGCCTCGGGCGAGCTGGAGTCGGCCACGAGCGTGATCGGTGGCGTGCGTGCCGCGCTGTCCGGTGGGGTGGAGGAGAGCGCCGGAACTGAGTACAGGGATGGCCTCGACGAGGCCAAGGGCGGAGAGGTCCTGTTCTGGATCGAGTCCACCTACGAGGACGCCAGCGGCGCGAAGAAGACCTCGAAGGACTCCTGGCTGGCGAAGTGGGGCAAGCCGTCGAAGGCGGGCCTGGAGCGCATCGCAGGGCAGTTCTCCGACGGCAAGCTGATCTCGGCGCGCATCGTTCGTGCGAACGGCGACGTGATCGCCACCTGGTCCCCGTCGAAGGGCGAGGGCGTCTTCCCGACTGGCCCGACCGTCGTCGAGGAGGTCGAGGCGCTCTTCGAGAAGAAGGACGACGAAGAGGAAGAGGAAGAAGAAGAGGAAGAGGACGAGTCGGAGGACGAGTCCGAGGACGAAGAGGAAGAGGACGACGCCGACGACATGGAAGAGGGCGCCACGCCTGGCGCGCGCTCCAAGGGCACCGGCTACGGCAAGTCCGAGACGAGCAAGGCCGGCGAGTTCTGGAGCGGCAAGTTCGACAAGCAGGACGCCACGCCCGAGCGCAAGAAGGAGTTCAACAAGGCTCAGCGCGCGGGCAAGAAGAAGCACATCGACGCCCAGATGAAGGGCGAGGGGACCCTCTCCGCCGAACTGGCTGCACTCCTGAACGAGAGCTGACCCATGAGCCTCCGCGAAGACCTCCAGCTTGTTCTCGACCGGCCCGCGCCGGCCGCCGAGGCGTGCAAGCCCAAGAAGAAGAAGAAGCTCAAGGAGGAGAGCGAGAGCGTCATCGACCAGCTCCGGAAGATCGTCGCCGACCAGCAGTGGGCGAAGATCAACGGCGTGATGGTGGACCTTTTCTCGGCCAATGCGGCGCTCCAGGTCTACGACGCCTTGAACGACCAGAACAAGGCGCACATGGCCAAGCTGCCCATCAAGAAGATGATGCCGCTCGTCTACAAGATGATGGCCAGGAAGGTCGGGGCATGAGCATCTCGTCGCTTCTCAGCGAGTCCATGAGCGAGCGCGCGGTTTCGGCCGATGCGCGCCAGCTCGAACGGATCGTGGCCACGGCCTCGACCCACGACGAGCGCGTGCGGCGAGTCACCGAGGCGTACGACGCAGGGCGCGCTCCGATCGCCGCCTACGTGGCCGTCGTCGGGATGAAGAAGGCGAACGTGAGGCCGGAGACGAGCGCCGAGTTCGTTCGCTTGGTCCACGAGTCGATCGAAGCGGTGCCGTCCAAGACGGTCGCTGCGTTCGAGGCGTACTGGAGAGACCGGGGTCGGCCGAAGCACGACACGGACTCGATCTTCGAGGAGCTGTACCTCGAAGCCTGCGCGTGTGGTGGTGACGAAGAGGAAGAAGAAGACGAGGCCGACGAGGCCGAAGAAGAAGAAGACGAAGAAGACTGAGTTCGCAACGCATTCGGCGACCGAGACCGGGGAAAAGGTCACGGGCGCCGTTCTGTTTTTCACGGAGGATCCAGGGTGATGACCGACGATATCAAGACCGCGGTGGCTACCATCGCAGCGGAACAAGAGGCGCTGAGGAGCGAGAGCGAGGCGCTGAGGAAAGAGAACGCTCGACTGCGGGTGGAGAACGAGATCCTCCTGGAGGGATGCGCTCTCATCCGAGAAGCGGGAGTGCTGATTGCTCCGGTCATCGGCTTCTCGAACAAGCTCTGCGAGACCATCTTCAAGGTGATGCGCTCGCCCGAAGAGATGCGCAAAGAAGTGGATCGGCGCATCCTAGACCCCAGGAGAACGTGGTGGACGGAGACGGACAAGCCGAAGTTCCCCGAGCGCGGTGGCAGCGGAACGTAAAGGGCCTCTCGTCACCGGCCATCTGCGCGACCATCGGGTGCGGAGATCTGATCAGGCCGGGGCGCGGCTGCCTCTACTGCCCCGCTTGCCTCGTCCAGCGTGAGCAGCCCGTCGATGACGATGGGCCGGCCGACGCTGTCGAGCTGGACATCGCCTCTCCGCTCGCCGCTGGGCCGAGAGGCAATCCGTGCGCGCACCAGAACTGCGGACAGCCGACCCTGCGCGGGCGGCTGTACTGCTCGACCAGGTGCCGTGGCAGAGCCCAGAGCAAGAAGGCCAGGGCGACCATCGTCATCGACGGCGTGGAGGCCACCCTCCGCGAGCACGCCCAGGCGCGCGGGATCGACATCGGGACCGTCTGGTGCAGGCTTCGTGGCGGGGCTACACCCGAAGAAGCAGTGACCATGCGACCCAAGCTCGGAAGGCCCAAGAAGAATGCCCGCGCCGCGTAAGCCAGAGACGGGCGACCTGGGCCCCGAGTACCGTGTCGAGTACCCGGTCAACGTGGTCCTGACCAACGCGATGTTCCGATGCACACGGTGCCAGCGCTGGAAGCCAGCCTCGAAGTTCGGGCTCCGCTGCACCGACGACGAGGTCGTGCGCAACCAGCCTCAGTGCCACGAGTGCCGGCGAACGTCCAGGCTCAGGCGCATCAAGTAGCCCTTGAACCGTCGTTCGTGATGGCGTACTTTAGCCTTTCACACCCGCAGAAGCAGGACAAGGAGAAGCAGGATGAAGCTCTACGAGCTGAGTGATTCGTACCGTCTCATCAACCGTCGCATCGAGGAGACCGAGGGCGACGAGACGGGGGAGGACATCGTCCTCAAGGCTGCGCTCGACTCCATCGAGGATGCGATCGAGAACAAGGCCCAGGCCATCATCATCATGGCCAAGGAGTGGGAGGCCGAGGCTGACGCGCTCAAGGAAGAGCAGGATCGCCTGGCCAAGCGGCGCAAGGCGCTGGAGAACCGCGCCGAGGGCATCCGGAAGTACCTGCTCAGCCAGCTCGTCCTGGCGAGCCTCCAGAAGCTCAAGACCAAGCTCTTCACGCTCACGGTGAACCCGGCGAAGGACTCGGTCGTCGTGGACGACATCGAGCTGCTCCCGGCCGAGTTCGTTCGGACGAAGAAGGAGCCAGAGAAGGTCGCCATCAAGAAGGCGCTCGAAGAGGGCCAGGTCCTCCAGGGTGTCCATCTGGAGACCGGGCAGCCGTCGCTCACGGTGCGATGATGGGTGGCCTCGTTGAAGGCGCCGGCCAGGCGCCGCTCACCTTGTCCGAGGGGCAGTCGCTCCTCGCGTTCGCCGAGGTCCTGATCACCGAGGCGCAGCGAAGGCACTCGGTCGAGGGTCTGCCTGCGCTGGACGATCGCATGGTCAGGCTCATCCGCGAGATCCTGGAGCCCATTCGCGTGGGACCCGGGCAGACGGTCTACCTGGCGCGCTACCCAGTCGAGACCTGTCCGCCGCTGGCGGACTTGCAGCCGGAGCACGAGTTCGTGCCCGTCGTCATGCTTACCCAGACGCTCGCCCTCCAGGACGACTCCGTTTCCGACGAGGAGTTCACCAGGCGCGCGCGGGAGACCATTCGGGAGTTCATGCTGGGTGCCAGCTCGTTCTTCGTCTACCGGATCGTCATCTACCCGGTGGCCGGCTCGAACGCCCAAGCCTGGCGCCTGCGCTACGCGAGGCTACCCAAGTGAGGGCGATCCTCATCGGGTTCGACGGGTCTTTGACCGCCTTCGGGATGGGAGCCATCTCCATCGAGGAAGAGCCGGAAGTGCTCCGGGTGAACTGCACCTGCACCAAGCCCGAGACCAAGAGCAAGCACACCTACGCGGCCGACAAGGACGGGGTCAGGGTGGACGAGATCGCCACCGACGTGCTCGCCATGATCGACTGGGCGCTCTCCTACGGGGTGCCGGTTCTCGTCGCCATCGAGGCGCCGGCCGGTTCCCAGCATGCCGTCTCGGCCAAGGCTCTGGGGCTCGCCTACGGCATCTCCAGGACCGCATGCATCGCGCGGAAGCTCGTCCCCATCACCGTCCAGGCCCACGAGGTCAAGATCGCCATGGGCGGCGCCAAGGACTCCTCGAAGGAGGACGTGGCCAAGGGCGTCGAGCGCCGAACCAAGTGGACCTCGCAGGCCAGCACCAAGGCGGCCCGCGAGGGAGAGGCCGACGCACTGGGCGTGGCGCTGACCGCGCTCAAGAATCCGCACGTCGCCATGCTGATTCCAAGAACAGAGTCTTGACAGACGAAAGACATCTGATAGCTTCGGCCTGGTGAGCACGAGGGTCTACAACGGCTACAAGGTCAAGCTCGACAAGCTGCACCTCGCCATCGACTGGTTCCGCATCGCCATGTGGCAGCGCGTCGTGGCTGTCGCTGGGCCGTCCATCACGACCTTCGACGATGTCAAAGCCGTGCGCGAGGCGTACGCCGAGTGCGGGTTTCACGTCTGGATCGACGGAGAGAAGGGCGAGGCGCTCTTCTCCCTGTTCGGGCTGCCGCCCTTCACCGAGCCGCGTCGAGCCAAGTTCAAGCCGTGGGTGTTCCCGCCTTGGATCAAGGAGTTCGGGTACTGGAACAACGTCGATCCTCCCGACGGGATGCGTCACGGCGCCGGCTATCGGCGGTGGAAGGAGCGCGGCAAGCAGTGGGACCGCGTCGCGCTCGACGGAGACCAGTGGGAATCGCGCATGACCATGGTGGTGCTCCCGAAGGATGGCTACCGAGACATGGCCCTCGCGAGCGAGTGCATCGCCAAGTTCCGGGAGTCGTGGAAGGTGACCGAGGACCAGCTCCTCTCCAGAAAGAAGCTCCCCCGATGACCGAGGCACAGATCATCTGTCAGCGTCTCCAGGTCGCAAAGCGCCCGGAGGACATCTTCGGCGTCATCCACGACGGGCCGATTCCCGATCGGCTGCTCGCGGTGAAGCGCCTCTTCAACGACTTCATCAAGGTCATCCACCCGGACAAGAACCCGGGCCTGCCCGACGCCGGCAAGCACGTTGCGGTGCTCATGAAGCTGCGCGCCGAGGCCGAGAAGTTCCTCAGGGACGGCACGTACGGCAAGCCCAGGAAGGCCGCGGTGAAGGCGACGCTCCGCTCGAAAGCGGCCGTGTACGAGGTCGTCGAGGAGTATCGAGCCGGCGAGGTCGCCGACCTGTTCGTCGCCGAGGCCAACGGCAAGCGCTGCCTCCTCAAGATCGTCCGGCAGCCGAGCGACAACGACATGCTCGACAACGAGGCGCGCGTGCTCACCGAGCTGCACCGGCAGTCGGGAGACAAGGCGAAGGTCTTCCGGAAGTACCTTCCGAAGCTCATCGACTCGTTCGACCTGGTCCAGGACCGCCGCCACCGGCGCGTGAACGTCCTCGATCTCGCCGAGCCCGAGGCCGAGTACGTTCGGAAGCTCAAGGAGAAGAAGGGGCTCGACGCCGACCCGAACTACTTCTCGCTGGCGGAGATCCGCGCTGCCTACCCCGACGGCATCGACGTGCGTGACGCCGTCTGGATGATCCGGCGCGCGTTCGAGGGCATCGGCTGGGTCCACTCCGTCGGCTACGTCCACGGAGCCATGCTCCCCGAGCACATCATCGTGCATCCGACCGAGCACGGTGCGCGCCTCGTCGGCTGGTCGTACGCCGTTCGAGCTGGACGACGCATCACCGCGATCAGCGCCGGGCGGAAGTCGATGTACCCGAAGTCCGTCTTCAAGCGGGAGCCGGCCAAGCCGGTGCTGGACGTGCAGCTCATCGGCGAGACCGCCGCGCTTCTCCTCTCGGACCGAGCAGGTAGGCCGCTGGCCGACGTGCCGAAGGACGTGGCCGCGTTCTTCGCGCAGTGCCGAGCTGGCGCCATTCCGGACGGCTGGGAAGCGTATCGCGCCTACGACGCGATGCTCGGCAAGACCTTCGGCAGACGGACGTATCGTGCGTTCGAGATGCCGCGGAAGTGAAAGAGGAAACGCATGGGATATTCGAGCTGGTCAGGCGACGCCTACGACAACATCTCCAAGCCCCGGAAGGAAATGGACCACGGCACCGCGAGGGCCAAGGTCTTCTCCTCGAAGCTCGCACCGAGCCTCGACCCGAAGGGCGTGAAGGTCCGCGAGTCCCGTGACTCCGACGACCACCCGGAGAGCAACGCGATCGGCGTGCTCTTCGACGTGACCGGATCGATGGGTGGCATCCCCATCGACTTCGCGCAGCACAAGCTGGGCGGCCTCATGAAGATGCTCGTCGAGAAGAACGTGATCCCGCATCCCCAGGTGCTCTTCGGCGCCATCGGCGACGGCAAGTGCGACACCACGCCGCTCCAGGTCGGTCAGTTCGAGTCGGGCATCGAGATGGACAAGTGCCTGACCGACATCTACATCGAGGGCGCTGGCGGTGGCCAGATCAAGGAGTCGTACGTGCTGGCGCACTACTTCTTCGCGCGCCACACGGCGACCGACTGCTACGAGAAGCGCGGGAAGAAGGGCTACCTCTTCACGCTCGGTGACGAGCAGACGTGGCCGACGATCGACCCCGACGAGGCCGAGCGCATCTTCGGCGAGAAGCTCCAGGGGTCGGAGAACGTCAAGGACCTCATCGCCGAGTGCGAGCGGAAGTGGAACGTGTTCCACATCGTCGTCGGCACGCCCACGAGCAACGGGCACCCGGAGGTCCTCTCGGACTGGAAGGAGCTGCTCGGCGAGCGCGTGCTCAAACTCGACGACCCGAACGGCGTCTGCGAGCTGATCGCGGCGACCATCGGGCTCTGCGAGGGTCACTCGCTGGACACGGTGAACAGCGCGCTCCGCGACTCGGGAGCGAGCGCGGGGACCGTGAAGTCGGTCGGCGCGGCCATCGTTCCGCTCCGCGATGCCCTCGCGCGCTCGGGCTCGGGCGCGATCGTCGGGAACCTCCCGGCGAGCGGCGCACCGGCGGGCACGGTCCGGGTCTGAGCGGCCATGGGCTCCACCCACATCGTCACCGACCTCGGCTTTGGTGATGCCGGGAAGGGGACCATGACCGATGCCATCGCGCGTCGCTGTTCGAGCCCACCACTCGTGGTGCGGCACAACGGCGGGGCGCAAGCCGGGCACCGCGTCGTCACCTCGGATGGTCGCGAGCACGTGTTCGCGCAGTTCGGGTCGGCGACGTTCGTGCCTGGCGCACGCACGCTCCTGTCGATGAACTTCATCCTCCATCCGCCAGGGCTCATGGCCGAGCACGAGCACCTGGCGTCGATCGGGGCTTCCGCTCTCGACCGACTCTCGATCGATGAACGGGCGCTGGTCATCACCCCGTACCACCAGGCGATGAACCGCCTGCGGGAGGCCGCACGAGGGGCCAATGCCCACGGCACCTGCGGCCTGGGCATCGGCGAGACCGTTGCGGACTGGTTGGATGGGATGGAGCGGGACACCATGCGCGCGGAGGACCTCCGAAGCGTTGGAGCGATCCGGGAGAGGCTCATCGCCGCGCGAAACCGGAAGCTCGAACAGGTCGAAGCGCTGCTACCGAGCCTAGACCCAGCGAACAGGGATCTCGCCGTCATCCGAGATGCGACATCGATCGACCTGATCGCCGAGATGTACGGGGCCATCGGCAAGAGCCTGTGCATCGTCTCGACCGACGAGGCCGATCGGCTCATACGCGAGACCGAGCACGTCATCTTCGAGGGTGCCCAGGGTGTCCTGCTCGACGAGTGGTACGGGTTCCACCCGCACACGACGTGGAGCACCACGACCACCGAGAACGCCGACAAGCTGATCCGCTGGGCCCAGCGCGAGGGTCCGGTCCGTCGCCTCGGCGTCCTGCGCGCGTACGCGACCAGGCATGGGCAGGGTCCCTTCCCCACCGAGGACGCGAAACTCACCGAGATGCTGGGCGACCCGGAGAACGTGGACGGCGGGCCGCAAGGACGCTGGCGCGTGGGCTGGTTCGACGTGCCGCTGGCCCAGTACGCGCTCCGAGCGTGTCCCGGCATCACCGAGTTGGCGATCACCTGCCTCGACCGGATCGTGAACGTGCCGGGGTGGAAGGTCTGCGTCGACTACGACTCGGGCCTAAGCCTCACGGCGAAGCCCGGCAACCTCGCGCACCAGGAGCAGCTCACGCGCGTGCTCTCGAACCACTGCAACCCGAAGTACGCCTACGCGACGACCGACCCCGTCGGCTACGTGCGCCAGCTCGAAGCGGTGCTCGGCCTGCCGGTCACCGTCACCTCGTTCGGACCGACGGCCGAGGACAAGCGCTGGCGATGAAGGACCGAAGCGGAAAGACACCACGCCTGGGCTGCAAGGTGTGTCGGTCTACCATGATGGCGCTCGATGCGGATCAGCTCTGCAAGCGCTGCCGACGACCGAAGAAGAAGCGGGACCCGAAGAAGGAGAAGTGATGCAGACGATCAAGATCTACGGAGCGAGCGACGACCTCATCGAGGTCGAGGGCGGGGCCGACGGCTGCGACGAGTTCAACGGCGAGGAGGGGGTCATCGTCCTCGAACCTACCGGCGACCGCTTCCGCGTGAAGTACGGCTCCGACGACCCCCGGTTGGTTCACCGAGCGGTCTGGGACGTGACCCACGAGCACGTCTCCGGGCAGCTCCAGGTCTCGATCGAGGAAGCGCCCGAGGGAGACGATCCGGACCCCTACACGGACACGGCCGTCGTCACCGGAGACATCCAGCTCGTCCGGTTCTGGGAGAGCTGGCCCCCGACCATCGGGGAGATCCGTGAGCGCGTCGAGAAAGCGCTGGAGGATCCCCGCCACCTCTCCAACGACGTGATCAAGCGCGTGTGGGAAGCACTCGGCTCTCCATGAACGGGTTCGCGGGCCTGAACGCGCGACCTCGCAGGGTCGAGGGAGGGGGGCTCATCCGTTGGTACGTGAACAACGAGTGCGTGGCCGAGGTCACGACCGACGCCTACTACCGGAAGGGACACATCCATCCGGACGGCTGCCAGTGCGATGCGCTGGTCCACGATGAGAGCTTCCGCGCGAAGCTCAGAGAGCACGGGTTCGGATGAACAGCGTTGTCGAGGCCGACTTCTCGGCCCAGGTGATCCACGTCTGCAAGCCGGACGACGAGGAGCAGAGGCCGGTCTGCGGAGAGTCCTCGGAGGCATCGTTCGTCGCCGAGCTGAACCACTACGCCGCTGCCCTCGGGGCCAACACGCTCAAGCCCGGCTTCCGCTGGTGTGGGGCATGCCTGAAAGCGTCCGGATGCTGCTCGAACGCTCACCCGATGGGGAGCAAGTGCTCCCGGTGCGAGCGCGTCATGTGCAACGCCCAGGGCTGCAAGCACGGGTTCTACATCACCCTCGCCATCACGCCGATCTCTGCGCCGGAGAAGTCCACCGGTGGCGAGGTGATCTGCATCCCGTGCGCAGACAAGGACCGCCGATGAACGACGCCGACCTGATCCGCCGTGCCCGTGAGCAGCTCGACGAGGCCAAGGCCAGCGTCATCACGCCCAAGACCAGGGAGGCGCTCCGTCGCGTCGAGGCCGACCTGAACGAGCTGGAGAACCGTGTGACCCGCCGCGTCCTGGGCATGGGCGACCTGGAGACGACGTGACGCTCATCCCTGTCGAGCACCAGTGGTTCCTGGCCAGGTACGTCGCTGACGACCTGCGTGGCGAGACCAGGAACGTGGGCGTCATCCTGCGCGCGGCCAACATCGACGTGCCCAAGATCCGGCTCCTCGACCCGCCGACGTTCCTGCGCGCCGAGCACGTCGAGGAGTGGAAGGGCTGGGCCTCGTACTGGCGCAAGGTCTGGGTCGAGCACGGCGGCGCGAAGCCCTTCTACTGGATCACCAAGCCGTCGAAGCACTCGCCCCACTTCTTCTGGCAGATGGCCGGCAGCCGCGTCTGCACCACCGTCGACTTCGAGCAGATGTTCGAGCTGCTCGTGAAGCCGGAGAGCCGATGATCATTCAGCCATTCGGGCCGTACAGTTACGTCTGGGAGAGGCTCGCTGTCGGTGGCATCTCGGCGTACGGAGAGTCGCTCAAGCCGTTCGGCTTCGTGATGAACGTCGCCTGGGAGTTCGTCGAGTACCCGGATCTCCGAGGCGGCATCGACCTGGTCAACGGGTTGGAGGTCCATCACGCGCGCCTCAACGACGACGATGAGATCGAGCCGCAGATCCCGGAGATCCTTCGAGCCGTGGGTCTGGTCGGCGAGGCGTACGCCAAGGGGCTCACGGTTCTTGTGACGTGCGCGGCGGGGAGGAATCGATCGTCACTGGTCGTGGCCGAGCACCTCATTCAGCTCGGCAACAAGCCCGAGAAGGTCATCGCCGAGATCCAGGCCCGGCGTGACTCGGCGCTGACCAACGAGACGTTCACGAACTGGCTGAGGAGACGCCGGCCATGAGCGAGAAGAGCAGCATCCGTCGCGCGATCCGCCGGCTCCCGGTCATGCGCGACCAGATCGACAACACCTACCACGTCGTCCGCGTCGAGAACGACCTGGGCATGAAGGTCGCGTGCAAGAAGGGCTGCGCCCACTGTTGCAGCCAGATGGTCACGGTGACGATGGTCGAGGCCATCGGCATCTACCTGTCCATCGCCGACAACCGCTGGCTCCTCGGCAACGTCGCCCACTGGGCCGATTCCCAGGCGACGCTGATCATGCGAGGGATGACCTCGCGGCAGTGGTTCCGGACCGGTCAGCGGTGCATGTTCCTGACCGAGGACAACGCCTGCGCGGTCTACCAGGAGCGCCCGTTCGTCTGCCGGACGCTCATGGCGCTCGAAACGGCGGACAACTGCGCCCCCGACGCGACGGATCCGACCGTGAAGCGCCCGGACTACACGAGGGCGTTCGACCACTACCTCCACGCCATCAAGTCCGCTGACGAGGCCGCGTTGCCGGTGGGCGTGATTCCGCTGCCCATCGCGATGCAGTGGGCCTCCATCGCCTGGACCGAAGGGCGCGAATCGCTGCGACGGCATCTGGATCGGGCCGGCATTCCGGCGTACGACCTCATGGCCCACAACACTTTCTGGTCCATCCGGTTGGGAGAAATGGAGCAAGGTTGACCATGCTCAACAACCAGCTCTCGAAGATGCTCCTGACCTCTCTGGCCATGCGCAGAGGTCTCCTCATCGTCTCCGTCGAGAGCAACGTCATCACCGTCGAGCCAGAGGATGACGCCATGGACCAGCCTGCCATCGACCAGGCCATCGAGGTCCTGTCCGACGAGATCAACAGGGGCAGGAGCGCCGAGCACATCGTCATCAAACAGGTTGACAGTCGCAAGTGACCATGTAACGTAAGCGGGCACATGGGAAAAGTTACAGAGACGAAGAAGGGCAAGCCCGTCGAGAAGTACCGCGTCAAGTGCGCGATCTGCTCTCTGACCCAGGATGTCCGGCGCGACCTGGTCAACGCTCAGTGCGAGCGCTGCGGGGCCGACCTGGCTCCGCCGAAGACTGGATGAACTGAGTACACCTTCTTGGACGCGACGACCGACATGCCCAACCGCCTCTTCACAACCTCCGGGTACGTTCCTCCCGGGGCGCATGTCGTCTCAGAGGGTCCGTTCTGGTGGATCGAGTGCTACGGGTGCGGGGACATCCATCCGTGGCCGACCGGCCCGAAGGGTGCGCTCCCGAGCGGCTGGTCGTGGCTCTACCCCATCGAGCGCGGGACCACGTCCGGGCGGGCGCGCGACGAGAACAACGAGGCGCTGCCCGACGTGTACAGCTCGAAGGACTGCCTCAAGAAGGCGATCAAGCGAGCCCAAGAGGAGACCGGGGGAGCGCCCATCCGGGTGAGGAAGCAGCCGTGAGCGTGTGGTCGCCAGAGGTGGTCGATGCGCTCCGTCGATCCCACGGGGTCGAAGCAGAAGCAGAAGCAGGACATGAGGAGAAGCAGACGATGATCATCCGACCCATCACCGACGACGGGCTCGTCGGCTACGACAAGTTCGACCAGCTCACGCTCTGCACGCCCGATGGTGAGTGGAAGAGGTACACGTTCATCGCGGACGTGCGACGCAAGACGTGTGCGATCTGCAACCACGGCTGGGAGCCGACCGGCCCGTCGATGGCCGACCAGTACCGGTGGGCCTTGCTCGAAGAGCATGTCCACCTGTCGTGCTTCGTCAGGCACCTGGGCCTGATCGATCGGTCCGAGGTCTACGGTGCGATCTGCGACGCGCGCATCCGGTTCAAGGGCCTCGTCGTCGAGCCCAACGGCTACTGGAGGGGCGACGACCCGTGGGGAAAGTACCGGCCCTGGTACAGCGCCGAGTTGCTCGACCAGCCCTACAAGCTCCTCATCGGGATGCGCAAGCGCGTGTGGTCGATCGAGTTGATCGCCCAGGGCGGCACCAAGTGCGGCTGGTTCGAGGCGGCTCGCAAGGAGTTCGAGGACGAGAACGTGACCAAGGAGTTCGGCGAGAACCAGATCCTCCTTCACGCCTGGGGCCACGAGAAGATGCGCGAGTACATCAAGCGGCTGGCCAAGGTCGGCGACCTCACCGACCCCATGAAACTGGCCCGGCAACTTCTGGCCAATAGCGCGCACGAGGGCGGGTTCGAGCACGAGTCGCGCTGCGCCGAGTGCAACGGAAGCACGGACGCGGACAAGAGCCCGGACCGTGTCTGAGCTGACCGAGAGCCAACGGCGTCTGCTCGCCTTCGTGAAGAAGAACCTCGCCGACGGGCTCGCCACCTTCGTGGACAAGGATGCCGCTGCGCAGCGAGAGAAGATCGAGGCCGTCGTTCTCGGCCACCTGACCCGCATCGCCGGGGACCTACAGACCCAGGTCCCCACGGCCGAGGCGTTCGTATCCGAGCCGGGCGTGGTCTCGTTCCGGATCCGAGGGGTCACCCCCGAGATGTACCAAGCGCTCTGGGAAGCTGGCCTGGTCCAGAACCCGCCGGAGTACGTGCTCACGTTCACGGTGCCGGAGAAGACGCCCCCGTGACCAAGACCGAGGAGCTGGTCACCCAGTTCGCGGCGGCTGCCCGAGAAAAGGGCCACCGGTACGTGCTCCTCGTGGTCCCCGTGCACCGAAAGATGCCCGGTCGAGTGACCGTCCTTCCGGGGCTGCGCGGGGAGTGGAAGGGGGACTGCGCGGGCGGCTCCCTGGTCGATCTAGACCTCGATGACTTTGACCGATGGAAGACGCGACAGGAGAAGAAGCGATGACCGAGAAATGCGCCGTCTGCAACGAGGTCATGTCGGTGGAGAACACCATCGCGCGTGCCCAGTCCAACCGCTGGGTCGCCTGGCCGCCGGTCATCACGGGAGACGGCCGGACTGGTCACACCGAGTGCTTCATCCGGGAGGGATCCGTCTCGCTTGGGGGGCGCACCGGACCCCAGTTCGCCGACGAGCTGGACGCCGGTGTCTTGGGATGGCCGAGGCGTTCGCCGCTCAGGTTCAGGCCGGGCGTCCCCAAGAAGAGCGTCTTCTATCTGGACGTGATGAAGCTCGGACCTCTCTCGAAGGAACCGTTCGACATCTCCTTCGTGGAGAAGACCTGCACCTGCGACGATCCGGGCGACGGCCCGTGCCCCCAGCACGGCGCCGAGATGGCCGCCCAGGACGCGCGCATCGCCGAGGAGAACGCGAAGGGAGGCTTCGTCCGGTCCGGCGTCGCGCGCCTGCTCGGTGGAGAGCCATTCCGCACCCCGTTCTTCCTCGATCCGGAGCAGAGCGAGAAGGAGAAGGACGCGAGGCTCAGAGACGACATCCTCAACTCGTTCCTCTCGCAGTGCGGGCACCCCAGGGCGTACACGCTGAGCCGAGAGGACAGGGACGTGCTCGTGAAGAAGATCCTCGACGAGAACAGGCTGAGGGCCTCGGTCGGCAAGGAGTTCCTCACCGCCGGGCCCCCGCTCGTCCACGAGGGGTTCAAGGCGGTTCTCGACGAGATCGAAGCGGAGCGTGACTGGACCCCGGGCGACCCAAGCACCCCAGGCATCTACGCGATCGTCGTCTGCTGGGACCCGTGCGAAGGGATGTTCCCGAACGTGAGCACCTGGGACGGCGCGCGATGGGTTCGCCCCCCGGGCCCCATCTCGTTCTACCGCGGGCCGTTCGCAACAGAGGCGGAGGCGTGGGCGTGGGCAGAAGTCCACGACCCGGAGGAGGTCACGAAGCCAAAGCCCGTGGTCGAGGCGTTGCTCAAGAACCAGCGCGAGGCGCTGCTGGAGCACCTCGACCGTCGTCCGCTCGGAGGAAACTCGGAGATCTTCGACGGCGCGCTAGGTACCAGATGGGAGCTGGCCCCCGACTTCCAGTGCCTCAAGTGCAAGGGGTCGCTGGAGCGCACGCGCGGGCTCATGCTCATGAGCCCCTGGGCCGGGGCCGTCCGCTGCACCCGGTGCGACTACCGAGACTCGGTGCCAGGGTACCTCGGGAAGCTGATGATCAACGGAGATCAGGCCCTTCTTGACCATGTCGTTGGGCTTGTAAGGTCGGAGTCCAAGCCCATGGACCACGAAGTCACCGTCACCATCCCCCGGGGGGCGCGCGCCGACATCACCATCGTCCACCAGCCAGACGGGTCCGTGGAGGCCGACGTACAGCTCGACGAGCGCTTCCTGGTCGCGCCGGTCCACGTCATCTACCAGGGGCCACGGCTGCCCGATCCGAAGGAGGAGTTCGCCCCCACCAAGGGCATGATCAGCCGGGGCCCCATCTTCGAGGCCGACACCACCAAGGACCCCATCGTCATCCGCCCCCTCACCCAGGCGGCGGCCGACATCATGGACCAGGCCCCCATCGCACCGCTGCCCCCCGGGCCCGACTACAGCAAGCTCATCGACAGCGATTCCTTCGACCGCGCCTTCGAGGACATCGTCCGCAGTCTCGGGCTGCCCACCGAGTACCTCGCGGCCCCCGGCCAGGAGGTCTTCTTCGTGGAGTACAAGGTCCCGGCGCTCACCGGGGACAAGGTCCACGCCCAGGGCCCCTACCTGACCAAGCACATCGCCCAGGGGCACTACGAGGACATCTTCAACTTCGAGGGCGTCGAGCAGGTCGAGATCGTCGGGCGCCCCAACAACGTCCAGCCCCTCGGCCAACCCCACCCCGGCCAGGAGATGCTCGACGGCGCCGCCAAGGGGAAGATCCAGGACGCGCTCAGGACCATCGACCGAACCTCGCGCGCCATCCAGAAGAAGCAGGAAGGGAAGACCCACGGGTATGTCCTGCCAGAGAACCTTTCTGCCTACAGGAGGCTCTGCGACAACCTCGGTATCCCCTGGGAAGAAGTCACCGAGAAACCGAAAGAGCCTTGACCATGGCACTTCCGGTTGTCATAGCATCATCTGAGAATGTCAAACTCGGGCAGTAGCAAAAGAGCAGAAACGGTTGAGGGGAGAGGTTCTTCCCTGACCCAAGCAGAGGCAGAGGCCCCCCATGACCTACGATGACGTGAAGCTCTACCAGGTGTTCCTGGAGGCGGAGAAGCCGCCGCACACCAAGCACGGGACGCCCCGTAGGGTGAAGGTCGTGTCCCGGGGGAAGTACACGGCCTTGGTCCGGGTCCTGGAGGGGCGTGGGGTCGGGTTCGAGCTGCGCCTGCCCCTCAAGCGCCTGACCGACCCCACCAAGTGGACGATGGAGAAGCCGTCGTGAGCATCGACGAAGTCAGGCGCCGCATCCAGGACCACCACGACGATCGCCAGTCGGCGCTGGAGATCCTCGGGAAGGCCATCGGCGAGATCATCCCCGAGCACCGAGCCTCGGGGACGGCGTCCGAGCACGCGACGGCCACGGCCAAGGCCCTGCTTGCCGTGGTCGATGACCTGCGGAAGAAGGTTCGGAACCAGTCCCACATCGTGGAGTACCTGCGCCTACGTGCGCGCCACGCGCACGAGCAGGGACGCGAAGAGGTCGCCTGCGCGCTCCAGTTCGAGGCCAACATCGTCTCGATGATGCACCCGGAGTTCACGCCGCAGGACGCGCTCGCCGCGGTCATGCGCCACGACGAGGTCGAGGACCTGCGGAAGAAGCACAAGGCCGCCCTTCTCGCCTACGCCGAGATGTGGAAGCTCGCCTCGCGTCTCGTCATCCACGGGGAGCAGGCCGCCTGGGTCCACACCGGTCAGCCGGCCGAGGTGTGGGAGGCCCTGCGCGAACTGGGCATCGATCCGCGGGACGACGCCGCCAAGCGAGGTGAGTGATGGGCAAGCGACCGCAGTTCCAGCGGTGGACGCCGGAGGAAGACCAGGCGCTCGAATCCTTCCGTGCGGGTCACCCCACGCCGGATGACAGGGCCCGAGTCGCCAAGGACTTCGTGGCGACGAAGGCGACGCCGCGGACCCTCGGGGCCGTCCACTCAAGGCTGATCGCCATGCGCGACAAGCGGAACCTCGCGAGCCTCGCCCCGGCCAGGGAGACCGCGAAGGACGACGCGCTGTCCGTCGTTGTCCCGCCGCCGCCGGCCGACGAGGGCTGGCGCAAGGTCTTGACCCCCAAGAAGTGGAACGCGGGGGCCGGGGAGATCATGGACGGGGTCTACCTGGGACCGCGGCAGGCCGAGGGGCAGTACGGGCCCTACGTCAAGCACCTGATCGCGCCGGACCGGGGCAAGGGCGCGCTCTACATCTCGGGCACCGTCGCCGACCAGCTCTTCACCGCTTCGATGGCTCAGCCGGGCGCGCGCGTGCGCGTCGTCTACCTGGGGAAGAAGGAGACGGTGAACGGGGAGTACAACGACTTCGAGCTGTACGTGAAGGAGCCGACGTGACCCACAAGCTCGACATCTACGAGGGCCGGCTCAACTACCACGTCGCCTGGGCCTACGAGGACGACGAGGGCGCGTGGGTTGGCCAGGAGGTCGAGAAGGACCTCGACCAGCTCAAGGCCGAGAAGGCCGAAGCCTTCAAGGATCGGAACCCCGAGGGGCTGGAAAAGTTCGAGTACCTGTCGGTCGAGATCGCGGCCAAGGAGTGGGCCGAGCAGAACCCCAAGGGCCTGATCCAGTCTCAAAACGGGTTCGAGTTCGAGCGGGTGTCGGTCGCCAAGGTGTTCCTCGCGGCGATGCGCGCCACGCTCAAAGCTGCACGGTCGGAGTACGACACCGGCGCCCCCTGGCCCGAGTGGGCGAAGCAGGCGGCTGCCGCTGGGTGGAAGCCGCCGAAGGGATGGAAGCCATGACCGACGACCTGGAGAAGAAAGTCGAGGAAGCCGAGATGGTGGTGCGTCGCGCCGAGGAGGCGCTGCGCCGAGCCATCATGGACCGGTACCTCGCGCGCCTGGACGATGCGGCGTCACGCGCCCTGGAGTGGATCAAGACCCACCAGAACATCCCGGCCGAGGCTTTCGGTGAGGAGGTCGCGAACGCGGCGCGGGACCACGGGTGCGAATGCGCGAACGACGGGGAGGTATCGACCACCGGGAAGTGGAAGCGGTTCCGGGTCCTGCTCGCCGAGCTGGTGAGGAGGGCGTCCGTGTCGGATGGCCCGCTCACGGTCTTCCCCCTGTCCGAGGACGCGGCCAGCTTCATCAAGGAGCACTCGGAGAACTGCCCCGACGTGGAGACCGGGGACGAGACGGTGGACGACGTGGCCGACTACCTGCGGGACCTCTTCCAGCGCCACGCTGAGGCGGCGGTCGTCGAGGACCGGAAGAAGAGGGCGGGCGTGGAGAAGGTGGCCCCCTGCACCCACCCGGAGGCGGAGCATCGGCGGCTGTACCCGTCGTCCGGGGACCGGAAGGAAGACGCCGTGGTCTGGTGCCAGGCGTGCGGATCGCTCCAGGTCTGGGTCGGTCGGACGGGCAGCTACGAGTGGCGTGTTCCAGGAGGCGTGTGATGGCGAAGATCGTGAGCGAACCCCAACCCAAGCGAGTCGACTGCGGCTCGTGCCACGCGACCATCGAGTACCTGCCCGAGGAGGTCGAGCGTCACACCACGCGCGACTACACCGGAACTTCCGACACCGAGCACCGAGTGAAGTGCCCGAGGTCCGGTTGTCCCGGCTACGGCTACGTCCGGAGCTGGTGACCGCGATGAGAAAAGGTCGATGGAGCAAAGAGGAGAACGCCTTCTTCCACGAGTCCATGATCTCGCACGGGCATGTGTGTCGGAGCCTTCTGCGCGAGGTGTCGGAGAAGACAGATCGTTCTGAATGGGCGGCCTGGTGCCACCTGTTTCCCCCAACCAGCCTACGGTTCCCGGACGAGGTCGCCTTTCCCATTCGGATCGTCGATGCCGACGACGTGGAATCGTTGCTGGCGTGTCCCAACGGCGATCTGTTCCTGACCATGGAGCGAGGGTATCGGTTGATCTCGCTGGTCCCTGCTCACCACGAGGCGACCGGATTCGACTGGATCCGGTGGGGCAAGTCGCTCGACCAGTTCGTGCCGAACTTTCAACAGAGGCAGAGCATCACGCAGGCCGAGAGAGACAGGGACGAGCGCACGCGCCGCGTCATGATCGAGAAGCTCGCGAGGCAGCAAGCGCATCCGCATCTTCGACTGGTGAAGTCGTGAAGGCCCTGGTCCTGACCGTGCTCGACGGCCCCCGATGCGGGATCGAGTGCGAGTGCTGCGAGTACACGGACGGGACCGCGCCGGCCGACCACGACCGGACCTGTGACCTCATCACCTTGCGGGACGGGGAGTGGTCGGACTGCACCTGCAAGGGAGCCGAAGAACGGGCGAAGGACAGGAAGCGTGTCCGCCTGCGAATAGTTTCTTGACAGTTGATTGTTATCGCGTAAATAGGATGGGTACGATGACACTCAAGCTCCAAGAGCTGCGCGACAGGCTTCAAGCGCTTCTCGACCAGGGAACCGATCCAGGGACGCACGTGCACACCGAGGGGTGTGACTGCGACGGGGAGGCGGTGGATGTCGTCGTCGAAAATGACAGCGGGGAGTACATCGGCGGCGAGTTCGTGAAGATGCCGATCGTCTACATCAAGCGGCAAAAATAAGGACCAAGCATGTCCATGTCCCTACAGCTCGTCGTTGGTCACAGGGTCTTCACCTGGGACAGCGGCACCCGCCGGTGGCGATGCCACGGTCGGTTCATCAAGTCTCCGTTGACCCCGAAGGGCGAGCGCAAGGTGCTCGGCGTGTACGCGCGATGAGGGATCCGGACTCGGGCTACGAACTCATGCGGCACGCGCTCGGCGTGCATCAGCACGTCTTCCGTGGCGGGAAGAGGTTCAAGAAGTCGTACCGGAACTACTTCGTGGCCGGCGGCGATCACGTCGCGATCTGGGACGGGCTCGTGGCCCAGGGCTTCGCCACCAAGCGGGAGGGCAACGAGATCACCGGCGGCGACCCGGTCTTCTACGTGACCGAGGCTGGCAGGGCCGCCGCGCTCGCCGGCATCACCTTCAAGCGTCTCTGGGGCTACGGGACGCCGACCCATGCCTGACACCAGCGCAAAGCCGACGTGGGCGTTCCGGTACCTCGACGGCGCCTGGCGGGAGCTGCGCAACGACGCCTCCGAGAAGAAGAAGGCGTGGGTCGAGGGCGCCATCGACGCGCTCAAGGCCGCGGGTCTGCTCAACCCCACGGAACATGAACTCTGGCGCAGACGGATCGAGACCTGCCCTGGTCATGATGACGAGGGTGGTCGGAGCTGGTGCGCCTACTGCGGGAGAATCGGATGACGGAAGCACACGCGCAGGTGGTGGCCAACCAAGCGGACGAGCTGGAGCGCCGGATGCTGGAGGCTCAGGTCGTCCTCGTCATCCAGCCGTTCAGCCTCGACGCCTCCCCGGTGAAGTGGACGGTGACGCTGATCAGGCAGGGCAAGGCCGCGATCTTCGCGGGAGACGTGACCGTGCGCGCCGCCCTCTGGGCCGCGTGCCACGCAGCGGGACTGACCCATGGACTGAACCCGCCCTGAGGCGGACGAAGGGGAAGAAGCAGATGTCGAAGCAGCAGATGAGGAAGGACTACAGCCAGATGTCGAAGCAGACGAAGAAGAACTACAGCTTGCCGCCGGTACGTGCTCCCGAGGACACGAGCCGACGGGATCCGTTGCTCCACATGCTCGGGACGATGACGATGGGGAGCACCTCCTACATCGAGGACCAGGAGCGCCAGGGACAGGCTCAGCTCGCCAAGAGCACATCGATCCCGACGAGGCTCAACGGCTGCACCGAGGACCAGCTCCGCGCGCTCGGGTTCGAGCTGGGGCCGGTGCCGACGACCGGTGACACCCTCTTCCGGCCGGCGCTCCTACCCGAGGGCTGGAAGATCGTCCCGACCGACCACTCGATGTGGTCCGACCTCGTCGACTCTCGGGGGTTCGCTCGCGGCTCGATGTTCTACAAGGCGGCGTTCTACGACCGCGGCGCACACCTCAGCCTGAATGTCCGCCTCCACATCCGCGAGGACTACGAGGCTCGGAGGCTCGACGGCACGATCGCCCACGACATCTACGCCGACCTCCCGGGCAAGGACTCGAAGGGCGAGCAGAACCGGAAGGTCCTGCACCGCTACGAGCACCCCGAGAAGTTCCCGGATCACCGCGAGGCGCGCGGGCACGAGCACCCGTACTTCCTCGCCATGGACGCTGCACGGACGGCGGCGAGCGTCTGGCTCAGGGAGAACTACCCCGACTGCGGCAAGGTCACGGCCTACTGGGACCAGGAGTTCTGAGGGACCCGACCGCTCCACCACCTCCACCACCCACCACCTCCAGGAGATCAGATGCACAAGGCCCAGGCCCAGGTTCGAGACTTCATGCGCGCGATCGGGCAGCCGTCGCCCAACACCCCCAAGGTCGATCTCCCGTGGGAGCGCTTGGCGCTGCGCAGACGCCTCATCGCCGAGGAGGCGAAGGAGTTCGAGGATGCCATCACCATTCCCGAACGGATCGATGCGCTCTGCGACCTCCTCTACGTCACCTACGGTGCGGCCGTCGAGATGGGCATCGACCTGGAGAGCTTCTTCGAGCTGGTCCACGAGGCCAACCTCCGGAAGGTGCCGGGGCCCGTCCGCGAGGACGGCAAGAAGCTCAAGCCGGAGGGGTGGAAGCCGCCCGATATCGAGGGCGAGCTGCGGCGCGTCCTGCGCGAGGCCGGGGAGAAGTGAACTCCCTGCCGACCACCTGCTCGGGATGCGGCGAGTGCATCCTGTACGAGACCGTCGCGCGGACCCGCGTCTATCGGGTGGTCGGGTCCTTCCGCGTGTACCGCTCCCGCTGCGGATGCGGCGACATCGAGCGCAAGGTCCGCTCATGATCGTCGTGAAGGTCGAACTCTGGCCGAAGGGCCACGAGGAGAAGGCGGTCGAACTGGCGCGCGTGTTCCTCGCCAACGACGGGACCGGGACCGAGAAGCTCGGGAACTACGACGTGGCCGTGATGCGCAAGGGCGAGAAGCGCGCGCCCTGGAGGCACGGGGACGGGACCGGGGCCACGGCCAAGCCCATCCGGACCGGGCGCGTGGAGGGTCACGCCAAGGCCGCCTACCCCATTCTGCGGCTCGTTGTCCGCGCGATCCGCTCGATGTTCCCTGAGTGGTCCGAGTGGGATGTGCCCCCGGAACTTCCGAGCACCGGCGAGGGGGCGTTTCACGGGAAGCAGCTCTCCTGGGGAGAAGGCCACGCCCACGCAAAGCCGGCGCCCGCCGACGAGACCGTGGACAGCAACACGATGATCTACCTCGGGGGCCAGCGGGAGAGGTCGTTCCGGTGCGAGGGGTGCGGGTCCAACGTCTTCCGCCAGCTCGTCCGTGACCCGAACCGGTACAAGTGCAACGGGTGCGGTGAGACGTACACCGGCGAGAAGAGGACTTGACAGACGCAGGATATGGCGTATCGTTGGTTTGAGATTGTAGCGGGTTGGTGGAACGGAAGACACGCAGGGCCTTGGGCCCTGTGCCGGAACTATGACGGCATCCTGGTTCGACTCCAGGGCCCGCAATCTAGGAGGTAGCGCATGGCGCCCCACGACGACACCGACATCCTGCCGCTCACGTATCCAAGCGAGAAAAACGTGGCCCAACACGGGGCCATTTCCGTTGGCTCGTCGGCGCGCATCACGCAGCAAGCCGCGGCAACCCTGCTGGGTCGCGGGATAGGCAAGGCCCTCGTCGATGCGCTGCGCGCGGGCGGGAAGGTGACCCAGATCATCACCGGGAAAGAGTGGGTCATCGTACGGATCCGCCTCCTCGCGCCCATGGACGGCGCTGACCCGTACGCGTCGGTCGCACCCGACGATCTGAAGCCGATGTGACCAGGAGCCCAGCGATCACCGACGCCCAAGAGAAGAAGCTCTTCGAGCAGATGCGCCGGTGCAGCGAACAGCACGAGTGGATGGTTCGCTCCATGTCCGGAGCCGACCAGGCCGAGTCGGAGCTGCCCCGCATCCAGCGCCTCTTCTACGTCGCCATCTGGAGCGGCGTCGGGGTCGAGGAGGCCATCGCCGACTGCGACCGGCAGTGGCGCGCCTACGCCCAGAAGAACAACGCCAAGGTCGATGCCGCACCGAAGACGAAGCGCGGCCCCTACGAGGGCGCCAGCTCCATCCACTACCGCTGGGTGAGCCCCGAGCACTTCATGAGTTCGTCGGTCCACCTCCGCACGATGGTCAAGATCCTTCTCGTCCCTGAACTGAGTTCACCTTCCCCATGAACCAACCGCTCGTCATCGAGGAGACCTGGGTGCGCGAGGCGCTCCTGACTGTCTTGCCGCCCGGCATCGTGGGCCACCGCCTCCCCGAGGTCATGGCCGAGATCGGGAAGGCCCCGCAGACCTGGACCGGCATCGAGGAGGCGTTCTTCCGCCCGCTCGGGCTCTTCCTGCGCTTGCACGACCCGCGACGCGCCCAACTTCGTCTCCAGCTCGTCGAGCAGATCGAGCGCGTCCTCATCCAGGACGATCGCCCCTACGTCTCCGAGTGGATCGAGGCGCAGAAGCTCGACTGGATGCGCCGGGACAAGCCCTGGTGGGCCGCGCGCCTCAAGGAGGCCGACCGCGAGAGCCGGCTCCCGAACTGCAAGGCCAAGGTCCAGTCCGAGCGCACGCGCAACGCCCAGTGGTGGAAGACCTTCGACCGCTACGCCGAGAAGTGGAGGGTGCCCCCGGTCCTCACGAACGCGCACATCGACGGGACGATCAAGACCCCGTCGGACTGGGTTCGGCAGGTGCGGTTCATCGAGCGCGGCCTGGTGAGGAAGAGCTTCCTCCCGGTGCTCGACGACCACAACATCTCCGCCCGGTACGGGGCCGATGTCGCGAGCCAGCTCTCTCGGCACATCTCCGAGATGACCGAGGACCTCGACTGCGTGGACAACATCCGGGTCGCCCTGGTCGGAGATCGGATGGAGATGAACCACTACCGGTGGCGCCAGAGCCAGGGGTGCTGCGGGTCCGTGGACCGCGAGGTCTTCGTCAACGGACAGCGTTTCGCCATCGGCTGCAACTACGGGCACTGACCATGAGAGCACTGACACCATGAGCATTCTCGATCTGCATCCAGCGATGAAGGCAGCTCTGACGCCCGAGATCGTTACGTTCGACGAGCCTCCGTATCGCGGCCTCAACGACAACATGCTCGGGTTCGCATCCAACCTTCCGGCGACCGTGTTCGTGCCACGAAGCGAACTCGATCGCCTCGTGTCTGCGGACCGGTGGTTGTGGCAAGAGCGGCACCTCCAGCCGAAGGGCGAACGGGACACGCTCAGCCTCATGGGGAGGCTCGACTTCGAGCCATCGGCGATTCGCGGGGTGTGGCTTGCAGCGATGCTGCATTCGTTGGTGGCGTACACGCGAAGTGAGACGCCTCCCGGATGGCAAAACCGCCGTCTCCTCCGTGAAATGTTGAATGAGAGTCCGCATAGAGACACCTGGCATCATCTGACTGGATCCACGTATCCGGGTGCCGGGTGGTTGGCCGGCTACTTCCAGGAACCGTCTAGAAGGGACGAGGTGCTGGTTGTCTCCGAGTACGAGGCGGCGATGGTTTGCGCTAGCCATGTGATCGTTCGGTACAAGCGCGAGGCGACGTGAACTTCAAGCTCTTGGGCATCTTCGTTCTCGGCGCCGCGATGGGCGGCCTCGCTGGGTACCTCGACGGGCGCCGCGCGGGGCGCGACGAGTGCGCCTCGTTCATCGACGACAGCCTGACGCTCGTCTCCGAGCTGAACGATCGGCTCCACGCCATCCCGGCCTGCGACTGCCCGGGGCCTGAGGAGTGCGACATGGAGGCGACGTGCAACCGAGACGCGATGCTCTGTTGCATGACCCTCGCGAGGCAGCAGGAGACCGAGCCATGAGAGCGCAGCGGATCGTCATCTGGTCAGGCGGAGCCGACTCGACCATCGTCTTGCTCGAAGAGCTGCTCGCTCATCCGTCCGGTGGGGTGGTTGGGGACGTGGTCGCGCTCACACTCGAACAGCCCCAGATCGGCCGCAAGGAGCAGCGGATCGCTGAGGACATGGCGCGCACGAAGTTCAAGCAGTGGCTCTGGGAGAAGCACCGCCGGAAGGTCACGCATCACACCGTCACCGTGCGTCAGTCCAAGGACTGCGGGACGCCTGGCAACGTCGGTCAGTACGGGCTGTTCCTGGCCCACCTGTTTCCGTACATGGTGACCGAGCCTCCGAAGAGTAGCGTCGTGCTCTTCGGCTACATCCGCGGCGACGACTTCTGGCACGACCGGCATCGGTTCGACCAGGCGTTCTCCGCGCTCGCAGCCTTGGCTCGCTCCGAGGCGAGCGTGGAGTACCCGCTGGAGTGGGTTCGCAAGGACGAGGTGCTGGGTCGGCTCGATCAGCACGGCGTGCCGCGAGACGCCTGGTGGACCTGCGAGAACCCGATCGGTCGCAAGGCGTGCGGCCTCTGCATCAAGTGCGAGGCCGTGAATCGGCCGCCCAAGAAGAAAGTCGTGCTCAGGGCCGATGAGGAGCCGGAGGGCAAGAAGCGGCAGGTCAAGAAGAGGGCCGTCGTGGGCAGGGGCACGAGGCGCAAGTGAGCGACGAGCACAAGAAGCCGAAGCGCGGCCTCCTCGACACGCTCCTCATCCGACTCTTCGGGCCTGACGATGGCGACGAGGTCGATGACGCGCTCAGCGCCGAGGACGAGCTGGAGGGCAAGGTCTCCTCTCTCAAGAAGCTCCCGGACTTCACCGTCGAGGTCACCTGGGACGAGGAGGCCGAGTGCTTCCGTGCGCGGATGAAGACGAAGTTCATGCCCGAGGCGATGGAGCTGTCCGTCGAGGGCGACACGCCTGGAGAGGCTCTCTCCATGGTGGCGATGACTCTCGACAACAGCCTGGCGCGGCGCGGGTTCAGAAGGGCAAGGCAGAAGTGAGCGACATCAACGAGAAGGTCAGCGAGACCATCAAGGCGCGAATCAACGAAGTCGTGGACCAGGACGCCATCAAGGCCCTGGTGGACGCCGAGATCCAGCGGCTCCTCAAGCCGCCCCCGTACACGGGCGGGTACTCGTCGAACCAGTCGGTCCTGGCCAACATCATCCAGCGCGAGGTCACCGATCTGGTGACCGCGAAGGTCAAGGCCACGATCTCCATGCCCGAGTTCGAGGAGAAGATCTGCCAGACCGTGGCAACCCACCTGGTCGGCGAGGAGTCAGCTCCGGCCGTTCAGGCCGTCGCCAGAGGAATGGTCGAGGGGTTCCTTCGGACGATCCGTGGGTACTGAGCGATGTCCTTCAATAGGTTCAGGGCGATGGGCGCGAGCGAGGTCGAGCACGACCAGTTCACGGGCGAGTTCCGCGTCCAGTTCGGTAGCGGTGTCTCCGGGCGGTACCTGGTCGGTCACGCTCGTCACCAGGAGCACACGCTGGAGCTGGGGCCGATCTCGGTGATCATGCCGTCTGGCTTCCGGGCGACCGTGAAGGTCGCTGGCCCGTGCATCCTGGACCCGGCAGAGGTGCGCAAGGTCATCGGCTCGATGACGATCGAGCAGATCCGCGCAGCCATCCACGACAACGGCTTCATCCGGATCGGGAAGGACGGCGACTTCGTGTTCACACAGGCGGAGCACGTTCCCTTCCAGCCGAAGTTCCACCGACACCAGTGGGTCGAGCACCCGCACTGGGGACGCGGCCAGGTCGATGAACTCGTCGTCGGCACGCCGGACGTGAAGGTCATGTTCAACAACGTCCTCCAGGTGGTGGACGAGTCGAACCTCACGGTCGTCCCTGTCCTCGGGGAGCGCTGGGCCTTCGAGTTGGAGCCTCCGAGGGGAGGTCACTGCCAGGTGATCGTCCGGTGCGGGCAGCCGGAGTCGCGCGGGTTCGCCGGCCAGATCCTCGTCAGCGAGACCGAGGCTGAGGACTTCGCGCTGGCGATGGAGAGCCTCGGTGCGGTGGTGAGACGACGCGTTTGATCGTTGACAGTCTCTTGTTATGGTGTATTTTATGACGATGAAGCCACAGCCTCTTGCTATGGTGTATTTTATGACGATGAAGCACAACCACGCCGAGGCGTTCGCGCTCATGAAGTACGCCTCGAAGAAGAGCGGGCCGGGTCCGGATCCCATCGTGGAACGCGTCTGGAACAGCCGGGACGGGGTGACCCCGTTCACCATCCGGTCCAAGGACGACCAGGTCGAGCTGCAACACGTCGAGTGGAAGAGTGATCTCTACGCTCCGGACCATCCTCACACCGGGCTCAAGGTCGGCGACCGCATTTTCATGGACATGACCATGGAGCGCGGGCGCCAGGTGGCCCGTGCCCAGATCGAGTTGGTGCGCAAGTCGATCCCGGGGACCGATGTCGAGACTCCGGAGGAGACCGAGCAGCTCATCACCGACATGGCTCAGTCGTGGGTGGACGGCGGCGACCCCGACATCGTCGTTGTCGACGAGAAGCTCCTCGCGGAGCTACAGGCGAAGGCGCCCAAGATTCTGAGCTGGACCGAGCGCACGGGGCACAGTGGGAGGTTCGCATGAGCGCCGGATTCTTCTACGCACACACCGTCGCGAAGGCTCCAAGCAAGGACGCCAAGGCTCTCTGCGCCCACACCACGCTCCCGCGCGCGCGTGCGGTGGCCCGCAGGTACTCGAAGCTCTCGTTGGCCAACGCGGCCTACGTCATGGAGCGCGACTTCGAGACGGGGAAGAGCACGATCCTGGAGCACTGGGAGAACGGCACCCTGCTCCTCGTGAAGCCGGAGAAGAAGGCGAAGAAGGCCAAGGCGTGAAGGGCATCCGACCCGACTGGCCGGAAGCGCTCCGGATCGCGACGGTGAATCCGACGCCAGAGAACCTGGCCCTACTCGGCCGCATCCTCCGGGGCGAACCGATGGGCCTGGTGGACCACGTCGAGTTCTTCCGTCAGCGCGTGGTCGAGCGCGCCGTCCGGACCGAGAAGTTCGTGGATGGCTCGTGGCGCGTCCACTGCGGGGTGTGCGGTTCGAGCTGGGTCGGCTACACCGGGCAGCCCCCCGTGGGTCACCCGGGGACCGAACTGATCGGCGACGGGCCCGAGGTCATGGATAGCAGTTGCCCCCTGGCTCCAGAAAGAAGCGACGCATGCGAGAGACAGGGCGGATGAGACTCTACTTCGGCATCTCCAAGGGCAAGCTGGAGGTCACCAACCTCGACGGCGGACCGGACCGGCTCCTCGGGAGCTTCGGCAAGCTCGACCGGGTGCGCTTCGTGGAGTTCCTCCGCGTGGTGATCGCTCAGGGCTGGGACGGCAGCGGCGCCATGTTCTCCAGTTCGATGAACCACGCCGGGGAGTACGGGTGGCCGGACGACGACCCCGAGGACTTTGTTCGGAGCTGCATTCGCGAGGCGGGTCGATGAGACCAAAGGAGCTGACGATGGACGGAGGAAAGGCGACCGAGACGGAGCGCATCACCAAGGCGGCCATCCTCATCAACGGGGAGGCGTTCTCGGTGGACCCTCCGGGTCGGCATCACGATGTGATCCGGGTCTACGCCAAGGGCCCCGACGGGAGGCCCCGCCGGTTCCCGCAGTCGTCGGCCGTCTTCGGCTTCATGACCGACACGGAGCGGTTCGTGACCAGGGAAGAAGCGCACACCATCGCGAAGGCGGCCGGCCAGATCGTCCGACGGTGCGGCGGCGACGAGGGATGCCTCTACTCGGAGAATCTCTGGTGACCACCCTCTTCCAGCTCCAGTATGGGCCGGCGCCTCATACCGAGAAGTCGGCGCTCATCGATCCGACTGGGACCTACCGCTACCTGCTCATGCGGATCGTGGAGTCGGGAGATCGGGCGCGGCGCATCCTCTGGGTGATGCTGAACCCGAGCACGGCCGATGCGTTCGTGGACGACCCGACCATCCGGAAGATCGTCGGCTTCTCCACCAGGGCCGGCTTCGGCGAGGTCTCGGTGGTCAACCTTTTCGCGTTCAGGAGCAAGGAGCCCAAGGACCTCAAGCGCGCGGTCGAGGCGGGCAAGGACCCCATCGGCCCCGAGTGCGACATCTACATCGGCGACCAGGCGGCGCGCTCCGAACTGGTCGTGTGCGCGTGGGGAGCGCACGGCGGATTCCTCGGCCGCGATGTCGCGGTCTGCACCCTGCTCCGCCGGTACCACCAGAAGCCGCTCCACGTCCTCGGCCTCACGAAGGACGGGCGGCCGGTCCACCCGCTCTACCAGAAGAACGAGACCCCTTTCACTCCCTGGGAGGCGCCATGAAGAAGCGAAAGATCCACATCCTCGGCCCCGTTTGCCCAGAGCACGGCGCGACCATCAAGACCGACAAGGGGCACCTCGGCGCGCTCGTTCCGATCCGCGAGGGGGAGCCGCTGAACGGCCGCGAGATGGTCCAGATCGGCGAGCGCAACGAGGACGGCAGCTACGACATGACCACCGTCGTCGAGGGCCACGCCTCGCGCATGGAGGGGGCGGACGAGGTCGAGGTCGAGTCCGCTCCGGCTCCCACCAGGACGGGCAAGGGGCCGGCCCAGTACGCCACCAAGGCGTCGCGCGAGACGTGGGATCGGGTGTTCGGCAAGAACAAGAAGAGCGCGGCCAACTGAGCCGCGAGCAGGAGACGACCGTGGGAGAGAACTCAGCGATCCAGTGGACGAAGCACACCTGGAACCCCTGGCAGGGATGCCAGAAGGTCAGCCCGGGGTGCGACAACTGCTATATGTTCCGGGACAAGACGCGGTTCGGGCAGGACCCAGAGGTCGTCGTCAAGAGCAAGCCGAGCACCTTCAACCGCCCGCTCCGGTGGGACGCCGATGCCAAGGCGTTGGACAGGGTCGACTACGTCTTCGTCGCGAGCTGGGCGGACTTCTTCTCGAAGGAGGCCGACGACTGGCGCGCGGAGGCGTGGGCCATCATCAAGCGGTGCCCGAACCTGATCTTCCAGGTCCTCACCAAGAGGCACGGGCGCATCGCCGACCACCTCCCGCCCGACTGGGGCGACGGGTACGAGAACGTCTGGCTCGGGGTCAGCGCCGAGAACGCCGAGTGGTGGAACCGGCGGGTGAGCGCCCTGAACTCAGTTCCGGCCCGCACCAAGTTCGTGAGCTACGAGCCTGCGCTCGGGCCGATCGATGGGTGCTCCGCGGCGGGCATCGACTGGGTCATCATCGGCGGTGAGTCGGGGCACGACGCTCGGCCGTTCGAGCTGTCGTGGGCCAAGACGGCGATCGACATCTGCGAGCGGGACGGGGCCAAGCCGTTCGTGAAGCAGCTCGGGGCGGTCGCGATGGAGGAGGCACCGGTCTACAACGGCGCCCTCCCGGACGCGCCCCCGCGTCTGGTCCAGCTCCACTTCAAGGACTCGCACGGCGGCGAGGAAGACGAGTGGCCCGTGTGGCTCCGTGGTCAGCGGCACTTCCCGGTGGCGACATGACGAAGACGGTCCGCAAAGAGGTCGAGCCGGTCGGGGACTCGGAGATGGTGATCGAGGTCATGGAGGACTCGCCCACCTCGAACCGGGTCTCCATCACCCTCATGAGCAAGGGGGACCAGGGCGAGATCGCCGTGGGGCGCGTGAACATGGGGCAGGTCTTCCGCCGGCAGACGCGCTCCCAGGCCGAGTCGCTGGTGGATGCGGTTCTCGGGTTCATCCGGGCGGCTCCCGAGGAGGGTGGCGCGGTGGACGCGGCCATCCGCGCGAAGGTCACTGGCGCGGCGCCAACGCCGGTCAAGGCCAGGGTGAACACCGCCACCCAGGGCGCCGGCATCGAGCTGGACCACTTCACCCGGAAGGACCTCGGGGAGACGCTCCGGAAGCTCGCCGACCTCGTCGAGACCAACGCTCCGGTGGCCCAGATCCTCGCGCTCGACATCCAGCCGGCCAAGGGTGGAGGCAAGACCATCTCCTTCACCGTGAGGCTGGCGTGAGAGCGGTGGGGGCGAGAGTGGTCAAGGGGATCACCTGGTTCGCCATCGGCTGCGCGTTGGCCCGCAGGCTGCCCGACCGACGAGACCTCGAAGAGCTGGCCATGTTCATCGCTGGGAGGCTGGAGTGAGCCTTCTTTCAGGTTGACAGACGCAATCTGACATCTAGTATCGAACACTCATTGGAGCATCCATGCTGCGCAAGCTGATCCTGAACGTCTACGGGGCGGTGGTGGACACCATCTTCCCGCCCCCACCAGAGACGGAGGGTCTGTATCCGGAGGACGACGACACGCCTGCTCCGGTGAGCCCGAGCCCGGTCGAGGTCGGCTTCCCACTCCAGAAGCACATCGACGCCGGGAAGCTCCCGGGCCTCGCGGAGGACTGGGAGCGCCTGGCGCTCAAGGAGCCCTTGAGCGGCGAGACCTTGCCTCGCATCCGGCCGATCCCGTTCGGGCTGGCACGCGAGTACGATCCGCTTCGCGATTGGTCCGACAACGCACGATGGGACCGAGCCATGGTCGGGTTCGTCGACCTGCCGCCGATGGACCTGACCCGGGTCCAGCTCAAGGTCGGCGACGAGTTTGTGGATGCCGAGGGGAACCCGGTGGCCACCGTCGAGCACCCCGTCGAGATCTACCTGGGCGGCGCGGCCTACGTGGACGTGCGGTGGGTGGGTGCGCCGGGGATCGGCCGCCACGTCATGCGGCTCAAGCACGCGCCGTTCGTCGGGGTCGGGAAGCACGTGGACGCGCTCGAAGTCCTGGTGATGGACGAGGCCCAGGGTCGCATCCGCCCGATGTTCGCGCGCGCGGTGCGCGTGGCGATGCTGAGGAAGTCGGCGCGCTCCGAGTTCTTCGTCGACAGCATCGTGCGGGCGCAGCGTCCTCCGGACGGTCACGACGGGATGCGCCCGGGGGTGAACGCGACGGGCGCGCTCGACGACGAGGACGACTGGGTGAACGAATGAGCGAAGAGACCGTGATGGGCGAACAGAGCAGAGAAGACCGAGGCTCCGACCTCCGCGACTTCTTCGGGAACGTGGAGTCTCGGAAGCTCCAGGCCGATGCGCTTCGTGCGGTGGCCGACGCCACCGAGCGCGGCGATGTCATGTCCTGCGTCTCCATCGTGATCACGAGGAAGGACGACAACTCGGGTCCGCGCTCGGAGTATTCCGAGTGGAGAGACGCGACCGCTGACGAGGTCAAGGACCCGCAGAAGAACAATCTGCTCAGCCGCATCCTCGTCTACCACCTGACCGGCGGTGCGGGCACGATCCGTGGACGAGTCATGCGTGACGAGCACGAACCGAAGGAACCGACATGACCGACAGCGACGCCATCTACTTCCTCCGCACCAAGTGCGTGCCGGAGAACAAGCCGAACTACTTCGTCGGCGAGCTGGGAGGCGCCAAGATCTCGGTCGAGATCCACCAGCTCTCGGTCACGGCGATGGTCTGGGGACCCGGCTACCACTTCCACGCCAAGGGCAACACCGTCGGCGACGCCGAGAAGGCGATGGTTGCCGAGGTCGGCAAGGCCCAGTCGGCTCTCGCCATCTTCGCGATCTGCGTCGCGGCGCCACGGTCCATCGCCGACGCCTGCGCCAACTTCATCAACCGCTGGGGCCAGCTTCCTCCGCTCGTGCGCGCGGGCTACGGGATGGGCATGGTCGAGACGGCCGGCGCCCAGGTCTCGTCGCGCGTGAAGCGCCTGGAGACGCTCGGGAACTTCCCCCAGCTCCCGCGACGCATGAGGGTCGAGTCGCTCTTCCACAAGGCGGCCAGCATCTTCTTCGACTTCGGCTTGGCGCTCACGGCCGAGGCGGACAGCGAGGCGGAGGCGCACGGCATCGACGACGACGTGCGCTACACGAACAAGAACGACATGGGGCTCGTCGCTCCGTTGCCCGACCAGGAGCAGCTCGACCAGGCTCAGGTCGAGATCGCGAAGAAGGCTGGAGAGGGTCTGTGAAGTTCGGCTCCTCGCCGGCCGAGCAGGCCCAGGCCCACTTCATCGTGAGCGCGATGCGCGACGGTGATCTCGACCGCATGAACAAGGTCCCGCTGTTCGAGGACAAGGAAGGCAAGCCGGTCTACCGGATCCTCCTCTGCGGGCTCCGGTGGCGCAGCGACGGCAAGGGCAGCGGTTGCTACCGCGCGCTGGACGGCGTGATCGGCACCGCGAAGATCGGGTCCGCGCGGCTCACGACCTACCGAGAGTGGGCGATCGGCAGGGACGCGAACGGCAAGTGGAGCGTCTGCCTCCACGACGATCAAGAGGGCAGCCCGCACATCATCGCGAGCGACCTGCGCACGCTGGGATTGGCCAAGAGCATCGCCGGGGAACACGCTCGACGGATGCCGTGGATCGAGGGGGCACCGTGGTGACCGAGCACGACACCAAGGAGATCAACTCCTGCATGAGCTGCCCGATGAGGGTGGACATGAGGCAGCGCGTGCCGCTGGCGAGCCAGCCTGATATGGACGCGTTCTTCGGTCGGCAGGAGGCGTTGCCGGTCCACGACATCTGCTCTCACTGGGGCGCGCCGGAGGGGAACCAGCTCACCACGGTACGACCGCCGCCGGAATGGTGCCCCATCGGGAAGAAGCCGCTCCTGCTCAAGGTGGTGAGGCGGTGATGGCGAGCACGCGCGTCGAGCTGGTGGCTCTCCTCGTGGAGAAGCAGAAGGCGCTCCCGAAGAGGAGCGGCAACCTGGCCTACGTCATCGCGCGTGCGCGCAACGGCAAGTACCACGACTGGGACAGCGACGCGGAGGCCCCGAAGGTCAACCTGTTGCGCGACCTGGCGGCATGCCAGCGCGTGGACCTCTCCGACATCGTCGCCCGGGTGAAGGCCGGGGAGTTCGACGAGGAACCGACAGACGAACAGCTCGATGAGCTTCGAGAGGAGATCGGCCCCGAAGAGTTCGACAAGATGTTCGGAGCAGAAGGAGAGTCAACGGCATGACGATCCAGAGACCGAGCAAGACGCAGCTCCGTGTCGCGCTCGAAGAGATGCGAGAGCTGAGCAGGAACGGTCACCTACGTGGTGAGCCAGCGGTGGCTCTCGGCAGATGGCTCGCTGATATCTCGAAGGGCGACGAGGTAGTCATCCAGGCTAGTCCATCCGAGTCGTTTGGTGCCGTCCGCGAGGAGTTCTGGGGAGCGCTCAACGAGAAGGATCCGATCGACTGCCCGTGCTGCGGGCAGACGGCGAAGATCTACCCGCGCACCATTCACTCAGGGATGGCTCGTGTTTTGATCCGGCTGTACCGGGAGGCGGAGGCCAACGGCGGCGACTGGGTGTACGTGAAGGAAGGCATCTACACCCGCGGCTCGTCCGGGGACTACGGGAAGCTGCGTTTCTGGGGTCTGATCGAGGGAAGGGACGTGCGCACGTCCGATGAGAACTCTTCCGGGCACTGGCGGATCACGGACAGTGGCAAACGGTTTGTGCTCGGGCAGGTCACGGTGCCCAAGTACGCCCTGATCTACGACAACGAGTGCCGTGGCCATCGGGGCGAACAGGTGTCGATCCGCGACTGCCTTGGCGTAGCGTTCGACTACGAGAAACTCATGAGGGGCGAGTGATCGGGGCTACCATGGAGACGGTGACGGAGACGGTGACATCGCCGCGCAGGAAGTGGTCCAAGGACCGCGAGACCTACGGGGAGTGGCTCCGGTCGGCACCGAGGTCCGATCTGACCGCTTCCGAGAAGCGGCTCGTCGATGAGTCGCTGGCCTGGGAGCGCGCCAACCCCGCTACCGTGGCTCTCCTCGACCGGATGGTGGGCACTACGGTCAGGCTCAAGAAGAGCGTCATCACCTTCGCGGACGACGTGCTCCCGCACGTTCAGGGGCAGCGGGTCCCCCACTCGTACCCGGAGAACATGCGGCTCTGGGCCTACGCCAGGATCGGGGCGTACCTCTTGGCCAAGACGGAAGACGGCGACGTGCTCCAGCTCCGGGTAGAATGGATCCGTCTACCTTGAAGGAGCCCCATGGGATTCTCGACCGACCGCGACACCCTCTACCAGAACCTCGACCGGACCCATCCCGACCGGTTCCTCCTGGCCGGTGAGCCGGACGCGGCCGGCATGGTCACCTGCTACGTCCACATCCCCGAGCAGGAGCCGGTCCAGGGGCGCGTCTTCATGGCGATCGGTCGGACGGCCCGCTACCAGCTCACCGTGCTCCAGAGCACGAAACGCTTCATCCAGGTGCCCCGGCCGTTCGTCATCCGACGAGACGACGGGCACGAGATCGCCTACGGCTGAGGTTGCGATGACGATTCACGAGATCAGGAAGAAGTCGGGCCCGCCCGTGCTCACTTGCGCGGTGTGCGGCATCACCCAGATCCAAATCGGCGGGCTCGGGGACTGGGCGCTCTCCCCCCAGGGCGGGCACGTCTGCGCGAAGGAAGCCTGTCGCACCACCGTGCAGCTTCCCAAGTTCGTCCCCCCGGACGAAAGGCGTTGACGAATGATGGTGATACGCTAACTTCCGGCGTATGACCATCACCAAGCACCCGCGGGTGGTCATCCGCCCGCCCAACCCAACCGCCGTCATCGCCGAGCGGACCCGTTTTCTTGCGTCCGGGGAGATCCGGACGTGGGAGGAGACGGTCTACCTCTACGTCGAGGACATCCAGGGCCGAAGCTACGCCAGGCTCGTAGGTGGCCCAACCGGCAAGGAGGCTTTCGAGTTGACCGCCGCCACGGTCCAGCGGTTCCAGAACCGCGGATGGATCGCGTGCGAGGGTCGCGTCGGAGGCCCTGACCGGCTCGTGGTCCCCGTGTCCGGCATCCGGACTTTCTTCGCCATGTTCGGCATCTTCGTCGAGGGTGTCGAGGAAGCCGCGTGAGCAGCAAACGCTTCTCCGTGATGAACCCGGACCCGACCGGGGTCTGGGAGCCGTCCACGCTCACCATCGACACCGTCTCCAGTCGCTCGGAGACCCTCTCCTTCGTCGTCCAATCGGAGCGGGGGAGAGGGTCGATCCTTGCCAAGGGAGAGGTCTGGGCGGAGCGCCGAGACCCGTCCTACCCAGGCATGGGCGGCAGGGTCCCCCATGGCCACGAGGTCATCCGGTTCGAGCTGGAGGCTCCGAACAAGGTCGGGGCGCGCCAGTCGTTCGGCTTCGCCACGGTCGTCGCCGACGAGATCTTGGCGGGGGCCAAGGAGCTGCGCCGGAGCAAGCCCAGGGTCCCCCACGGCAAGACCGCGGACGACGAGGTCTGGACCTGCCAGTCGTGCGGCGTCCGGACGATGTCCCGTGGATCCGACAACCGGGGCTGGAAGGGCGTGCAGATGTACCCCCAGGACCCGACGTACACGTACTTCTGCACGAAGAGCGCGTGCCGGTCGGTCATGGACACGGCCATCGAGAAGGCCAAGGTCAACTGGGGCTACGAGGACACGAGCGGTGCTCCTCCCGAGACCCAGCCGCCTCCCAAGGAAGCAGACGATCTGCCGATGCCCTTCGTGGGCTCAACGCGGCGGTCCTGAGTGGTCTGGGCCCTAGAACATCCGGCCCCGAGCGGCCGGGTCCGCGTCGTCTTCCAGTCGCTCAAGAACTTCGCTCCGTCGGTGGCGGTGACGGCCAGGGAATGGGAGGCGCTGGCCCGCCTGGCCGGGGAGCTGGAGTTCAATGGCGTCGAGTGCTCGCACGCCGCTCGTCGGTTCGAGCGCACGATGACGGGCGAGGAGATCGAGGGGCTCACGGCCGCTGTCTCCGCCGAGGTCGCGGCCGGGATCCGGCGCGCGATGGAAGCCGCCGGGCTCAGCGGGAAGGAGTGGACCTTCCTGGTGAACCCCCACTCGGTGTACCTCTGGCCGATGCCCGAGTCGCGGCTCGTTTCCGAGGTGCTATGGCACGTCCAGTCGCACCTGATCCCGCCCCAGTCGGCGGCCAAGTCGAGCGTGAACGACGCTCCGACAGCACCAACTCTCGCCGAGCAGCATGGAGCTGCGAAGCGCTGATCGAAGAAGAAGAAGAAGAAGGAGAGAAGCCATGATGGATATGCCGTCGCAGATGACCAAGCCCGGTCTGGAGTCCGAGGAGTTCAAGAGCATTCGGCCGATCGGGGACCGCGTGGTCCTCAAGCAGGCCGACGCGATGGAGCAGACCAAGGGCGGGATCTTCATCCCCGAGACCGTCAAGGAGAAGCCCACCGAGGGCCTGGTGCTCTCCGTCGGCGACGGGCGGGTCAACGAGGCCGGGATCACCGTGCCCGTGTCGGTGAAGATCGGCGACCACGTCCTCTTCAACAAGTTCGCCGGGCAGCCGGTGACGCTCGCGGGCAACGAGTTCATCGTCATCCGCGAAGGCGACATCCTCGGTGTCCTGGCCCGCTGAACAGCGCAGCGACCTCATCTACATCGCGGGACCCAGCAAGGAGATCCCGCGATGTAGAAAGGCCGCTGAGTACGCCCAGTCGCTCGGCTGGACCATCTCGCTCCCTTGGTGGGAGCTGGTCGAGGAGGCTCGGCGCAATGGGTTCCTGAACGACGAGGACATCCCTCACTCCCGCGCGCGCGAGGTGGCGGTTCTCGATCTCGCGGCCATCGAGCGCTCCAGGCGCGTCGTCGTCCTCTGCAAGGAGCAGGGTGGACTGAGTTCAGGCGCGTGCGGGGAGCTGCTCTACGCCGTGTCGCTCTCCAGGTGGCTCACGCCGCCGCCGCTCGTCAGCATCGTCGGCAACCCCAAACACATCTTCGCTTCCCTCGTGCCGGTCCACGCGACCATCGAGGAGGCCATTCTCAGCCCAAAGGACACGCGATGAAGAAGTGCTACCTCCTCGGCCAGCTCGATCACGAGCAGAAGATCGTTGGCGTGCTCACGAGCAGCGAGCCGCCTTGGGAGATGACGAAGGTCGCTCGCATCGACTACGCCGTCCTCCTCCAGGCGAGCGGAGACAGCTACGGCGACGCGCTCGACACGCTGGAGAACAGCTACCCCGAGTTCATGCCCCGCGTTGCGGAGCGCTTCCCGTTCCCGAGGTGACCGTGAAGGAGATCTACGTCAGCGTGGACATCGAGTGCGACGGCCCGTGCCCCGGCCTGAACTCGATGCTCTCCATTGGAGCGGTCGCGCTCGACGCCGAGAAGGGAATCGGGAGGGAGGCCATCGTCGGCGAGTTCGCGGCCAACCTGGAGACGCTCCCGGGGGCCAAGCCGGACCCCGAGACCACGAAGTGGTGGTCGGCGAACCAGGAGGCGTGGGACCGCTGCCGCGAGAACACCGAGAAGCCGGACAAGGTCTTCCCCCGGTTCGCGACCTGGCTCGAAGCTCTCCCGGGTACCCCCATCTTCGTCGGCTACCCGGCGGGGTACGACTTCACGTTCGTCTACTACTACCTGCACCGCTTCGGCGGGAAGAACCCGTTCGTGCGCAACGCGATCGACATCGAGTCGTACGTGATGGCGATGATGGGCGTCGGGTACATCGAGGTCAGCAAGCGGGCGTGGCCCGAGCACTGGTTCGACCGGTCGCTCAAGCACACCCACGTCGCGATCGAAGACGCCATGGAGCAGGGGTTCAACTTCCTCCGGATCATGAACGACCGGCGCTCCAAGGTCTGGGGCGCCCCCCTCGGCCAGCCCGAGCCGTGCCCCGTGTGCAGGAAACCGGGCGGGGCAATCCTCGACGGACCGCACACCTTCGGGGCCGGGTGCATGAGGAGGAAGTTCGCGTGATGGATCCTCGCCCCGATCGCTCCCCTTACCGCGAGCCGCCGCCCCCTTGCAAACACCGGTGGGGCCCGATCTGGCGCTACATCTACGACGCGCGCGCGAACACCCTCGGCCACAACTACGAGGGCCTGCAACAGTGCGAGAAGTGCGACGCCACGCGCGTGCATGGGTGCAGTCCATCGCGGTCCTCATGGCTCGACGTGGTCGAATGGATTCTGCTTCTGCTGTTGCGCTGACGGGCCCCAAGATGGCCCCCTTAGCTGCTGTTCCGGCGTGGCGTGGTAGTCTCGCCCAGGGAGACATGACGTGAGCTACCTCTCCAGCGCCCTCGATGAGGCCCTCCAGCCGACCACGGACTTCGTCCGTCACGACACGGGCGTTCTGGTCGAGGGATCGGGGGACGAGTGGATGGAAGAGGCCATCCGCCAGTTCCAGCTCGTGGCCCCCAAGCACGCCGCCTGGCTCAAGCGGGAGACCGGTCGCGGCTGGAAGCTCTTCAAGCACTTCCTGACCGAGAACGGTCGGCTCCTTTTCCGGTTCGACCTGGCGCGCCGGCAGGACATCTCGGCCGATCCGATGATCGTGATCCGGATGGCCTACTCGTCCAGCTCGGACCTCTACAACGTCCAGATCGAGGTCTGGCGGTCGGTCGGCGAGAAGATCGACTCGCACGAGACCACCGACGTGGACGTAGACATGCTCCAGGACCCCGAGCGGTTCTACTACCGCGTCACCAAGGGGCTCACCCAACTCAAGCCCGGCGGGGCACGCACCGAGGGAACCGACATGGCCGACCTGAGTTCAGATCTGATCAGCGCACTCACCGAGGGGAAGAACGGCAGCGAGGCGAAGGAACTCGGCACCGCTGCCGACATGACCTCGTTGGACCTGACCAAAGGTCGGACCCCCACCTCTCCGAAGATGCACATGCTGGCCGCGCAGAAGCACGACGATGCTGCGGAAGCCTTCGCGGCGGCGGGCAACAAGGCCATGGAGAAGCGGCACAAGGAGACGGCGGCCGAGCACCGGAAGATGGCCAAGGCCCGCACCGAGGCGCGCTCGAACCTCCAGGTGGACTCGGGCGGAGGCTTCTCCATGGAGCCCCGCACGAACCCTACGAAGACCGGTCCGGCGGCCGAGCGAGCGGCGACGCTCAAGACGGCGCGCATGGGCATCGAGCGGATGGTCCAGGCGCTCAACACCGTCCGCGGGTGGATCAAGGACCTCGGCCTCACCGCCGAGCAGGACAAGAGCGGGGCGGCAGCGGCGGCCCTCAAGATGGCGGCCGACGAGATCGGCAAGGTCGAGGATGTGCAGGGCATCCTCTCCTCCATCTTCGAGCTGACCGGACCGAGCGCCAGCGATGTCGCCGAGGCCGTCGAGGCGGTGGCCAAGTTCATCGCCGAGAAGCGCTCGGACCCGACCCCCGAGATGGCCAAGGCCATGGAGGGTCTGACCCGCATGGTGGACGGGCTCCGACAGCTCCAGGGGATGCTCCGCCAGGCGAAGCTCTCGGGGCGCATCCTCGGGGCCGTGGACGCGGCCATCGCCGGGCTCAAGACCACGCGCGACGCCATCGGTGCGATGACCGAGAGCGTCACCCTCGACGCCTCGAACTACCCGCCGTCGAACATCCAGTTCGACCGCATGAAGGCGACCGAGGTCCGCAAGGGCTCGTGGGTCAAGGGCGGCACGTCGTACGAGCCGATCTTCCGGCAGGTGTCGAAGATCGAGCGCCAGGAGGACGACATGGCCTTCGTCATCTTCCACTTCGAGCAGCCCTACACCGGCTCCGATGGGCAGCGGCGCTCGACGGCGCGCTTCCATAAGGACGCAGTCGTCACCGCCGCGAGGGGTTGATCACGGGAGGACCTCGATGGCCTGTGTCTCGTGCGGGGCCGAACTCACCACGGGTGGCTGCTCGAACCCCTCGTGTCCGACCAGGTCACTGACCCCTCCCGCCTTCAAGGCAGTGGCGCCCGACGCCAAGGCGCGTCGCATCTACGAGCTGGAGGAAGCGCTCCGGAAGTACGGCTTCCACTTCCTCGACTGCGCGGTTTGGTCGGGTCGCGATCCGACGAAGCCCTCCGACAAGGTCTTCATCCGGGCCTGCTCCTGCGGGCTCGACGCGGCGCTTCGGGGTGGAGGTGGATGATGTGGAACGGTGGGACACAGACTTGGTCCATCACGGGTAGCACCTCCAACTGGAGCACCAACGTGCCCTCGACGGCGAGCTACCCGTTCCCGTTGCACTCGACGAGGCATCGCTCGAAAGCTGAGCGGCGCTTCGAGGAGGAGCTGGCGAAGCTCAAGGGCAACGTCGCGAAGCTGGAGCACCAGCTCCGCCTCCAGGAGGCCACGAGGAAGGCGGCATCCGACAAGGCGTCGCGCGCTCACCGTCCGCATCCCGTGACGCGCAAGGATCTCGGGCGCCGGCTCCAGACCTACGACGCGGCCATGGCGGTCAGAGCGGCGTCGCGAAGGCCGTCGCCCTAGACGTTCGGCTTGTTGCCGATGGCGGCGCCGTACGTCTGGCCCACCTTGAGCAGGGTTTCGAGGCCCAGCGGGACGTGGACGGCGTGGAGCTGGAAGGCCGGGTCCGTCAGCATCGCCAGCGCCCAGCGGTGGTGTCCGTCGAGGAGGTAGCCCTCCTCCGACACGATGATCGTGTACTGGGACAGCGGGTTCGCGTCGGTCGCCGGGCCGTACTTGACCAGCGCGTTGGTGATGGAGTCGAGCCAGATCTGGTTCTGCGTCGGCAGGAGCCTTCCGGCGCTCAACTTCGTGATCCGGGCGTCGATGCGGTCGTCCGTGACCTTGCCGTCCTTGAACCCCAGGGAGAGCCACTCACCGCGCTCGTCGGAGGCGAGCTTGTTCCCGGGCGCGTAGAGCTTGCCCTTCGCCCACGGCTCGAAGATGTCGATGCGACCCGAGGCGATGGCGCGCTGGAACTCGATCGCGTCCTTGCTGTTGATCACCGGCATCTTGACGCGGGGGATGTTCCTCGCCTTCTTCAAGCGGCCCTGGATCCGTCCGTAGTTCTCGTCGAAGCTCGGGAGCACAGAGTCGAGGGTCTTGCCCACGCTGGCGAGGGCCTCGCTGACGTGGGCGCGCGCGTCTTCGAGCGACACCTTCGCGATGTTCAGCGTGTAGCCGCGGTTGACGACATCGCCGCGCTCGCTCTTCTCGGAGAGCAGGGCTTCTTCCAGTTGCCTCGCGAGTTGCATCGGGCCCAGCGTAGCAAGTCAGAGGCGAAAGGCGTACCGTCCAGGCATGAACGATCCCCGGCCCGCGGTCGCGCGCGTCATCGAAGATGTCGTCGGCGATCCCAACCTGCGATGGATCTTCTGGTGCCCGGGTTGCCGAACCCATCACTACTGCGGCCGGTCATGGACCTGGGACGGCAACCGAGAAGCCCCTACGGTGAGCCCCTCGATCCTGGTCCAGTACAACGGGTCCGACGCCGGCATCGACGGTGCGCCTCCCGCGAGGTGTCACCTCTTCATCCGGGCCGGGAAGATCGAGTTCCTCGCCGACTGCACGCACGAGTTCGCGGGCAAGATCGTGCCGATGGAGCCACTGCCGTAGCCGGACCTGTCCCAAAGCAAAACGGCGCCCTTTCGGACGCCGTCCCGAGGACTCCCTAAGAAGACCTCTACCTGTGGCAGGGTAGGGGAATGCTCGCACGACACGGTCTCTATTGCAATCCACGCCGGGAGAACCGCGGATGGCAACGGACCGGTGCGCCCACTCGACGCCGTTAGCTCGGCGAGGCTCCTTCGGTCGTGTTGCGGTAACGGCGCACCCGCCATCGCGGTGCTACGTGGCGCCGATGTATGGTCATTCGTGCATGAACTGAGTTCATGCGGAAGCCTTGACAGACGCTCCGGATACGCTAACATGGTCCTTGTAGGAAACGGACGCCGGCTGGAGCCGGAGAGGAGAAGCGGATCATGGGTTACGAGGACTACGCGGCGAATCGGGCGGCATGGGCGGCGGCGGAGCGCGCCAAGTACGCGGGGCGCGTGGTGGCCGTGAAGAGCTTCTACTACGACGGCCTCAACGACTACACGGCGATGCTCTGGGATCCCGAGACCCTCTCGGTCGTGTCGGGCCCGTCCTACAACGACTCCTGCCCCCTTCCCGTGGACGGCCCGGCCTGGGTGGTCGCCTTCTACACCATCGCGAAGAGCATCGAGGAGCACCAGGCGGCGGCCAAGCGCGCTGCCGAGAAGGTGGCGGCGGAAGCTGCGGCCGAGGCCGTGACGGTCCGCTGGGGCAAGACGGTCAAGGTGGTTCGCGGCCGGAAGGTCCCCAAGGGGACGGTCGCCCGGGTCTTCTGGCTCGGCGAGAACAAGTGGGGCTGGTCGGTCGGCCTGGAGCTGGACAACGGAGACCGGGTCTTCACCGCCCTCCACAACGTCGAGGTGGTCCAGGCCGCCGAGGCGACTCAGGAGGCAGCGTGAAGAACCTCTCCATCACCGACCACGGCTACCCCGATCTCGAAGGCGAGCTGCCCATCACCCGCGCCAGCTTCGAGACGCTCCCCTCCGGCGAGGCCCGCTACCAGCGCCTCGCCCAGATGGTCAAGCGCCACACCTCCGCGACCTTCGCCTACGACAACGACGACGGCGCGCTCCTCATGGACGTGCAGACCGCACGCCTCCTCGTGATGGTCGCCGACGCGCTCGGCAAGCCCGAGAACCGCGCGAAGTTCCTCGACATGGACCTCGGGGTCATGGTGGACACCGCGTGGAAGCTGGTGAAGTAGTCCCTTGACAGACGCTCTTTACCTGATACAAAGAAGTGAAAGCGAGAGACGAATGAACCCCGCCACCATCATCCGGAACCAGATCGGCAAGCGCGCTCTCTTCATGATCGGCGCCAAAGACCTCTGGTCCGAGAACGAGGGCCGCACCTTCCGCTGCAAGGTCGGGCGCAACGCCAAGGGCGTGAACCTCCTCCAGATCACGCTCGCCGACGACGACACCTACACGGTCAAGTTCTCGTCGCTGCGCCGCAAGAAGGGCGAGTACGCCCAGACCGCCAAGGTCATCGCCGAGGTCGAGGGCGTCCACGTGGACTCGCTCCACGCGACCATCGAGGAGCACACCGGCATGGTCACCACCTTCCCCACCATCATCCGGAGCGCGTCATGAAGACCATCGTCATCGCCAAGGTCGAGCAGGAGATCTTCCTCCGCCCCGGCGTCTCTCCCCGGTTCCGCGACACCGCCCTGGCGGCGGTGTGGCTCAACGAGGGGACCGACGAGGACCTCAAGAAGGCCACCGCGTACGCCACCAAGGATGGCTGGCAGGTCCTCACCTTCCCGTGCTCGGAGCCCGACCCCCTCGGGCGCGCGCGCAAGCAAGTCCTCCGGCAGAAAGCGAACTGAGCCATGGCCATCGACGGATGCCTCACCTGCCCCGACTCGTCGCTCCGCTTCAACGGCGGGAACGGCGCCACCACGTGCGGGAAGCTGAACGATCTGATCGTGAACATCGGCACGACCAAGCCGGAGGCTCGACCAGCGAAGTGCCCACTGCCCCCGTTGACCGGGCAAGAGGTGAGCGAGCTGATCGCAGACCGCAACGAGGCGCGCTCCGAGGTCCGTGCGCTGCGTGAGCAACGTGACGCGATCCGCGAGAAGCACCGGGTCGAGATCGCGACGCTGACCGAACGCCTGGAGAAGACGGAGCTGGAGCGGGACCACGCCAGGACCGCGAACGGGTGGGAGGAGTGGAAGAGGGCAACCCTCGAAGCGCTCGATACGATGAAGAAGACGCGCAATGCAGCCACGGAACGTGCCGACCTTGCCGAGAAGAAACTCGCGGCGTTGGTGGCTGCCGTGCCGGACGGTCGCACGGTGCTCTGCGTCGAGGTGACCGACGCCTGCACGTCGTGCGGCGAGCTGGTGCCCGAGTCGCCAGCCGAGGACAAGTGCCCGGCGTGCGGCGCGGAGTGGTGCATGACGACGTACGTGGGCGATCCGGAGTACCGCGTCACCCACACCGAGTTGGGGAACCCGCCGAGCCTCGACGAGGCTCTCCGAGTCGCACGGGGCGAACTGGCGGTGCCGAACGGCGACGCAACGACCAAGCTCGCGGCGCTGGTAGAAGCTGCCGAGGGTGTCCTCAAGTACCGCGAGTCGAATCAGACCTTCGGCGCGTGGGGCACGCTACTGGACACTCTCCAGGCCGTCCGAGGCGGGCCGGCGGTGCCGAGCGGCGACGCGACAACCAAGCTCGCTGCGCTGGTGGAGGCGGTCGCCAGCTCCATGTCGTCAATCCAGGCCGACTGCCACCCCATCATCATCAACCGGCTCAGCGACGCTCTCGAAGCTGCCCGAGGTGAGTCATGAGCGACCCCAAAGAGATGACCGTCGAAGAGCTGGCGCGGATACGGCAGCGCGTCACAGACGCCCGTCGGCACTACGGCAATGCGATGGTCGACGAGAACGCTCTCCTCGACCACTCCGACGCCCTCACTGCGCGAGTGAAGAAGGCGGAGATGGATCGCGAGGACTGGATCGGTTCGGCCAGGCTATGGAAGGACGACCACGACGCGCAGAAGGCACGAGCCGACGCCGCTGAGAAGAAGCTCGAAGCGCTGGTGGAGGCGCGCCGCGCTGAGGTCGAAGCGGGCGTCAGGCTGGCACTCGCCGAGGCCCCACTGCTCCGCCAGGGGTACCTGGATGCATCGGTTCAGCGAATCGTGGACAACGCAATCAGCGCCGCGCGAGGTGGATCGTGAGTGACCCCAAAGAGATGACCACTGAGCGGCTGGCTGAGGTGCGCACGCGCGCGAAGGTGGGCCTTGCCGCTGAGCAAGACCGCGCCGACCTCCTCTCCCACATCGACGCTCTCACTGCGCGAGTAGAGAAGGCGGAACTGGAGCGTGGGCAGATCGAATCCGTGCACCAGTCCGCATGCCGGAAGCTGCACCGCCAGATGGCAGGGTGGAAGCTCACAGAGGCCGAGCGCGACGCGCAAAAGGCCCGCGCCGATGCTTCCGAAAAGAAGCTCCAAGTTCTGGTGGAGGCGATCGACCTGGTGGCCGCGCTCAAGAAGCAGGCGAGCCGGCCCGGCGGTCAGTCGTGCAACGTCCAGGCGGCTCAGCACGAGGAGCGAGAGGCCGCTCGCCGTGCGTACGAGGCTGCCCTTCAAGATGCCCGAGGTGGATCATGAGCGACCCCAAGCCCCAAGAGATGACTCCCGAGTGGTTGGCGACGATGCGCACGCAATCCGGGCTGTTCCACGGCGAGGTAACGGCCGTGTTCGAGCACATCGACGCCATCACCGCGCGGCTGGAGAAGGCGGAGCGGACCATCGAACGCATCCAGGCTCGCGACCCCATCGCCCCCATCGGCAACGGCGACATGCTCGACGCGGGGTGGGTGCTCATGGAAGAGCTGACGGCACAGAAGGCTCGTACCGACGCCGCCGAGAAGAAGCTCCGAGTGCTGGTGGAGGCGTGGGACGCGTTGTGCGCAGCGAACGCTGCTTGGTCGCCCACGGGTCCGCAGGCGTGCCGCGACGCGGTGCCGGTGGCACGCGACAGATTTCACGCCGCGATCGGCGAAGCACGAGGTGAGTCATGAGCAGCAACGACGAGGATCGGGTCATCGCGCGCGTGGCTCGCGGGAAGAACCGTCCCAAGGACGTGAAGGTGCATCGCGTGAAGGTCGAGACGACGCTTCTCGACCTCGACGCCATCGAGAAGAAGAGCGCCCGCGGCGACTTCGTGAACGACGAGGTCATCGACCAGCTCGTCGCCGAGAACCGCCGGCTCAGGACTTCCCTCGCCGAGGTCTCTGGCGCGGCGAGCAACGCCCTAGACTGGCTGCGCGGACCGATGGTCGGCCACGACGAGGCGATCAAGCGCATCCGCGAGGCGCTGGCCAAGGTCCCCCGGTGAAGGCGCCCGTGACCGAGGTGGACTCCTCCGAGATGAAGCACGCCCCGTGGTGTGCCGCGCGCAAGGACGACGACCTCGATGCCTGCGATTGCGACCCGTGTACCGGGTGCGACGGGCACGGCCAGTACACCGACGACGACGGCGCCGACATGAACTGCATCGCCTGCAACAACCTCCCTTGGAAGCATCCGGGGGCAAGACACAGGACCGACCGATGAAGGCGCTCGACATCGACGGTGAGGGGCTCCGGATGCCGGACGGGACGCTCCGGGCGTTCACCAGCATCGGCAGCTACCCGATCACCTACTACACGGCGGACGGCGACTCGATCTGCGCGAAGTGCGCGCACGAGGACTGCCAGACCGAAGACTCGGCCGACAAGGACACCTTCCTGGTCAGCGCCGGTGTTCGGTGGGAGGGAGAGCCCCTCGTCTGCGCCGTCTGCAACGAGGACATCGAGAGCGCCTACGGGCCGCTCGGAGAGGACGAGGTCGAGGATCATGTCGTCGTCGAATGAAGAAGAGGAAACCGTCTCCGAAGAGCACGGCGCCAACTGCAACTGCGAGGACTGCCACTACGCGCGGGGCGGAGAGATCTGCGCGACCTGCGGGTGCCTGGTTGGTGCTGGCTGCCCCGAGGGCCGATCGGAGGAACCGTGAGCGCGCAGGTCTTCATCAGGAGCCTCCTCGACACGATCTGGAACCAGGGGCACACGCCGAAGATCATCGTGGACACGACCCACGGAGACGTGGTCGTGCCCAAGCACATCGCGGCGCAGTACGGCGACCGTCTCCCGCTCGACCTCGACGCGAGCTACCCGATGAACATCGCCTTCGACGATGCGGGCCTCCACGCGGACCTCTCCTTCAACCACACCGTCACGCGCTGCACCTTCCCCTGGAAGCGCATCTACCTGGTGGTGGACCGCGAGCTGGGGAAGGGCGCCATCATCGAGGCGCATCGACCGGGCAAGGTCCCGCTCGTCGTCGATGCGGCCGGGGAGGAGGCTCCCAAGCCCATGTCCGGATGGAGCCCGAGGGTCATCAAGGGCGGGAAGAACTGAGCCGTGGACCCGAGCATCTTGGAGCTGGCGCTTGCGGCATCCGCTGTCATTTTCTCGCTCTCTGGGGCGGTGTCATTGTTCCACTGGACCAAGCACCGGATCGAGAACGCGGTGGACGAGCGAGAGGAGCGCCAAGCCAACGATCGCACGGAGGCCAGGCATCGACGGCGCCTGGAGACGCTCGACAAGCTCGAAACGGTCGCGTCGATCGTCATCGCCGACCAGTCGATCGCCACGACGCTCCGAGACAAGATCGACGAGGAGTTCCCGAAGGTCAGGGTCGAAGTCGAAGAAGAAGAAGCCGAGGAGGAACGACCTGCCTCCCGGCGCAGACGAAAGAAGCCTTGAAGATGGACTGCCACCTGAACTGCCACGGGGAGCTGAACGCGCTGGTCGCGTCGCTACCGCTTGTGACCCTTGCCTTCGCGCGCGTACGTGCGTGGGTGCGTGCGCGGAGGGCCCGGTCGTGAGGTTGCCCGGCGAGGGGCCGGCCTCCCCCACCAAGCGCCAGCTCGATCGTCTCTGCGCGTTCGCGATGATCGCCTGGGACGACCTGGTGCCGATCAGGGTCGGCTTCCGGATGACCAAGGGCGGCGTCTCGGTCTACGTGAAGCAGGCCAAGCGCAGCGGGAACACGATCGAGGTCGAGGCTTCCGGAGCCGACGTGGTCTGCGCCTCGATCGAGACGCTCCTTGCTACCCTCGCTGCGCACACGCTCACCGAGCGAACCGGCAAGGAGGTCACCGTGGAGTTCGTGCGCGGCATCATCGAGCCCGGTCTCTCGAACGGCCGCATCACCATGGAGTTCGTGCGCGGCCTGGGGAACGAGCGTGAGTGACACCTTGGACTGCACCCCGACGAACCCGTGCGGCGACTGCTGGGAGTGCGGGCCCATCTCGGCGCGCGAAGCGAAGCGTCTTCACGACCAGGCGGAGACGTTGTCGATCAAGACGATCCGACGCATCGCCCAGATACGGCTCCAGAGAGAGTGGCTCGCGTCGGCCAAGAAGCGGACGATCGTGCGAACCTTCCGGGAGGCGCTCCAGGGCATCATCGACGGCAAGGACGAAGGCGGGTCCGGTGCCCTATAGGCACAGTGGTGGTGCAGAGAGGTGCACCTGCGATCTGACCATGTCGTTCGACGAGTGCGACTATTGCCGACAGGTCGGTGGAACCGTCCAAGGAGAACGCGAGATGGAGATCGTGAAGGGAATCATCGAGCCGGGCCTCTCGAACGGCCGCATCGACTTCGAGGTGACCGCTCCGAACGGTCGCAAGAAGCGCTACGAGGGCGTCGTCCTGCTCGACGACAAGTCGGACATCATCGACGCCTGGTACAAGGCGATCACCTTCCTCACCTGGCGCGAGCACGTCTTGAAGCAGGAGCCATGCGGTCTCCGCGTCGGCGTCATGGAGATGATCGACAAGGGGAACAGCCGGACCACCTACATCGAGCCGGGCGACGTGGTCACCGGCGTCCAGAAGCACGCTCCGTGAGCGCCTGCCCAAGGAAACGATGAAGCTCGACGACGACGCGATCTACACCGACGAAAATGGGCGCCCATTTGAACGGCCCGAGCGACCAGGATCCGACGCGACGACCGAGGAGCGCATCGCCTACATCCGCGCAATGAACGCGTATCGAGACGCCATCACGGATTGTGCGAACGCCGCTTTCGACAAACAGTTTCAGCTCTCGATGAAAACCTAGCTTGACAGACGCTAGCTATGCCGTAAGATGGGTGCATGGCCAAGGACATCGACGCCCCTGAGTTCGAGTCGGTCGAGGCGTTCGTCGAGTTCTGCATGGACGACGAGCGCGACACCTTCGACCACGAGGACCTGGGTGAGCTGGCGTTCCGGCTCCAGCGCTCCCGCAACAAGGTGCGCTCCGAGCTGGAGAGCTACGGGCTCAAGCTGGCGGAGCGCCCCAACGAGAAGCGGGTCCGCGGCTTCACGGCGAACCCCCACGACCGCTGGTACGGGCCGGGCTCCAGCCCGAGCCACGGCGGGTCTGGGTGGGAGCAGATCACCGGCTTCGCCGGGCAGAAGGGATGACCATGAGACAGGCAACCGCAGAGGAGTACGCGACCGTCTACAACCGGCACGGGTACATGGACGTTTCGCGCTGCGTCGGGAAGCGCTACTTCACCGCGACCTCGAAGGACCGTGGCACCGAGGTGTGCTCAAGGACCGAGATCCTCAAGCGCGGCAAGGTCGTCTCGACGACCTACCTCGTGAACCCTGACTACCTGTCGGCGGTCGCATGACGAGTGCAGCGCAGCAACGAGTGGCGCGAGCTGAACGTGTGCTCCTGGCTTGCGAGCGCGAGGCCCTGACGGCGCTCAGCGTGTGGTTCAAGGCTGGCGGCGGTCGAGTGGCTGAGGGTCTGGACCGAGTTGCGGATCGTCAGACCTTGTTCTTGCTGGACAGGATGCGACGCACGGCCCAGCGCGTGGGCCATGCAAGGGCGAACCTGGCTCAGGAAAAGCGCGACATGGCACGTGAAAGGAAGAGCAGCCGCCGATGAAGGTCTCCGACTACAAGCTCAACCCCCGCTGGGTGTGCTGGCTGGCGTCGCGCGGCGAGGACCCGGCGAACCAGCCCGAGGGCACCTACGACGATCCCGTCTACGTCGTCGATCCCGAGGACGGCAAGACCTACTCCCGCGCGCTCGTCTTCATGCTCTGGGTCCAGCGCGCCTGGCGTGAGTGGGCCACCGAGCTGGGGTTCAAGCGGAGCCACTGGGGCGAAGCGCACCGCACCGCGCTCGCCAGCGGGCACACGCACGAGGAGTTCGACACCTGGCTCCGCGCGAAGGTCGGGGTCGAGGCGTGAGCGTCCGGAGCAAGAAGCGGAGGCGCTGGGCTCGCGAGTGCGAGCGTGCTCGGGTGCGGTTCGACGGGATGCTGCGCGGCAGGGCCGAGTACATGAAGCTCCAGATCGAGCACGCCATGGACGGCGCTCCGCCGGCAGAGATCCGGAGGGCCGTCGCCGAGGCGCAGAACGGGCTCATCGTCTACACCCCCGAGTACCTGGCGAGGATGACCAGGAAGAAGGGGCGTCCGTGGCCTCCCGAATGAACGTGGGCGCCGTGTTCGGGTTCGTCCTGGGCGCGCTCCTCATGTACCAACCGCCGACCGTCCCCGCGCCCCCGCGCGCGTGTCCTCCGATGGACACCTGGGACTGCGGCGAGTCGATGGCCGGCGCCTACGAGGAGAACATCTCGGCGCTCCTGGAGTACATGCGCGAGTGCCGCGATCGGTTCGGCGGGTGCGAGCCTGGCTCGACCTGGGTCTGGGACGAGATTCGTCGTCGCGAACTGGAGGCGGACCCGGAGCTGGCGGCGAGGGAGGCGGCCAGAGAGGCCGAGTGGCAAGCGTTCCTGCGGAGCACGTTCCCAGTGGAGCCCGAGTGACTCCGGAGGCTTGACTTATTCATTTCACCCGATAGGATTCAGTGGCGTGCCTGGAATCAAGGTAGAGATCAAGCGCGGTAAGAACTGGTGGTACGTCGTCGCCGACTTCGGTGACGGCCAGCCGCCGGTGACCAAAGGGCCGATGACCGAGGCAGAGGCGAAGGACATGGCAACCGAACTCCAACAGAGCGCGGAGGAGACTGGGGCGATGGTCCGAGATCGGTCGGAAGAAGAAGAGCGGGCGAACCGGAAGGTGGCGCTGGCGTTCTTCGCGACGGTCGCGTGCGCCGTGCTCCTGGGCGTCCTGGTCGCGCTCGCATGGGTGACACGATGATCGACAGGACGATGACGCTGCACGAAAACGGGCGCGACCTGGTGGGCGTGCTCGCCGTGGCCGACGTGCCCAACATGAATGGGGACATCTACCCGCGCGAAACGCTCGAACGTTTCGTCTCCGAGAGGATGAGCAAGCACTGCTTCATCTGCGACAAGCTCGACGACGCGATGCGGGTCCAGCTCAAGAACGTGGGCGCCGAGGTCATCGGTGCGGACCTCCGCGAGGACGGCGCGCTTGTCGTCCAGGCGCAGCTCCTCACCACGGAGTCGGGCGTCGTCCTGCGGAAGATGGCGGGGGACCAGACGCACGGTCTCTCGATGGCCTGCATGGGCACGGTGGGCCCGGACAACGTCGTCCGCGATGCGGTGCTCATCTCCATCACCGTCGCCAAGGTGGCGGACTTGGGAGGGCCGTTCCGATGAGCGACGACGACATCGACATGCGCTTCGACGACGGCCCCGGCGAGGCGCCCCCGCGCAAGCGTCCCGACGAGGATCCCCCGTTCGACACGCTCCCGCTGAACGGGCTCGTGTGCTCGGAATGCGGCACTCCCCAGCGCATGAGCTACGGCGGGGCGGTGTGCGCCGCGGGCCATGGTGGGGCTCCAGGTGTCGAGCCTCCGCCCAAGAAAGCGGACGATCATCGGCTCGTCTTCCTCGACTTCGAGACGAGCGGGCTCAACCCGGTGACGGACTACATCCTGGAGGTCGGCGTCACGGTCGTCTCCTCGGAGCTGGACTACCGGATGTCCATCGGGAGCGACGAGGCCGACGGGATCTTCTTCCACCGCTATCCGCAGTACAACGCCAACATCTCCGAGATCCTCGATGGTTCGGACGAGTTCGTGCGAAAGCTCCACACCGAGAGCGGGCTCGTCGCCGACTCGCTGCGCAGCCGCGCGCTCGGGATGAAGACCCTGGCCCAGGTCGAGGCCGAGACGATCGAGTTGCTGTCGAAGGGTCACGGCTTCGCTCCGAAGGTGGCCGTGCTCGGCGGCAGCTCCATCCACTTCGATCGCGGGTTCATCACCCACCAGATGCCGAAACTCGACGCCTTCCTCCACTACCGGATGCTCGACGTGAGCGCGATCCGCGAGGCGTACATGCGCTGGGTGGACCCAGACTGGTCGGCGACCTGGAAGGCGATGCAGGGGCACGCCACGCACCGGGTCAAGGACGATATCCGGGCGAGCGTGGATGAACTGAGGTTCTTTCGCGAAAAGCTGTTCCGATGAAACACGAACTCAAGACCTGGCTCGGTCCGTTCGCCGCCATCCTCGACGGTCGCAAGGGCTACGAGATCCGCAAGGAGACCGACCGGACCTTCCGGGAAGGCGACCAGCTCTACCTCCGGGAATGGAACGAGCACGAGAAGGAGTACACGGGACGCGCCGTCGAGTCATCGGTCACCTACCTCACGCGCGGGCCCGACTGGGACATCCCCGTCGGGATGGTCGTGCTCTCCCTGGGACCGACGGGAGAGGTGATCGAGGGCACGTACCCGACGGCCCAAGACGACCCCGAGGTCACGCGCGATCTGCTCCTGCTCGTCTCGGTCGAAGTGCCCATCGAGACGGTCTGCGCATGGACCCCCGAGGAGCGCAAGAAGTCCGACGACTGGGCGAGCGCGGCGATGCTCAGCGCCTCCGACCCCAACAACGTGGTCGTTCCACCGGTGCCCCAACACGTCGAGCCGTGGGTGCGTCGGTGAGCGCGCCGGTGACGCTCTCACGGGTCGAGTATCGACCCGTCTTCGCCATCCCGGGCGTGAAGGAGCAACGGCTAATCCTGTCGTTTGCCGAGGCTGTCGAGGTTCTTGGTGACGAGTGCGGAGACACGCTTCGTCACCTCTTCGTGAGCGGACAGGCGATGCGCGGTGTGTGGTTCGTGCCGCATCCCGATCACCAGGAGCCGACATGACGCATGCCTGCCACGCGAACGGGTGCGAGGGCCGAGAGGCTCACATCGAGATCCCGTTCTGCAAGAAGCACTTCAAGCTCCTGCCCGAGCCCCACCAGAAGAGGCTCTGGGCCGAGCGCGCGAAGGGTGGTTGCGGGGCGTGCTGGATGGACGTGCCGGGCACCAGGTCGCTCGACTGGAACAGCCTCTACAACCTCGCCGTGGCCATCATCGCAGCCGCGGAGGCTCCCGAGTACGAGCCGCGTCCTGAGTGGGTGGACGAGCAGGGCTTCTGTTGGATGGGCGGCATCCACGACGCCCAGAGGACGATGAAGATGGCGCGCGCGATCATCAAGAAGTTCTCAATCTCTGCCGGACCAGCGTACTGAGGAAGCCATGACCATCTCGCATTTGATCCGGGTCCCCCATCGCATCACCCAGGACACGCCGACCGCTCTCTGGTGCGCCGACGAGAAGGGCGCGGTCGAGCGCGGCGAGTTCTGCACCGGTGAACTGAGCAGGGTCACCTGTACTGAGTGCATCCGGTGGATGGAGAAGACGCTCCTCGCTCTCCAGCGCTGGGACCTCGACCGCAAGACGACGCCGGGCACAACGCCCGCGCCAGGAGACCGAGCATGAGCGACGGGATCAAGTCGTGGCACGACGACATCGAGCACAGTCACACCTTCGGCATCGGCGACAACGTGCGCGTAAGACGCGGAATCTCGGGTAGGCCGAGCGCTGGTCCGGTCGGAAAGGTCGTCGGGTGGAACGATTCGATCGGGTGCGTGCAGGTGGAATACCCGGGCGCTTCCGCGCCGAAAGACGAGTTCCCATCGACCCTGGAACTCGCAGCGCCAGAGCAGCGAGCCTTCGAGCGGCCCCCGTCTCCTGGGGCAAGGCAGACCGTGGACCTGGTGGAGTGGGCCGGATGCGGGCGCGGACGCCTGGTCTGGAAGAACGGGCCGACGTTCTTCCTCCCCGAGGACGGTGGAGAGGTCATCCACCTCAAGAGGGCTGACCATGGTGGCTCCAGCTCGGACCCCAAGAGATCGTGGCAGCGCATCTGGACGGTGGACGGACGGATGTTCGAGGTGGACCTGATCGAGCGCGGAGAGGAGCACTCCAGGTGGTTCTCGCCGCTTTTCGGCGACGGGTGGCTCGTCTTCGAGGCGGGCCCCGGGTTCACCCATCGCTTCGAGGATGATGCGGGCAACGTGAAGCTCCGCTTCGAGGTCATGGAACTGTGCGTCGGCAGGCCCCCGTACCGCGACAAGATGCAGCGCTCTTCGACGCGGATGCCGCGGATCGACGACCCCGACGAGATGAACTGGTCCACGTACCGGACCCGAGACGGCTCGACGTTCGCTTTCCGGCGCGGTGGACCTCCTCCGCCAGCGGGCACGTTCATCCCGGTGAAGCCGGACACGTACGCCCTGTTCACGCCGAAGGCGCGCAAGGAGTACGACAAGGCCAAGAAGGCTCACGACGAGATCGTGGGAGCCGTCGCCGATCCGGCTCAACTGAGCCTTCCTATCGGCTCAGATCGCTGATTCCACAATCTGGTCCTGGACAGTGTGATGACGCGGTGCTGTAAATGTCCACTGTGTCCTACGTGCTCGCCGCAGTCGCCGTCTCAGCCGTCATACTGATCGTGATCGAGCGCCAGGAGGCCAACGACAAGGTGGCCACCAGGGTGCAGCGATCAGTCGAACGCTGGGAGCGCCTTCGTCGCACGATGCGCCAGAATGGAGGTCAGTGATGTCCTCACTGGAGTACATCAAGTGGACTCTTGCCTCGAAGAAGAAGCGCTGGGACGAGCTGCGCGAGGTGCTGAATGCACCGTGGAACGGTGACCGTGGGTGGGAGGGCCGGACGATCGGCCTGCACTTGCCGCTGGACCTGCGCAACTTCGCCATCGGGGTCCAGGAGAAGCTCCAGCTCCGGTCGATGAAGGAGGTCCTCTTCAAGGCCCTCGTCATCGGTCTCAAGGAGCTGGACTCCATCCCGGCGACCCCCGAGGCCAAGCCCAGGCTATCGAGCAGCGCTCCCCCGCCGAGGGCACCACGCCCCTCTCAGGTCGTGATCCCGCCACCTCCTCCCGTTCCGAAGTTCGACGAGGACGTGTTCGACCAGTCGCCGCCGGAAGACGACGACGATCTCGCGTGATAGAGTCGGCCGCATGGGTCTGTCCGATGTCCTCGCCGGCACCATGTTCGAGTCGGCCGAAGAGATGGCCGAGATGTCGTCGCGTGAGCTGCTCCGCAAGCTCAAGGACAACGACTGCACCGAGCTGAGGCAGAAGGGCTCCCACCTCCAGGTGAAGTGCGGCGGCTGCCAGTCCACGGTGCCGGTTCACGGCTCCAAGGACATCGCCCGCGGGACGCTCAAGAGCATCGAGAAGTCGCTCGGCGTGTGCCTCGGGTCGGACTGGACCAAGATCGAGCATCGCAGCGATCCGACGGACTCGATCGCGAACTACTACAACGGGAACGGGGACAAGGTCCGTCTCGGGTTTCCGAACCCTGACTTCGTCTCGGAGGCCAAGAAGAAGGGTGGTGGATCCGACACCCTGCCCGAGGTCGTGAGGAAGATCGGGGTCTTCGCCAAGACCCAGGGCGGCGTCATCCGGGCCTACGCTGGGCGCCTGAACGCCAAGGGGAACGACGCTCCGAGGGACGCCAAGGAGGCCGTGGCGAAGCTCCAGGGTCTCATGGACCAGGTGGACGCAGCGGTCTCCCAGGTCGCCGGGCTCGTGGCCGAGGTGGAGAAGAAGCTGTGAACCTCGCTGCCCAGCTCGACGAAGCCGCTTCCGGCGAAGCGTCTGGACGGTTCGTTGGACAGTTCACCAGCGTCGCGTTCCAGCTCCAAGAGGCCGTGACCGGCAGTGCGTTCGGGGGCTCGGACTTCTCCGATGCGATGGCTGGACCTCGCGTCATCCGCACGGTCTCCGACGCCCAGGAGGCGCTCCACAAGGCCAAGAAGGCCAGGGCGACCGCCGCGAAGGAGCGCGACCAGGCCACGGCGGCGGCCAGCGTCCAGGACGAGATCGTGGCCGAGTACGACGAGGCCATCGCGATGCTGGAGAAGTGGATCTCCGTTCATCGAGGCCGGTGATGGGCCTCGCGAGCCAGCTCGAAGAAGCGGTCGGCCTGGAGTCGGCGCTCGACAACGACACGCGGTGGTTGTCGCGCGAGTTCGGCGTGGCGGACATCTCCGGGAGCACGGCTCAGGAGAGAGCGGTTGACCTCGCCTACCAGCTCGGGTGGGAAGAGGGGAAGTCTGGTCGTCAGCACGGGGGCGTGAAGGGCCTGCTCGCGTTGGCCAAGAAGCGTCGGTGGGCCGACGTGTCCAGTTCGTACGAGAGCGGGAAGCAGGACGGGTCATCGTGAGCCTCGCCCTCCTGATCGAACGTGAGCTGCACCAGATCAACGACGCCTGGTTCACCGGCGTGCGTCGCTGGTGGAACGCCCAGGCGGCGGTGGCCAAGACGTACCCGGGTCGCATCGAGAAGGGGACCTTCGAGGACTACGAGCAGGCCAAGGCAGCGGCCAACGCCGCGCTCCGCGTGATCGAGGTGCTCCGGGAGGCAGTGGACCGGTTCGCCGACGATCTCTTCGTGAACAAGGGTCTCTGGCAGCCGGACGGCCAGAAGATCGCGAAGCTCGACCGGAAGTTCGGCGGCACGCCGAAGGTCTGGAAGGAGAAGACCGTGGATGCCGTGAAGGAGGCCCGCGAGGCGCTCTCCGAGGCGCGCGGTCGGGTCGAGTACCTCATCGCCGGCATGACGCCCGACAAGAGCGACTTCCGCTGGGACAACCGCTTCCACAAGGACCAGGAGGGGTGGGATCGCGCCCTCCTCTCCATGGGCGTCTCGGTGGACGACGGCGCCGACAAAGCGACCAAGGCGATCCTCGGACTGATCAAGGCGCTCTCCCGCGTCTACAACATGCGGGCGGGGCTGGAGCCGTGGGAGCCTGGCGGCGGATCGGCGGTGCCCGACGTGGTCGAGGTGGCCGGTGCGAAGCTCATCTTCGAGCCGTTGCCCGACCCCGCGCGTGCGATGAGGATGGAACCCGGCCACGGCTACATCGAGCCGCGTGTGCGCGAGAACTACGTGGCCGAACTGATCAAGGCCAAGGCCCTCCTCACGAAGCGGGGGCTCGGCTTCCTCTGGTACGGGAAGTTCTACGCGCGGCCCAAGGGCCAGGCGCCCGAGAACCACCTCGGCAAGAACCTCGGGGTGGCAGCGAACTACTCGATCCAGCGCGACGAGGTGAACATCTTCTCGCTCGACCGGCGCCTGTCCGCCTACGTGGCGCACGAGCTGGGGCATCGGCTCTGGTTCAAGTTCCTGACCCAGGCGCAGCGCGGCGGCTTCGCCGAGTTCTTCGGCAAGGTGGCGCCGACCTCCAGCTACGGCGGCCTCAACCCCGAGGAGGACTTCGCTGAGGTCTTCGCGTCGTACATCGACGGGCGCGATCTCACGCGCGACCAGGTCGAGCGCTTCAAGGCGTTCACCAAGGGCAAGTGGAAGATGGAGAGCCTCGCCCGCGAACTCGGGGCGGCCATCGAAGAGGGGCGCAGCGGAGCCATTCGGTGGTTCGTGAAGACCGAGCACGAGGGGATCGCCGGGTATCGGCCGAAGAAGAAGTCGCTCCAGGACCGGTTCTTCGTGCGACGATGCCCGATGGGCTGGTGCGTGGACGATCTCAAGACCGATGACTCAGCGGGGGAGCGCTCCCTCGAAGAGATCGCCATCTGGATCGAGCAGGTCTCCGGAGAAGGGATCGAGCCATGAAGCTGTCGAAGGAACTCTCTGAGGCTGCCGAGGAGGACCTTGCGGCCCAAGTCGTTCGCTGGATTCAGGATCACGGGGACAGCGACTCCGCCGCGTGCTTCTCCATGGCCACCACGGACGAGGTCGCCAACGGTCTCAAGATCGACGCGAAGGTGGCCTACGCTGCTCTGTCGCGCGCCGTGAAGAAGAAGCTCAGCGGTGCCCAGCGTCGCGAGATGCGGAAGCATCCGACCGATGCTGGTGCATACTCCAGCAAGGAGAAGGCGGTGGGGTGGCGTCTCTGGCAGGTCTCGATGCGGCCGGAGCAGTGCTCGTAGGGATGACCCCACGAGGAGCAGAAGCAGGAGCAGAAGATGCAGATCAACGACAGGACCATTCGTGACGCGGTCAGCGCCGGCACCCTCGTGGTGACCCCAGAGCCGACCGACATCCAGTACCAGCCGGCCAGCCTGGACCTCCGTCTCGGGCGCGAGTTCTTCCAGTTCAGCGACGGTGGTGACCCGATCGATCCGGAGGCGCCGTTCGACGACTCCTGGGGCGAGCGCGTCACGCTCCCCGAGGACAAGGAGTTCCTCCTGCTCTACCCGGGGCGGTTCCTGCTCTCGACCACGATCGAGCGCGTGAAGATGCCGGACAACTGGGTGGCGCGCGTCGAGGGGCGCTCGTCGCTCGGACGCATCGGGCTCATCGTTCACGCCACGGCGGGCTTCATCGATCCGGGGTTCGAGGGTCAGATCACCCTGGAGATGTTCAACCTCGGCCACCGGCCGATCAAGCTCCGGCCCGGGATGCGGATCTGCCAGCTCAGCTTCTCGGCGATGAACGCGCCGGCCGAGCGGCCGTACGGGCACCCCGACCTCAAGTCGAAGTATCATGGCCAGGCAGGGGTGACGCCGTCGCGACTTCACCTCGACGCCGGGTGAACTCAGTACAGGAACGCCTCACCATGAAGCTCTACGTCAAGGTCATCGCCTACTCCGAAGAGGAGGGCATCAAGTCCACTCGCGAGGAGGTCGTCGAGATCCCGACGAAGGTCCTCAGGCTCAACGAGGCCATCATGGGGAAGGGGAACCCGGGCGACATCCTCGAAGGGTTCGCCACCTCGGCGCTCGTGGCGGCCTTGGGGACGGTCCGGATCGGTGGACCCTCCAAGGCTCAGGAGATCATCTCCGGCACCGGCACCGGACCCATCGGCGGCCGTGGTTCCGTGAACGAGGAAGGTCAGCAGTCGTCGGACCCTCTCGCGGCAGCCCTGGGCCTGGACATCATCGAGGCCATGGACCAGAAGGAAGGCCCAGCTCGGAGGCAGGCCGGACCAGGCCCCATCGGGTTCGGGCCTCACCGAGGCAAGTGATCTCCAGTGACCACCTCGCTCTACAGCCACAACGTCAAGCGCCTCTTCGGGCTCGTCCTCTCCACGCCGACCCTTCCGGCTGACCTCCGTGAGGACCTTGCTCGTTGGGACGCTGCCGTCGGCCGCGGTGCGTCTCCGGACGAACTCGAATCGTGGGCCGGCCAGCTCGCCTCGAAGATCGAGGCCCTCGGCCTGGGCATCGGCCCGGACATCGTCGGCTACCCGACCCATTCGAGCGAGCCACCGACCTGCTCCCCAAGCTGGTGAACTATCAATCCGGTGACGGGTTGATAGTTCGCTGATAGCTGGGGGCTAACATCACGACGGCATTGGCTTTTTCGCCAGCGCCGTCTCGTTGCATTCGTATCCTTGACGAACGCATAGGATAGGCTATTATCCACTTGTCCCCGGCAGTGAGCCGGACGGAGGATTCAATGGCCCTGGTAACGATGGTCTCCACGTACGAAGACGGCACCTACACGGTGACCGGCCCCCACACCCTCTACACCGGTGCGGTGCTCCGGACCTTCTCCCGCTGCGAGCGGATCATGTCGGATGTCTACGCCGACGTGACCTACGCCGAGTGCTGGGACGCCGAGAAGGGCAAGCTGGTCGAGTGGGCCTACGCGAACTCGGAGTTCGGCTACCATTCGCATCACGTTTCGGTCGAGGTGGACGCCACTTCCGAGACCCTCGCGGCGGTCGCGGCCTACAAGGTCAAGTTGGAGGAGGCGGCTGCGGCGGCCCGTGAGGCGGCCAAGGAAGCTGCCCGGCAGGCGGAGCTGGCCACCCCCCGCAAGGGCAAGGTGGTGGTGGTCGCCCGGGGCCGGAAGGTCAAGAAGGGCACCACGGGCACCGTGATCTGGTACGGCGCCGGCAAGTCCTTCGGGTACGGCCCCGCCCCCATGCGAGCGGGCGTCAAGGACGCGAACGGCGAGGTCCACTGGGTGGACGCCAAGCACCTCGACGTGCTCGCCCAGTCCGAGTCCGAGTCGGCGGTGGCGGCGTGACCCCCGGGTGCGCTGGGTGCGAGAGCTGCCAGCTTCGAGCCGGGGCGCACACGGCCTACTGCCGTCGGATCTCCGGGGGAGGCCCGAAGCTCTCGATGGGCATCTGCTTCGAGGCCACCGCCACGGTGGTGGCCTCCGCCGAGAACCTCGCCGTCTCCCACGGCTACCGCGCCCAGGACATGAACTGGTCGGAGGTCCACTGGGACTGGCGCGCGCGACGCCTCATGGAGGCCGCCTACAACCGGGCCTGCGCCGAGCGCGGCGACTGCCCGTCGATGCTCCCCGAGTGGCGCGCCTGCGAGGCGCGGATGCGAACGGCGTACGAAGGGCCGTCATGACCAAAGAACTCCCTCCCCTGGTGCCGGGCTCGTGCGCGGCGGTCGTCGAGTCGGACCGGCACGAGGACGGCGCGAAGCACTACTCGATGCAGCGCGTCATCACCTACGGGCGCCGCCGGTGTTCGCGCAAAGCGACCACCCAGGTCGGACACCTCGCGTGCTGCTCCGCGCACGCGCGCATGGCGCGCGACGGGTTCATCTCCGAGACCGGCTACGTCGCCGACAAGGGCTCGATGCGCGACGCACGGAGGTACCCAGAAAAGTTCCCAACCGGCCTCTACAACTGGCTTGACAAACGCTAGTTATGGCCTATCATGATGACTGAGGTGATGACGATGGACTTTCTCTTCCCCAACCGCAAACTTCCGAATACGGGCTACGACGACGGCTACTTCGGCCCCATCGCGGTGGCGGTCGCGCTCCACGAGCTGGCGGCACGCAAGGCCGGCCGGGTGACGTTCCTCGTCGCCGAGCACCACACCGTGGGCGACAAGGTCTTCCACACCTTCACCGTCAGCTACGGCGAGATCGACGGTGAGCCCCGCTTCCGCTACTCGGACGGCGGCGGCGAGTCCTCGCTCGCCGGAGGTCCGACCGACCCCGTCGAGATCAGCCGGGCGGTCGCCGAGCTGACTGCCGCCATGACTCACGTCGAGTCGACGTGTCGCGAAGAGGAGCGGGGCAGCGCGTGCATCTACCGGGTGGCGTCGTGAGCGGTCCCATCGACCCCGATGTCCTCGCGGTCATGCGCGAACGCGCGCGCGAGGGCACGAAGTGGGCAGCCTACGAGAACAAGGCCCTCGACTCCAAGAACGCGGGGCACCTCCAGTTCCTCATGGTCGGCGAGGGCTGCACCTACAACGACGGCCCGGCGAAGTACCCCTCGGACTCGGCGCACGGCATGGGCTGGCGGTACCTCTTCGTGGGCCACGTCAACCTGGAGACTGGAGCGATCGAGCCGTGAGGAACGACCTGGTCAAGCCCTGCGACAACTGCCCGTTCCGGAACAACGGGAATGGCATCAAGCTCAACCCCGAGCGCATCCGAGAGCTGGCGCGCACGATCGGCAGGAAGGGCCACGGCTTCTCCTGCCACAAGACGGTGGAGCACGCCGAAGACGAAAGCGGCGTGCGCCCGAACAAGCATCGTGAGCAGGTCTGCGCGGGCTCGCTCGCGTTCACGCTCAACGTGGGCGACGAGATGGCGAAGACGGTCGTCTTCCTCCGGCTCGACGCCAACCCAGAGAAGCTCGCGAAGATCGAGGCGATCCGGGGCGAGGTCTACGAATCCACGGAAGCGTGGTTGCGCGGAGGTACGTGGTGAAGATCAAGATCACTCCCCAGTTCGCCGAAGACCACCAGAAGGATCTCGCGGCGCTCGGCGTCGATGTCGAGAAGTCCCGGTCGTGGAAGACGAAGATGGTCGAGATCGACCTGGCTCTCATCCAGCGCTCGAAGCTGCCGAAGCTCCTGGAGCTGATCGAGCCGAAGGCCAAGCCGAGAACGGCGCTCGCCGTGGTCGCGCGTGACATCAAGACCTGGATGCAGGCCATCAACAGCGGTGGCGGCAAGGCCCGGAACTGCGAACAGCTCGCGGCGCTCCTTGCAGAGGAACTCCGGCGCGTGCCAGGGCATCGCCTCTACCAGAAGGACGAGAACGACAACTGGCTCGCCTACTACGTCGAGAGCGTGAAGTACCACCCGCCGGGCGGTCGTGGGATGTCGAGCCCGGCGTCCGTGTCCGTGAACCTCTTCTACGAAGAGCTGGGCGTCACGGAGAAGCACACGCTCATCTACTCCCAGGACGACTGCAAGAGGTTCCCCCTCGACTCGCTCGCCAACGACGGCTACTTCGTCGAGAACGACGATCGGCGGAACGAGTACCTGGCGATCAAGGAGCGCTTCTTCTCCATCGTCAACGAGGTGGGCAAGCAGTTCACCGCCACCGGCACCGGCGACGACAATCTCGACGGCAACCCGAAGTTCAGCGAGTACGGCGGGACGCAGACGGTCCAGCTCGACATCGGAGGCAAGCCGACACGGGTCGTGATCGACGTGTTCAGGGAGGAGGATCGGGGACGACCGAGCCGCGACGACAAGCCGGACTTCTCGTTCTGGACGAAGCGCTCGGTCAACTCCGATGATGCCGAGAGGGAGGCTGACGAGCTGCTCGAAGATGCGGATGACGACCAGGAGATCGACTCCGACTTCGACCCCGACGCCATCCAGGTCCACGAGATCCCGATCCACCCGATCTGCGCGGTCTTCGACCTCAAGCGGCACCTGCGGATGCGCGTCCACGTCGGGAACCTGACCGAGTACCGCTACAACACGGACCTCGGAAACAGCCTCGTGCTGCCTTCGGACGTGCGGCGCCTGGTCAACCTGCTCATGGTCCAGAAGGGTGACTTCCGGGACATCATCGAGGACAAGGGCGGCGGCGCGCCCATTCTCTGCGCTGGTCCCCCGGGCGTCGGCAAGACGCTCACCGCCGAGGTCTACTCGGAGGTCATGGAGCGGCCCCTGTACTCAGTACAGTGCTCCCAGCTCGGGCTCACTCCCGAGTCGCTGGAGGCGGCGCTCCTCAAGAGCTTCCGGCGGGCGAGCCGCTGGAACGCCATCCTCCTGCTCGACGAAGCTGACGTGTACGTGCGCTCGCGGGGAGACGACCTCAGGCAGAACGCGATCGTCGGTGTCTTCCTGCGGGTCATCGAATACTACGGCGGCGTCCTCTTCCTGACGACGAACCGCTCCGACAAGGTGGACGACGCGATCATCTCGCGGTGCATCGCGCGCATCGACTACCAGAGCCCGGACGTGACCGACCAGAAGTTGATCTGGCGCATCCTCGCCGACACCGCTGGGGTCGCTCTCTCGGACGACACCATCGCCGAGATCGTCGATGCGAACCCGGACCTCACCGGTCGGGACATCAAGAACATGCTCAAGCTCGGACGGATGTTCGCTCGCTCCGAGAAGAAGGCGCTCACGGTCGAGACCATCAACTTCTCTCGACGCTTCAAGCCGGCGACGGATCAGCGAAAGCAGAAAGACGTGAAGCGATGAAGGGCAAGATTCCCGAGAAGCTCTACAAGGCGTGCGGCGGCGACTCTACCTGGAGCAGCTACGGCGTCTCGAACCGCGAGTACGGCTGGCAGAAGTTCGTCGAGATCGATCTGGAGAAGATCACGCTCAGGCGCCTGGAGCGGCTCCGCGACATGATCGCTCCGTACACGGCGAGCATTCGAGGGACGAAGACGCTCGTCCGAGACATCGAGACCTGGATCCGGGTCCTCGCCCAGGAGAAGACGGGCATCACCGCGCGGACCGTCGAGCAGTTTGCGCTGCTCCTGACCGCGTACATCAACGGCTCCCAGGACCACTGGCTGTTCGAGCACGACGAGTCGAACCAGACCTGGTTTGGCTACTACGTCGAGAGCATCCAGTATCACCCGCCCCAGCACGCGCGCGACGGGATCGTCCCGGCGAGCGTGACGATGGACCTCTTCTGGATCGAGTTCGGCCATCGCCACGAGAGGCGCGAGTCTTTCCACTCCGAGGACTGCGTCGATCTGTCGATCGGGACCGCGCTCAAACGGAAGGGATTCGTCATCTCCACGCCCAAGCTCCTGGAGACGTACACGCGCGACGTGGAGCGGTTCAACCTGCTCTTCGACAAGATCGGTCTCCAGCTCCGGGGGCGCGGGCGCGCGACGGACGACCTGGACGGCAACCCCAAGTCCGACCGATGGTCGAGCTACTCGAAGAACGCGATCCTCCTCGACCACAACGGGTCTCCGGCGCACCTCGTGGTGGACGTGTTCCACGAGTCCGACGAAGAGAAGACTCGGCGCAGCCAGCCGCACGTCGATCTTTGGTTCTGGCGTCGCAAGGGTATCGTGCTCGGGACCTCCGACGAGGGCGCCGAGAACGCCGAACTCGACAACGAGCTTGCGGACGATGAGGAGCCGATCGAGAAGACGAAGAACGGCGTGATGCGGTTCGGGATGCACGAGGCGAAGTTCATCGACAGGACGATGAGGGACAAGGACGGGGCCCCACTCCAGAAACGTGCTGACCGGGAGAACCTGTCCGACGAAGACGCCGAGACTGACCGCCCGAAGGTCTCGATCCCCATTCACCCGATGCTCGCGACGTTCGACTTGCGGCGTCAGTTGCGCCTGCGCGTTCATGTGGGCGGCGTCCAGGTCTACGAATACGACACCTCGCTCGCCTCGAAGCTGGTGCTCCCCGAGGAGACCACGCAGCTCGTGGACATGCTCGTGTCGAGCCGTGGCGTGTTCCAGGACATCGTCGCCGGAAAGTCCGGCGGCTCGGTCATCCTGTGCGCGGGTCCGGCCGGAGTCGGCAAGACGCTCACTGCCGAGGTCTATTCGGAATCGAAGGAGCGTCCGCTCTACAGCGTCCAGTGCTCGCAGCTCGGGCTCACGCCGGACGTGCTGGAGGCCGAGCTGCACCGCATCTTCGCCAGGGCTCAGCGCTGGCGCGCCATCCTGCTCCTCGACGAGGCGGATGTGTACGTGATGAAGCGCGGCACCGACCTCAGGCAGAACGCGATCGTGGGCGTCTTTCTGCGGGTGCTCGAATACTACTCGGGAGTCCTCTTCCTCACGACGAACCGCTCGGACAGTGTCGATGACGCCATCTGCTCGCGATGCGTCGCGCGCATCGACTACAAGATCCCGCCGGTCGAAGATCAGCGACGCATCTGGCGGATCATCTCGGACGTGTCGAACACGGCGATCTCGGACCAGGTCATCGACGAGGTCCTCGCGACCCACAACCAGCTCTCGGGCCGCGACATCAAGAATCTCGTGAAGCTCGCCGGCCTTGTGAGCGCAGCACGCAACGAGCCGATCTCGCGCAACACGATCGACTTCGTTCGACGGTTCAAGCCGACGCAGGACTACGTCGACAAGCGAGGCACCAGGAGCCCTTGACAGACGCTAGTTATGGTCTAGTGTGAAACTATGACGAGGACGCTCAAAGCCATCGCGAAGGAGATCAACGAGACCCCGAGCCTTGGGCTCGTGGCCACCGTCAAGAGCGGCTGGTCGAGCACCGATCAGCCGCTCGCCGGCACGCGCCTGCGCCGCGTCGGCAAGGGGCGCAGCGGGCTCCACATCACCGTGAAGCTCGTGCGCAACGGCCAGCTCGTCTGCGACGTGGACACCTCCCAGACCTACCGCACCGCGCGCGAGGTCGAGGAGTGGCTGGCGGACTGGAAGATCTTCGACCGCAAGTACCATGGCGCTCCAGCTCCGAAGTGGAACCAGATTCGCGTCGATGGCGAGCCCCACCCGCACCGCGGCAAGCCGATGACCGTCTGCCAGCTCAAGGCGCTCGACAGCGGGTCGCTCGTCTGGGTGAAGGTCAAGGATCCCGGCGAGGAGTTCGCGCGCGTGGACGGGCCGTGCGTCTTCACGCGCGAGGCCATCAGCGTGGGGCGCTTCGTCCACTCCTCCAGGTGCATGTTCACGCAGAAGTACGGTGGCGTGGACTTCGACCTGAACGACTCCGACGTGCCCAAGAGCGACGACGCGAAACTCGCCTGGGAGGACGGCGACGGTACCGAGATCCGCATCCACCATGTCCGGCTGGTGCCGTACTTCTACGTCGAGACGAGGAAAACGTCATGAAAAGCGTCGAGTGCGCGCACCCCAAGTGCCTCCGAACCGTCCCCTCCCGTCTGCTTCCGCATCCGCGCAGGACCGACGGTGCGCTCGCCTACTTCCTGAAAGCCAGCGACGCCGATCAGGGGTGGCGCTCCGGCATCATTCACGCTGGTGTCTTGCACCCGGCCAATGGCGGCGTGCCAGCCCCCGGCGATGTTTGGCCGAATCCCGGTCCGTTCGTCGTGTGCCCCGATCACCGCGAGTGGTCCCCCATGGACGACGCCAAGATCGACAGGAGCCCGAAGACGCCGGAGTACGGGGAGAGGCCATGAGGCGCGGACCCACGATCCACATTCCGGACGATCGGGCGCCGTGGATCGAGACAGAGGACGGTCGTCGGTTCACCCTCGACTCCCTGGAGGGGCGCGCCTACGCCGAGTCGGTCGGCGTCAGGCAGATGGACCTCGGCGACATGCGCCCCCTCAGCAAGACGCCTCGGCAGGATCACATCGGCGACCCGCTGGTGGTGGACCCGAGGCCGATCAGGTCGCTCAATGAGCAGGAGCGCCGGGTCATCGGGATCTTCATCCAGCGCGAAGCCTACGCAGCCGTGGCCGGCTTCGAGACATGGAGGGGCATGGATCGCTGGCTGTACGTGGACGTGCTGGGTGTCGGACGTGATGCGGACGAGGCCGAGAAGAAGGGGATGCCGGTGGGCCCCATCGACCACGGATGGCTCAAGAACCTTCGGATCGTGGGAACGCAACTGGCGCTAAGGGTGGCAGATCCCAGGGGAAGCGCGGCCAGTCGGTCGGGATACTAGGAACCCTTGACAGACGTTCGTTATAGGCTATTCTACCTGAGTCATGGTAACTCTTCGGACGGACATTGACTCGGCGGTCGCCACCGGCGTCCGGTACTTCGCCAGCGGCTCGAATCACCCGGGTGAGATCGTCGGCTTCGCCAAGGTGGGCATCGACGTGGGCGTCGCTGCTCCCGACCTTCACTCGGCTGGCGTCTCGGCCATCGTCGAGGCGGCCACGGTCTACGGCGTGCGGGTCTTCGTGGACTCGGGCGCGTTCTCGGAGGTCGGCTTCGGCCCGACCGGCCCGTTCATCGCGGAGCCCATCTCGGACGCGGAGTGGACGAAGCGCCTCGCGCTCTACGTGACCCTCGCGGAGAAGATCGGCAGCAAGCTCTACGCGGTCGCCCCCGACCAGGTTGCCTTCCAGGCGGAGACCCTGGCCCGGATGGCCCGGTACGCTCCGGAGATGCAGAAGGTGGCGGCCCTCGGCGCGAACGTCCTGGTCCCCTGCCAGAAAGGCGCGATGGCCCTGGTGGACTTCTGGGCGGCGGCCAAGGCGGCCCTCGGGTGCCCCGAGTCGAGCCTGGTCGCTGCGGTCCCGATGAAGAAGGACGCGACCTCCACGGCGGACTTCGCCGAGTTCCTCGCGGCGGCCAAGCCGGCCCGGGTTCACCTCCTCGGCCTCGGCCCGAAGTCGGACCGGTTCGCTGAGGTGGTAGCGGCGGCCAAGGCGGCCTCCCCCTCCACCGAGCTGTTCTGCGACTCGGTCCTCATCACCAGCCTGGTCGGTCGGACGAACGGCCGGGGCGGCGCTCCCCGACCCCTGACCGCGATGGCGGACGAGGTCCAGAAGGAGATCGAGGAGAGCCTCTACCGCGACTGCGGCGACCTCGACTACACCGACTCGGTCTCGATGCCCTCGGTCTGGATGACGGCGGCGGGCCTCCGGAAGCTCGGCAAGGACCTGGGTCTCTCGGGTCGGTCGCTGACGGCCTTCACTGCCGACCCGGACGGGTGGCTCCAGGACGACGACCGGTACCTCGACCCGATGGTCGAGATGGCCCTCGACGCTGCCTGGGCGGAGTACGCGGCGGGCGGCGGGAACACCACCTTCCGGAAGCGGGAGACCATCGAGCGGCTCTTCGGCTCGGAGGGCGAGGCGGTGGTCACCACCGACACCCTGGCCTCCTACCGCGACGCGGGCGACGCCCTGGTCTCGATGGAGCAGGCAGGCTGCCCCCGGTCGCGAGCGGTGGCTCGGACCCACCTGGACCGGTCGGTCGCCGAGCTGGATGCGGTGGGCTCGCCCTGGGCGGCCTACTTTCGGACCGCCGCCGACAAGGTCGAGGCGGACCGGCAGCATGCCGAGCAGCTCGACCTGGAGTGCAAAGCGGCCCGCGCGGCGGGCGGCATCGACGCGGAGATCAGCGTGCTCGTGGCCCGGCTCTGCCGGTACGAGCAGAGCGCGGAGGCGATGTGAACCACCGATCCCTTTGGAGACCAAGGCTGGAGGAGGCCAAGCAGTGCGCCTCCTGCCCCTTCCGCGACGACAACGACAAGGAGTTCGGTGCCATCGTGCGGGCGATCAAGAAGGCGTCGGGCATGCCCCCTGAGCAGGGTGCCAGCGTCTCCGAGGCACGCGTGGCCGTGCGCCTGGATGTGATCGGGCCCGGCGGACGCGGCGACTTCGTCTGTCACGCGACGGCCTACGGTCCGGGGATGAAGCTCCGCGCCAAGAGCGACCATCGCCAGTGCCCAGGCGCATCGAAAGCGTGGAAGAAAGTGCCTTGACAGACGCTCCTGATAGGCTACAATGAATCCGAAAGAGAGGTTCTCAATGGGTTGGAGCTGCCGAGCGGATGCGGGTCGTACGATGGACGCCTTGACCAAGGCGTGTCGCGAGCAGACGAAGATGTCGTCCAGCTACATCGAAGGTGGGCGCGAATACTTCTGGGAGCCGTCCAACCGCGAGCACGCGGATGGCGCGATCACCGGCTCCATCATGCTCATGCTGGAGAAGCGCCCCGACGGTAGCGGCACCTGCCGCAAGGTCGGCACCTTCCGCATCGAAGGCGACGGTTCGGTCAAGCGCGGTCCTGCCATCCTCAAGCAGGCCGCCAAGACGGCAATGGCAACGGCGGCGTGAACCGCGGCGCCAAACAGAAGCGCGCCGTGATCGTCGCAGACTCGGCCGCCGTGCTCTGCCCGCATTGCAGCGCCGAGCAGCCTTCTCCCGAGAGTGGCGCCGACACGTGGTTGCCGGCCGAGATCCAGAAGCACGAGGGGCCACTCGTCTGCGTTTCTTGCGATGAACCGTTCGCGCTGCACATGGTTGCCCGCGTCCAGTTTGGTGCGGCGTGAGGAGGATCCGATGACGAAGGTGTTCTATCCGCTACTCGGCACCGGTGGCGAACCCGGGCCAGACCACATGGCCATCCAGGTCTACGAGACCACGGGCGAGGTTCTCGGCGAGACGAAAGAGCCGGCTGGCCCGGTCGAGCCGGAGCACAACGTTGAGACGCACTGGAAGCAGCGTGACGGAACGCTCGTGGTCATCGTCGAGATGACCGACTCGCACCTCCGGAACACGCTCCGACTCCTGCACCGCGCGGCGGCTCGCTGGGCACTCGCGATGGCGCTCCTGCCGCCTCCGAACGGAGAGCTGGCCAAGGAGGCGTTCGACAGCGAGGTCGCGGCCCTCCTCGGACTGGCCCCCGATGACCTGATCAAGGAGAGCAACGTGCGGAAGTTCGGCGGCCCTCTCCTCTCGGAGTGGGCTCGGCGCGGCTACTACCCCAACACCTGGTGGGCACGATCATGAACGTCAACGAAGAGTGGCATCGTCTCTACGACAACCTGGCCAAGGACCTCGGGCGCGCGGACTTCACGCTCATCCTCACGGTCGAGGGCTACAGCATCGCGCTCTCGGACGGATGGAAGACCGGGCCGGCATCGCTCGAAGAGATCTCCGCGCGCGTGAAGCGTCTGCGGCCCACGATGGGCGAGAACACGCGCATGATGATCGCGCTCGGGTTCGAGCACGAGCGGGAGTTCTTCGAGATGGTCTCCAGCGTCAGGCTCGTGGAACCGGGAGACATGAGCGCCTTCAAGGCGTGGCAGAGCAACGACGGAACCAAGGAGGGGCTCAAGAAGCTCCCGACGGTGAGCCGATGACTGCGCGACGCTACAGCGGGTCCTGCACCATCTACGTCGAGCTGGTCGAGGAGCAGCGGCTCCAGATCCAGGGCCATCCTGCGACCTACCGGTGCGTCGTCACCGACAGCGGGAGCAAGGACCGGTTCGATGTGATGGTCGGACACCCGAAGCACCTGGTGCGGGCGGTGGACTCCCCGGAGGCGTTCGATGACGCCGCTCACGCAGCGATCTCTTTCGCCCTGAACGCCGACACCGAGGACTTCGTCCAGGTCCGCCACCTGGACCTGGAGTTCCATCCCTCGCCCAAGCTGGATGGGTCCGGGTATCATGTCGGTCGTCGGCCCTCCGACACCCATCCGCCCAAGGACTGCGACTGCATCGACTGCTCTGTCGCAGGGGAGCCAGCCCATTGACCTACCCGATGCCCCAGTCAGTGCCCCTCTACGACGGCCGCACGGCGACGTTCGATCACGCCGTCGACTACACGGAGGATCCGCCGGAGGGTGAGCAACGACCCCAGCACGGGCAGATCTTCGCCTACTACCAGGTGGAAGAAAGGCTCATCCGTGTGCCGATCGGCGCGAAGCAGGCCAAGTTCTCGCCCGAGCAGCTCCCCGCGATCATCGCGGCTCTCCTGCTCAAGCTCTGACGCCAGTGGTACAACGGAGCCCCATGAGCCTCTCGCAGCGCCTCGAAGAAGCGGTCGCGGACCAGAACCTCGACAAGGTCGAGGCCGAGCTGGCGGCCGTCGTGAAGCGCTACAAGAAGCACGAGCGCCTGGATCCGGACAAGCCGCCGGCCAACGGCGCCCCGTGGTCGGTTCGTCACGGCTCTGTCGAGGTGGTGCGCAACGCGCAGGCCGGCGGCAAGACCATCGCCCTGGGCGTGAAGATCGGCTCGAAGTTCGCGGAGCCCAAGAGCTACACCTACCCGAGCAACGATGGCCGAAAAGAGGCCATGGCCGAGCGCAAAGCGGTGGTGGACAAGCTCGTCTCCGACGCTCGCGAGGTCCTCTCGAAGCTCTCGGGCGGGTACATCGAGAACGTCTACGGGTCGGCCCACTCTCTCCTCGGGTGGATCGCGAAGTGAACGACGCAACGGATCGAAGGAAGAACATGACCAATCGCCAGTACCCGACCAACGACTTCACCCCCATCGAGTCGCTCGACGCGCTCGCCGAGGACCTCCAGAAGGTTCAGGACCGCGGACGTGGCCGGTTCCTGGCGGAGGCCAAGGAGCCCGCGAAGCTCAAGGGCAAGAAGCTCGACGCGCTCATCCAGAAGCTCTACTCGAAGCACGGCAACGGCGTGCAGGTGAACATCTTCAACCTCTCGAAGATCTCGAACGCGGGCCGGGCAGCCTACGAGACCGGCGGCGAGGAAGCGGCCGACAAGGCCATCGCAGCGGCCATCGAGCAGTATCGAGAGAACTGATCCTTGACGCCGTCGTCGGCGTGCGTAGGATAGGTCCATGACCCGCTCGAACCATTGACCGTCAGTCCTTCGGGACCGCTTCGGCTCAGACCTCAACCTCGAACGTGTCACCGACACCCTGCGCAGCCTCCGGGCCGCGTGGGGTTTCGTCGTTTCGGCCCCGTAGCTCACCGGCAGAGCACCACGCCCGCAAGGGCGAGGAGGGACCTGGGTCAGTACCAGGCGGGGCCACATGCGTGGATAGCTCAGTTGGTAGAGCACCCGGCCTAATGACCCGGGATGTCGGGGGTTCGAGTCCCTCTCCGCGCGCTGCTCGGGATCGCCTCTACGCGATCACCAGGGCCGACCTGGGAACTGGCCTGCGGGCCGCCCAGGTCGGCCACGCTCTCATCGAGTGGGCCCTCGCGCACGGGCGCCCGTGCGAGAACCTGGTCGTGCTCCAGGTGGCGTCGCTCTCCGAGCTGGAAGCGCTCTCCGAACGCCTGGAGGGCCGCGTCATCCGCTTCCGGGAGCCCGACCTCGACGACGAGCTGACCGCCATCGCGGCCGGTCCGGAGTGCTGGCGCGCACTGAGTTCGCTCCCGCTCATGAGATAACCTTGACAGACGCTAATCATGCCGTAAGATAACGGCATGGAAGACAACAAGCCCCTGGTTCTTTCCGGTCTCGAATCCCTTCGCCTTCTGTCCGCGTTCCAGGTCCTTTCGGTCCCGAGCGGCATGATGGGCGTGACCCACAAGCGTGCCAGGGAGGTCATCGCCGAGATGACCGGCAAGGCCCCCGAGCGCGGCACCAAGTTCCCCCCGGGCGCGAGCCTGGAGAGCCTCCTCGCCATCCACCTCGGTTGCGAGGTGAAGGTGACCGAAGGCGTCGCCCAGGAGGCCACATGAGCCCCCGTCGCGGTCTCCTGGTCTCCATCCTTCGTGACGCATCGAGCGGCGACTGCACCGCCAACGGCGTGACCAGCCCGACCCGCGCGACCCGCGGGATGGCCATCCTCCTCGGTGTCCCGGACGGGAACTGGGTCGAGGGCAGCCTCCCCGAGGATCTCCCCGTCCTCGTGGCCGAGAAGCGCTCCTACCGCGGCGAGGAATACTGGGTGGCCAAGCCCGCGGGGCTCAAGGGTCACTCGATGATGGGCGGCAACTTCGTCTTCACGAGCGACGCTCGCTACCGAGCAGCGCTCTGCGGCTACCCGATGCCGGTCCACGACCGCGTGGAGGGCTGAGGTGAGGCCGGTCTCGGAGATCGAGGCCGACATCGAGGCCACGATGAAGCCGGCGGAAGCTCGCTGGGCAGCCGCGAGCGAGGACATGCGGGGCCTTCGCCCAGCCGAACTCGACTGGGCGACGGCCGAGGAAAAGGCCGCTCTTCAAGCCCTCCAGCTCGAACTGGTCACGCATCCGGACAACTCGACGGCAGCCGCCAAGGCCCGCGTGGCCGCGAAGCGTGAGGCCCGGATACGGGCAAATGCGACCTCAGATCTACGAGGAAAATGAAGGGTCATCTCTGAATATTCGCTGATACGAGTCCGCATGGCTGGGTGAACTGAGTTCGCCTTGACAAACGCCGCCTACGCGGACTGATCACCGAAACGACCAAAACACCATCTAAGTTGCTGAAAACACTGGCGTTCACCCCGATCACCGACCACCATTGACAGACGCTCAATATGCCGTAAGATAGTGTTGTAGGAGATGGCGATGGCCCTGGTACTGACTCTGACGGAAGCACAAGTCGCGGCCCTTCGAGAGATCCTCTCCAACGCGGTCGAGAACGACGAGGCGGACCCGGTGTGGGTGCGAGACGAGTCGGGCGCAGAGGTCGAGGTCGAGAACATCCACACCCAGCCGGCGCGAGAGGTTCTCGATGCTCTCTGGGTGGCAACCGGACACGGAGTGAACTGAGGGAGCCATGGACACCAAAGGCAAGTGGGATCCGAGCCAGTACGACGAGTGGCACCGCCGCAACCGCGAGCTGGTCATCGTCCCGGCAGTCGAGGTCACGGTCGAGCGTGAGGCCCCCCGTAGGCCGGTTGCTCCCGAGGCGTTCGTCCCTCCCCCCAAGAAGAACTACGGCTCGAACTGAGGAAGACCATGACCGCTGACCAGCTCGCCCTCGACATCCTCCTCGCGGACATCCCCGAGGACACCCGCCAGGACCGGCTCACCGCGCTCTCCACCACGGTGCGCCACGCGACCGGCTCCGAGTGCCCCGAGTGCGGTCACGGGGACACCGAGGACAACGGGTGCTCCGGCTCCCGCATCGAGTTTCGGTGCTGCTCCTGCGACCACCGCTGGGGCCCTGGAAGCGAGGTCTGACGTGACCGACAAGGACAAGACCACCGAGGCCCTGGAGGCCGAGCTTCGAGACGCAGAAGCGGAGATCGACCGCGCCTACTGGGCGTTCACGCGCCAGGCGCGCGCCAAACCTCCGAGCCTGGTCTGCCCCAAGGCGTACGAACGGCGCAAGGCCATCAAGGAGGTGCTGAGCGAGCGCCGCCGGGCCTACGGGGCCCCCCGTGCAGAGTCGGCCGAGCCGCTCGTCAGCGACGTGGCCATCACGCTCCTCCGCGAGGAGCCCGAACCGGACCAGCTCCGGTTCATCACCGTCAAGTCGAGGAAACGATGACCACCAGCCCGACCACCCAAGACCTCAGTGACGTTCTCCAGCCCGTCGAGGAGCTGTCCGAGTTCGAGCGCTCGCTCATCGGCAAGATCTACTCGGCCTGGGGCCTCAAGTACCGCCTCGTCGGCTTCCGCAGGGGCGACGGTCCGTGGATGGTCGAGACGACCGGCAAGGAACTGCCGCGAACCATCTCGATTCGAGCGATCGGTCGCACCTTCCACGAGGTCCCCGCCTACCGACCCATCCCCGGCAAGCTGACCGTGGACCCCCAGAATCGGATCGTGACCGTGAAGCGGTACGGGGCCGACTCCTCCGGGGAGTACGTCGAGGTCCAGCTCGCTGGCTCCTACGGCGCCCACGTCCGGCTCCCGCTCTCCTGCATCCGGCCACTCACCGACGAGGAACGCCGGCAGGCATCCGAAGCGGCAGACGCAGCCTACGCCATGTCACGAAAGTAGTCCTTGACAGACGTTGGTTATGGTCTAACATGGTCAGTGAAGGAGAGATGAAGATGGCCCAGATGACCGAGACCAACGTTCTCGACGCCCTCCGCGCTGCCCAGGCAGCCCCCTCGACCCCTGCACGCATCTCCGGATGCGGTCGCGCCTACGTCTGCGTGGGAACGTCCGACAAGGCGCTGGTCAAGGCGCTCGCGAGCGCCTGCAAGACGCTGGGCCTGCTCTTCGACGCCAAGGGCCACTACGGGGTCGGCAAGAACTCCATCTACATCGGGTACGACAACGCCGACGGTCGCGCTCTCGGGCGCTCCAAGGTCTTCGCCGAGGTGCTCAACAAGCACGGGATCCCGGCCTACGACGACGCCGCGGCCGACTGAACTTCCACCCCACCACCAACGAAAGACTTCCCCAGATGACTGCCAAGACCGCCAAGCTCTACTCCCTCCCCGCCTTCAAGGTCGGCAAGCGCGAGGGTCTCACCAAGGGCGCCGCCGTCGTCTTCGCGCGACACGTCGCGACGGAGATGGACCAGGACGGGATGCTGGACGCCGGCCCGACGCCGGAAGCGGAAGCTGTCGCACGCGCCACGGGCACCGACATCCACACGGCCCAGGCGGCCGTCAACGCGGCGGCCAAGAACGGCATCCGACCTGTCGTCGAGACGGCTGTCGCGAAGGAACCCGAGGTCTTCGCCGACATGCTCAACAAGCACGGGATCCACCCCGACCGTCAGCCCGAGCACCCCCTGGTCCACGACCTCGGAAAGCCGTACGGCTACTTCGTCGGGGAGAAGTACGAACGTCTCGACGTGGCCGAGATCGCCAAGCTGGTGCGCACCGAGATCAAGGACCTGGTCAAGAAGGGCAAGCTCCCGACGGCCAAGTACGGGGTCACGATCTCACGCTTCGCGGGCGGACGCTCCATGAGCATCCGGGTCCGCGACCTGCCCGGGACCTTCCCCCTCCTGAACCCCGAGCGAGTGCTCATCGAGTCCCGCGAGCCGCACACCTTCCATCCGGACTTCCACTACCCGCGCTACACCCCCGAGGGCCGCGCGATGCTCGACACGCTCAAGGCCATCGCCGATGCTTACCGGTACGACCGGAGCGACTCGATGACCGACTACTTCGACACGAACTTCTACCTCCACGTCGATGTGGACCACGATGTGGAAACCGCGGCACGCGCCGCCATCCTGGCGAAAGCCGCCGTCTGAAAGGGTCATCTCCAATGCGCTACCTCCTCCTCGTCACTCTCCTCCTCCTCTCCGGGTGTGAAGCCCAGTTGATCTCCCCTCCCATGGACGACGGTGGCGTCGTCGGAGACACGGGCCCCACGTCCGACACGTCCGACGCAACGGTCGCACGCGACGCACCGATGGTGGACGCGGGCACGGTCTCTCCGGACTCCGGAACCGACGCCTACGTGGCCCCGCCATGCACCGGCATCGAGTGCCCGGATGCCGGGGTCCGAGACGCGGGGCTGAGGAGCGATGCGGGATCCGACGCAGGGACCAGGCCCGACGCGGGTCCCCCGGCTGACCGAACGGCCATCGTGCAGCTCGCTCTCGGCGACACGCACACCTGCCTCCTCCGGGCGAGCGGTCTCGTCCGATGCTGGGGCGGTGATGGCGTCCCCATCCTCACGAACGCGGTGGAGATCGCAGCCGTCGGGACGCAGTCCTACGCGAGGCTGACCGACGGCTCGGTCGTGCAGTGGACGAGGTCGAGCGGACCAACGTCGCCCGCCGCTGAGATGCCTCCGGAACCGGTGATGCCGGCGCCCATGTACGGCTCTGGCGAGTCGTTCCCGCTGCCGACCGGTGACTACGTCGAGATCTACACTGGTCGCCGACACACCTGCGGGCGGCGCTCCGGTGGATCGGTCTGGTGCTGGGGGCAGAACGTCCTCAGCCAGCTCGGTCGCGAGACGGGGGAGCTGACCGAGACCGGCGCCTCGTACCCGCCCGGTGAGACGCTCCTCGCGGGCGCGCGCATGGACGCGCTCGTGCTCGGGGTCGGGCGAGACCACTCGTGCGTAGCCCTTCGTGACGGCCGGGTGATGTGCTGGGGCTCGAACAGCGAGGGGCAGCTTGGTCGCTGGGTCATGGGCCTGGAGACGCTGGAGCCCGTCGAGCCGAACTCCTTCTTCTACTGACCGACCGAGCAGCTCTCCAGGAAGCAGGCGGCGGAGCTTCTGGCCAAGCGCTGGGTCTGAGCGCTACACTGGCCCGCATGAGCGAGTTCAGGTCGATCGTCGAGGACGAAGTCGCGAAGCTCCACAACCGCTTCGCCGGTGGCAGGCCGATGTCGGAGGCCGAGGAGATTCAGCCGAACGAGATCCCGAAGGAACTTCGCGATCTCATGAAGCCGTTCGGCAAGATCGCCATGGCCTGGTACGGCATCCACGGGTACATCCTCGATGTCGAGTCCGACGGCATGGCGCGCATCAACGCCGCGGACCTCAAGAAGCTGGCGGCCAGCAAGCACTTCCGATGGATCTCCCCGGCCAGTGATGGACGCGGGTGGAACTTCGGCCTGGAGCACGACAAGCCGGCTGGTGAGTGGGCCAGGTGACCACGCTCTCCCAGCAGCTTCACGAGGCGGCGGGGACCAGCCTGTCGAAGTCGATGGAGGTCTGGTTGAAGGGCCTGTTCGAGGGCGGTGGGCCCTCGGGCTCCAAGCCCATCCCGAAGAAGACCTTCACGGCGCTCTCGACACGCGGGTACGTGGAGGGCGGCAAGGAGATCAGCGTCATCTACTCCGGAGCCGACGGCATGGTGACGGCGACGCTGACCCAGAAGGGGCGCGATCTCGCGATCGAGCTGTTCAAGAAGGAGCACGAAGAACGCCTCCGGAACAACGAGCGTTCGGAGCGCATCCCGGCCCTCTTGAAGCAGCGCGGCGTGCCCGGCTTCTGATCCCTACCTGCCACGGCCCTTCTGGGCGCGCGCAGCCGCACGCCGCTTGCCGTTGATCTCGTCGAGCTTCACGGACTTCCGGAGCTTCGCGACCTTCTTGTCCACCATCCGACGAGCGAGCGGGCTCAGGTGGTCGATGAAGATCTCGCCGTCGAGGTGCTCCAGCTCGTGAAGGAACACGCGCGCCGGCCAGCCGGACAGCTCCGCCTCGAAGACCTTGCCTTGCTCGTTCTGCGCGCGCACGCGGATCTCCGAAGGTCGGACGATCGTCTCCCGGATGTTCGGCATCGAGAGGCAGCCCTCCACCATGCTCACCGGCTCCGACTCCGACACGATGACGGGGTTCACGAAGACCCGGAACTTCGACTCACCCTGGAGCGCGAGGTCGCGCAAGTCGGTCACGAAGACGCGGAGCGGGACGCCCACCTGGATGGCCGAGAGCCCGACGCCGCCGCAGAGGTACATCGTCGTGCCCATCGAGCGGACGAGCTGGGTGAAGTCGGAGTCGAAGGTCGTGACCATCGCCGACTCCTTCCGGAGGATCGGGTCCGGGTAGAAGACCAGCGGCAGCACGTCTCCCCCGCGACACTCCGCCGTGATGCGGTCGCGGATGAGCTTCTCGAACTCCTCGTCCCTCTCCTGCGGGGTCTTGGCGGCCCGCGCGGCGTGAG